TGTTGGTCCTGTCGGCCCGACTGGTCCTGTAGGTCCTAAATCTCCTTGAACACCTTCTGAAATAAGAAGGCGCCAAACAGAGCCGTTCCAATACCAGGTCGTCTCACCAACAGTGAACTGTTGATCGATAACTGGGGAGTCAGGAAAGTCTATGGCCATAGTAAGACAGTATAGGGTTATTTACGTAGTTTTTTACCTTAAGCGTGTGCCCACCAGTCCTCATAAGGTTTTCTAGGGTCATTTTTTAAACACACATCTTCTCTATATAGGAGATATCCATGGCTTAAAAATATTTCCTGAGATTCTCGTTTAATGGCGTCATTTTCCTTCATAACGTATAGGTCATGTTCAAAGGTAACGGCTTTGAATATATAACCTGTTTTTAACAGCATTTTTAAAGCTTGTAGAGTCTGCCAAGCAGGCTCTATATCTAAAGATAGGTAGTCTATTTCTTTTGGGAATCCCTCACTCTCTAAAAGGGCTAGATAGTCAAGAGTTAAAGCATCTGATTTTATACATTTATTAGACCTGTTTGAATTAAACTCAAGCACTCTTTTTTCATATTTGTCTACCGATAGGCCTGTCCAGCCATAATCTTTTTCTAAAACGTGTGTATTAGAGTTCGATTGAGAATGTCCTGCGCCTATCTCTAAGTAAGTACCCTCGGTTTTAAAGTTAGATATGTTTAAAGCAAATAAGTCTTGTCCGGCATCACTGTAAAATCTACCCATGTTCTTTAAACCCTTTAGATACAAAATCTTTACGAAGATCTTCACCTATAAAAGTTTTTCTGGGAGTCCATACATGCTCAAACACTGCTACGTTTACGTTAATTTCTATGGGAATTTCAGCTTTTTCTACAGCCCTACAAAAGTTTATATCTTGAGTCATAGGGCCGTTTTCATCGGCACTTGAATAAAAATATAAGGGAATCTGTTCAACTATGTCTTCTTTAACAAGATTTGCTTTTATAACAAAATCATAAATTCTAGTAAATACTTCTTTTTTAATTTTAATAAAATCTAAATCAATAATTTTTGCATTTACGGATCCCTCTAGATCCTCTTTGATTTCATTTAATATAACCTTATAGTATTGTTGCGGAGAGTATAGGTTTTTTGTTGGTACGCCTTCTATTAAGGAGTCATTTTTTAATATGGATATCAAGTCTTCGGCTACCCATTGAAGATGGGGTTTTATAAACACTACGGAGTCACAATCGTTATTTATAGCTAGTTCTGCTGCTTCGTTACGAAAAGAAAATTCGTCTGGGGACCAAAGAAAAATAAATTCAATATCTTCTTTTGCTCCAGCGGCGTATGTTTCAGCCATACTTTTAGCAAAAAAACTAGATAGTTGGGGGGTTGGAGAAGAGGTTGCTAATAATACTTTCATTTTATGCTCCAAATAAAATAGGCGGGCCATATAGACCCGCCTATCTTATCAGTATTTGTTTACTCTTCGGAAGGTTCCTCTAGAGCGGCAAGTGCTTCGGCTGCCTCTGCTTCAAATGCTGCCGTTTTAGCAGCCTCATCAGCAGCACGAGCAGCAATCTCTGCCTCATCAGCTGCAACCCATGCTTCTGCCCAAGCTTGGGCATCAGCATTAGATGCAAACGGTGTGAATCCATCTTTGCTTGGGTCAAAGGACTGTGTCAAATAGACTCCGCCCTCTTCTGTTTTAATGGTTACAATTTTATTTGTAACATCAATAGTTTTAGCCATTTATTACACTTCCTTTGATCTGACAATATAGTATACGTTATTTCTCCAAGTACGTACGCCATCTGACTCAGAACCACCGGCAATGATCTCTACTCCACCAAGACAAGCCTTGTTGTAGGAGAAGTTAGACCAGTTAGATCCGATTGTTCCTGAGTTTGCAGTTTGATACGCTGGGGTTGGACGAGCGTTAATAGGGATGTGAGATGAGATAATTTTTGGTTCTGCCCCAAGATTATCCATATCAAACACATAATATCCAGTTCCGTCTGGTTTTTCACAGACTGCATAACGACCGTCATACCATACGTGAGGAGAACGAGTCATTGTTGTATCTTGTGACCAGTAAGGACTTGAAGTGGTGTGCAGACGACGCCATCCTGTCTGAGCAGCTGTAAACGGTGCTACACCAGACTCTTGGCTGTACTGAAGTAGAGAACGTCCATCCCAGAAAATAGTACCTTCTGGAATACCTGTACGACTAACTCGACCTGAACCAAACTTAACAACCTGAACATATGCATTGTTAATTGCGTCATGTCCAAAGGTATAAGTTTGTGGGTTAGATCCATTACCCTGCCACTGAGAGCTAACCCAGTTATAGCTTACGAAACGTTGAGCAAACCCATACTCCCAGTTAAATAAGTTCCAGATGTTATAAACCTCAAAATGGTTTGCATCATATGGACGAATAAAGTGTAGACCTGGGCGATATGCTCTTCCTTGAGAATAAATTGTTAGTTCACCTGGGTTAGCAGATGAAGAAGTACCTGGCTGACCTGCGTTCCAGCCTCTTGTTGCGGCTCCACCAATATCATCGCTAGTTTGATTGTAGTCCATATACCAGAATCGTCCGGTATCTTCTTCTACAATTGCCGAGACTTGACGCCAAGGGCTCTGGTTATAGGTTGAAAATTCGTAGTTACCGTCGTTCCATAAAAAGCCCAAACGAGATGGCATAAACCCAGTGAGGTAATATCTACGCATCTGTGGATCATATACAGCTTGAATAATTGCCATTTCATGCAGCACTGGATAGACTTCACCAGCAGTAGTAATTAGCTCTGCACCCCATGTTTCAAAACCATGGCGGTTTCTGGCTGTGGTGTCTGTAGTAGATGATGTAGTTCTTCCTCCACGAATTTCAGCATCCCACTGTTGTTGGCCATAGCTTGCCCAAATAACAGGCTGTGCAAAAGGGTTTCTGTGGAAACCAAAAGCAAGAACGGTATTTAAACCTACAGACATTTCGCCACGTGCACGATAAGCGCCAATCATGTCTACTTTCTTTGGCTTTGTAACATCTACATAGTCGTGGTTATAACGAGCTAACGCAGAACCACCATAGTTGTTGCGGAAACGCCAGAAGCGACCGTTCCAAGAAGTACCTTTTGGTTGCCAAATAAAGGTTGATCCATAAGTATCATTTCCTGGGCGCATTGCTAGTGGGTAGAAGTCTTCCATTTCTGAAGATTTATCTAACCAGCGATCAAGAGATTGAGTAGCAGTGTCATAAATCCATAGACGACGACCCCAATAACGATCTCCATTTGAAGGTGTAGCGTTGTCAGTTGTATAAGTACGACGACCAATAACACCAAAAGAAGTGGCGTTATAACGGAAGATCTGTCCCCCACGGAACCAAGTTGATGCCTCATTTAGGCGTGATGGAGGAGTTACCTTTGCCCATACGTTGTTAGTTGGATCATAAATCTGATAGTCAGTTGTACCACCATCAGTATTACCAATACCTTGGGTTGGGCTAGCAAGGAAGTAATTGTTTACATAAGAACCTTCGTTCCAAGTATCAGCAGCTGCGGTAATTGCTTCACGAACACCTGTTGAAACGTTGTAACGAATAAATCCATTACCGGAACGCTCAAACTGCCAGTTGTAGAAGTACTTAACTCCAGAAATTTCATGTACAAAACACATCTGTGGACCATCAACATATGACGCATAGCCGGCAGTACCTAGGTTCCAAGCACCTCGGAAAGTCCAAGTTGTTGCTGTCTTATCATAGGTATACAAATAAGTATCTGCGCTGGTATACGATACAGAGTTTATTGTTTGAGTTCTAGAGCTTGAGCAACGGAACCATACATACAGTTCATTACCTTCGTCCCACATTACTGCACGACGTAAACGCTGCTCTTCAAATGTTGTTCCATCTGTACCTGACATTGGTGGAAGAGGAACATCAGTTAGGCGAGTCCAAGTATTAGTTGTGTTACTTAAAGCCTTGTAGAAGAAGTTTCCAGCAATACCTGAGAAGGTTGTTGAAGAAGTTCCAATACCTTGACCTGCAGACGGGGTGTTACGGAAACGATATACGCCAGTTCCTTCTGAGTCATATGTCCAAGCAACCCAAGCTGCAGTATTTGCAGTTCCATCAAGACGAGCAGTCATAGATGAGCGGCTTGTATTTTGTCCATAACCCTCATAAGCAAACCAGTCTGAGTGCTTTTCAGTATGTGCGTATACTTCGCCAAGACCATCAATTGCAGATCCAGTACGAGCTGGAATAGATGAGCTGTACTTAATAATTAAAAGAGTAGAACCAGTACCTGCGGTGTATCCACCACTAGTCGCATTTAGAATACGAATACGAGCAATAGTTCCATTGTGTGTAAACGCTTTTCCTTTTACAAGAGAAATTGTTTCAATAGGAGTAGTTAAGTTTCCTACCGCATAAATGGCAACTGTAATTGGCTCTTCTTGAGCACGAAATTCATAAATACTACTAGCATTAAGCTCTGTAGTGTTGTATTCGGCTCCAGGAACAGCAGCAAAGCTATAGGTTAACGCACCTACGCCTTGACCAGAAGTTGAAGGATATACTAGTGCACCCATGATTAGTTAATCTCCATCCCTGAGATGTGAAGCTTCAAACCAGCAGCTGATCCATCAGCATTTATAGTTTCTGATGCATCTAGAACTTGCTTAAGGTCTAGAGCAAAAATACCATTTGCAGGTACTGTTACTGCGGATAGCACTTCATGTGTTGCTAGCTTTACTGTACCAGTTAATACGTTAGCTGTTGTATTAGTTAGCACAATGTTAGTTACTACAGCAGTTGTTGCTGCAGGAACTGTGTATACGTCAGCTGCTGAGGTAGCTACGCTTCCTCGGAACAGCTTCTTTACTGTATTTGCCATTTATTTGTTACCTCCTAAGTAACTATTAGTTCTTACCCGGTGGGTTAGAAAATCCCCATAACTTGAGCTAGTTCGTTCTGAGAACGTTGAGTATCTACGTATAGTTTTGTTGTTGCATTATCATTTGCAATTGGAGCAGAGACAAGCACTATTTGATCTAGCTTAAGCTTGTCATAGACAAGTCCAGCTTGAGAGTAGTTAATTGTTGTGCTTGGCTTTGTTGTGATATTTGATACTAGTGACCAAACTCCTGTGTCCGCATCCTTTGAGAATGCTGTCCACTTGTCTGATCCACCAACATTGTATTCACCAACAAAAGCAAAATCAAGAAGATTTGATGGGTTGTCCTGTGCGGTAAAGATCATAGGAGCAACGATAGAAATATTTTCAGTTTCAACAGTTGTGCCACCACCAGTAAAGGAGATAGTACCCGTAATATTTACGTCACCGCCAATATTTACGTCACCGGTAACGCCCATACCACCAGCTACTACAAGAGCTCCGGTGGTTGTAGATGTCGATTGTGTTGCAATCTCAACATGTACTGTTTGATCTGGAATAATAACCATCTGTGTATTGTCAGACGCAAGACCGCCAGCAGCAAATATAATCTTATTTTCAGTACCGTTATCTGAAGTAGCAAATACAAGGTTACCCTTACCAGTTGTACCGGCCACTGCATTACCTGCAGGTGATACTCCTAAGAAGGTTACGTCACCATTTGTTTTAGCATAAGTAAAACTAGTTGTTGTTGGAATAGATGCAATTGTGTAGGTTCCGTTAAAAATACCATCTACACCAGTAATAACTACAGGCATACCAACACGGAATCCGTGTGCGGTTGGAGTAGTAAGGGTTGCTACGTTATTTGTTAAAGATTTTCCGTTAACAGTCGATGTTAAAACTCTTGGAGCTTCGAAGAATATGTAACCGTCGTTTGGCCCAGTAATAGTAAAGTCTGGGTCTGCAAATGCTCCAGACGTAATACCCATGTCGATGTATCCGGAGTCATCAGTTCCGTTGTTAGCGTAGGCAATAAAGTCTGTAGATGAGTTTGCTGCTCCACCCTTATTTTGGAAAGCAATCTGTGCATAGTCTGGAGTATCAATACTTGCAATAATTGCTGGATCTTGAAGACCGGCTGAAGTTTCAAAGCTTTGCGCTTCTGCACCAACGTACAACTTACCTACGTTAGCTGGAGCAGTTCCGTCTAAAATTGCTTCAAGTTGATCATTCAAAGCATCTTGAGCATCGGCTGAGGCAGCTACTAGGTCGTTAATGCCAAGTAGATTGCCAAGTGTCTCAAGCGTCTTGGCAATATATACCAAGTCTTGAGCAGTATAGGTGCTTGCAGCAAGAGAAGCAGTAATTTCGGACTTTACTGCATCTATTTGCGTATTAAGCGCTGAGTAGGATGGCATTAGTTATCTCCTTCGAGGGCGGTACCCAGTAAGCTAGTATAGGTAGAATTCTTCATTTTAAATCCTTAACTTCCTGAACTTGGCCCAAATATGTTTAGGCCAAGCCAACGGTCGTTTCTTAAGAAATTGATCTGGTTGGTTACGTCTCCAGAGGCGCTAACAGCGGCTACTGCAGCATCTCTTGCGGTATTAATAGCCGAAATTGAGGATGTCTGCTGGGTAGTTAGGGCTGTCAAGGCTGTGTCTCTGGTATCAGTAATATTGCCAATAGCGGAGGTTCCAGTAGTTGAGATGACAGTTACTGCATCAGACTGAGCTTGAGTTATGGTAGAGGTGGCGTTATTAGCTGCGGTAGTGATTTGACCTAAAGAAGCGGTAACAAGATCGATAATATCTTGTGTATTGGTTTCTCCTAGATCAGCAAGCAGTTCATTGATAGTTGCAATGACGGGGGTCGCTACATCATTAAAGTCATCGATTGCATTTGTTGCTGCGGTGTTTAAGTTTGTTGTTGCTGTAGATACGATGTTGTTTAAGTTTGTTTGGGCGGTTGTTACACCAGCATTTAAAGTTGTAATGGCTGAGGTTGCACTGTTAGTTACCTGACCTTGTTGGTAAGTACCCTCGGCAATAACCCTAGTCAATGCTAGGTTTGCTACTGCAGCTTCAAGAGCCTTCATCTGAATTAGAAGGTCTTTATTATCAATGTTAGTAGCTACGGACTCTACTTTTGCTGTAATAATGGCTTCTAGAGCAGAGAAGTCGGGATTAATCGGCACTATTGTCTCCTCACAAAGCCGCTAAGGCTACTGCTTCAATAAACGCAACATCGGAAATGATGCGTACTTCTTCTGATGCTTCATCATAGGTTACTGTAAGGCCTTGATGATTCGCATGGTCAAAGGCAGAAACAATAACTGGAATAATGTCTTGAATAGGACCCGCAGGTCCTGTAGGTCCGGTAGGTCCTAGAGGAGCCGCACCAACCTCAATCCAATAATTATCATACCAGATATACGCAGAACCATCTGTAGGGTTAAACCAAGCATCTCCATTTGCTGCACCAACAGGCGGTGTTTCTGAAGTATATGCAAACTTACCTGTTGGTCCGGTAGGACCTGAAACACCTTCTGGACCAGTTGGACCTGTAGGACCTGTTGGCCCCACTACTTGTCCTATGTCATCAAACTCTGTTCCATCCCATACCCAAAGATGTCCACCATCTTCTTGTACTACATAGGCGTCTCCTAAAATATTCCCTGTAGTAGGAAGATCTGCTATTAAACTTAAAGTCCCTCTTACTACAAAAGACTTACCTTCAGGTCCTGTTGGTCCAGTTGGTCCAACTTCACCTTGAGGTCCCGTAGGTCCAAGATCTCCCTGTGGACCAGTAGGTCCAATATCTCCAGTTAGACCGGTTGGTCCTGTTGGACCTGCATCTCCTTGCGGACCGGTTGCACCAGTCTCACCTTGTGCACCTGTTGCGCCTAAAAATAGTGACCAATAAGGACTTCCTTCATATGGTGGATAGCCTGGGTTTGCTTCACCAATACGAATCCATAAAAATCCTGAATATGAAACAACCATGCCAGGGTAATAATCAGCACCATTGTCATACGCACCAACATAGTTAAATGGCATTGGACCAGTAGGTCCGGTAGGTCCAGCCGCACCTTGTGGACCAGTTGGTCCGACTTCACCTTGTGGACCTTGATCACCTTCAAGACCTGCTAAACCTTGCTCACCTTGTGGTCCAGTAGGACCAATAAGTCCAGTTTCACCTTGTGGTCCAGTAGGTCCTATATCACCTTGCGCTCCTGTTGGACCAGTAGCCCCTTCAATTCTTCCTACGTTTACCCAAGAAGAAGAGTTGCTACTCCAAACATATAAATCTCCAGAGATAATGTACGCATCTCCTGGACTACCTGATGCAGGTAATTCACCAGAGTTGTTTAATGCACCTAAAACATTTAAGCCTTGACCAGTTGCACCGGTAGGTCCAGTAGGTCCGACCTCACCTTGTAAACCTTGTGGGCCAGTAGGACCGGTTTCTCCTTGAATACCTTGTTCACCTTGAAGTCCTTGAATACCCTGTACACCAGGTAAACCTGTTTCACCCGTAGCACCAGTAGGACCTGTAGGTCCAGGAACATTAGATGCGGCACCTGTTGGTCCTTGTGCTCCCGTAGGACCAGTTGCGCCTTGTGGACCAGTTGGTCCAAGCTCTCCAGTTAGACCCTGCTCACCTTGAGGACCTGTTGGTCCTGGAAGACCAGTTGCGCCTTGTGCACCTGTAGGTCCAGTAGGTCCTTGTGCGCCAGTTGCACCAGCTAAACCTTGAAAACCTTGAAGACCTTGTGGACCTGTTGCGCCCGTTGCTCCTTGTGGACCAGTAGGTCCTTGAATATTTCCAACATTTTCCCAGATGGTATTTGCATTATCCCAAACGTAAAGATCACCATCGATTAAATATGCATCTCCAGGCAAACCAACTTCTGGAAGTTCACTTTCATTGGGAAGTGTTCCCTGAATAGTAACTCCAGTACCGGCAGGACCAGTTGGTCCTTGAATACCTTGAGATCCGGTTGGACCTGTTGCACCTCTAGAACCTGTCGGTCCAGTTGCCCCCATAGGTCCTTGAATACCTTGTGGGCCAGTAACTCCTTGTTCACCGGCAGGTCCTGTTGCACCAATTGGGCCAGTAGGTCCTTGTGGACCAGTAGATCCTTTAGGACCAGCAGGACCAGTAGCTCCTTGCGGACCAGTGGGACCCACAACTGTGCTTGCAGCACCTGTTGGTCCTGTTGCACCAGTAGCTCCCATAGGACCAGTTGCACCAGTTGCTCCAGTAGGTCCAGTTACAGTTGATGCTGCTCCTGTCGGTCCTGTTGGACCAGTAGGTCCCATAGCTCCTGCAGGACCAGCTGTATCAGGACCAAAGACTACAATTTCAGGGCTTTGCTCAATAATTTGTATGATCTCTGGATCTGTCACGATTACTCCGAAATCTGAGGCTTAGTAAACACTTTGCCTTCTAGATAGGTTTTAACAGCTCCAGTTGAATTATTTGTCAATTGAATGTCGTAATATGCGGTACGTGGAAGAGCATCTGTTTGGGCGCTAGTTAGGGATAGGGTCAGTGTATCTAGTGGACCACCGACAATGGAAGCACTTTTTACGATGGTAAAGGTAGCAAGAATAATTGGCCCAACTTGATTGTTTGGATAAGTTGGGAATAAACGAATCTGTGAAAGCGGAGTGTAACCAGCAAGATCCACAGAGAATTTAAGCTGAATACTAAAGTTATCTCCAGAGTAAAGAGATAGATCTCTGTTTACTACGGGGCTTGCAGGAGTAATATCTCCGTAATCTGGCATAGCCAGATATACACGTTGTGGAAGTGATCCGTCATCTATTTCTTGTGGACGATAGATAGGTACGTAACGGTTTGTACGACGACTAATACGACGTAAATTAAACACGTCGATTTTATAAAGACCAGTTCCAAGCAACATAGAGAGTTCACGGTATTGTTCTTTGCGTTGCGCAATAATGTCTGAAAGCTGCCTAAAACGTTCTGAACGAGGGATAGAAACCCCATCCGGAGAAATAATATCAATATCAAATGCTGAGTCAGTGGCTAAGGTATATAAAGCCATAGTTGACGCTAAAAGCACCACCGGATATTCATCAATACCTGCCATAGTAGCTATGGTTACTCTAGAACCGCTGCTATCTGTAGCACGAGCTGAATGCTCTACAAACGCGGTATTAACATAATATTGAATTTCAGCATCTGTAAAATATTTATGTGCAATTCCGGAAATAATCACGGATGCGTCTACTGGAGGTATTGATCCTAAAGTGACCATACCCATAACTTCTTCAACACTAGCTGCGTTTGATACTTCAACTCCATTTACTTTGATAGATAGGGAAGTAGCATTTACTGGAGCTTCGGTAAGCTGAAAACGCTTGTTAACCCCGTCTCCACGAAATTCTTCGACAAAGGTCCTGTTTATATCGCCTATCTCTACCCGTAGACGATCACTAAGTCCTGATAACGTCGCCACTTGTCCTCGTATCTATCCAATAAAACCGGCAACCTATAATCTCAAAGAGACCGAAAATATACAGGGTAAATAAAGACCCACTCCGACTAGGAGGGCGTGTCTTCGTCGGAGTGGGCACTCTTATATTAGACTAGAGACGTTCGTACAAATAACCCTTTTCTTGAAGGTGTTGTGCCACATGCTTAGGCACTTTGTACTTTTGTCCAGCTTTAAAGGAATAGTGCTTTCCTACGCCGATAGTTACGTGCTCTAGATCTTCTGCCAAACGAACGATCTGCGTATCATCAGCCATGCTGACTCCTACAGATTCAATCTCATCAATTACTGTTGGTGTATCTGGGTTTTTACTTACATCTACCACTTCAGTCTCAAGACGAGCTGCTGCGGTAGCAGTTGCCATAGACATCTCATTAGCACGTTGTGCTAGTTCTTCTGCGTGAGCTTTTAGTTGCTCTTCGCGTTGACGTCCAGTGACGTCAGTTACTTTTGCTTTTGCCACGATTATTGTTCTCCTATAGGTTTTAAGTGGGGGCGGGTTTCCCCGCCCCCATGTGTTGCTTAAATTAGTTGGTTTCTGCCAAGACTACAGACTGGTCAGTAATAAGACCAAGACCGTAGATAGCATACCAAGCAAGAGCGTGCTCACGGCCGAAGTCAAGAATACCGCCATCGCGGAGTTCGACTGGAAGTGAGATCGCGTGACCAAATGCATTGTCACCGATGAAGATAGCTGTATAGCGATCCTTGTTACCGTTACCAGTCTTTGTTACTGGAGATGTATAACCTCCACCAGTTGGGTAAACAATTGAGCCTGCAGCTACTGCAGTGTCGGTAGTGTAACCAGCACCAGCACCATTTGTGACCTTCTCAATCTGAGTGGTCTCAATGAATACTGTGTCATATAGACGGCCGATTTCACCGAGCATGAAGTTACCAGGAGCAGCGTACTTAGTTACCTCAATGAACTCTGGGAGGTCACGAAGCTTACGGCTCTGGTGTGGGTGAACGAATGCCACGTAGGTCTCGCCAAGCCGTGGAATGTTCTTGGTTGATAGTGTCTCGACAGCGTCCTTAACAACAGCGGTTGTAAGGTTGAAGTTACCGGTAAGAGAAGCACGTGAAGTACCTACTGTACCGTTTGTATACCAGTCGTTAACAGCAACGTTAGCAGAACGATCATAACCGTAAATAACGGAAGACGCTGCCATGAGGGTGTCACGAGCCTGGCCATCGAGATAAAGGGCCATGTTACGGCCAAGAAGACGTGAAGCAGAAGCCATCACGTCATCGAATGATGCATTGAGTAGAAGTTCAGAAACAGCAATTGCATAGCCATGCTCTGCGACTGTGATTGAGAACTGCTGTGCTGTCAATGCATTGGTCTGCATACGAACACCTTCAACAAGTGCTCCTGCAAAACCAAGGTTGTTATAACGCATAAAGTTGATCTGGAGACCAGGTGCAACGCCAAGCTCTGTCTTCTTAACAGCGAACTGTTCGAAGCGGAGGATTGGCATCGACTGGAAAAGAATTTCCTTAGACCAGATCGTCTGGATTGCTTGCGTTAGCTGGCTGTTAGAGCCAGAGTACGCTGTAGGTGCGGCAGCTAAATTGCCGGTACCTGTTACGGCTGATGCCATAGTCGGTTTTCTCCTTAGTTATTAAGTTGTTATTGGGGATTTACTATCCGAAGATTCCCTTATTTCGATCGTTAGCTGCTTTTCCAAGAAGCTTAGATCTGTGTTTTGCGTATTCGGTAACCGACATGGCAGAGATTTGTTCTGCCGTTAACTGATTTTGCTCCAAATTAGTGTCCATCGGTCCGGTAGGCGGCGCGGTTACCCGGCTGCCAGTCATTTCTTTGCGTGCAGTCTGCATAGCAGATTGCGCCGATTCCAGAATCCGTGAAGATCTTTCACGCAACCCTGTAATACTATTTTCAATCTCATCAGGAGTATTTCCTGAGATTAGGTCTACGAGCTCTGGGATGATGTTGTCCCGCTCTTCTTCGAGGCGGCGATTGCGATACTCAGTGAGTTCTGCATACTGACGCTCTCGTTGGAGTAGTGCAAATGTGCGTTCACGCTCTAGTTTTTCTTCTTCGAGCTTTTGCGCCCACTCTTTTTCCTTAGCTTCAAGAAGTTGGCGTACATCCATTTCTGACTCAGCTTTGCGCTTTGCTTCAGCCTCTGCTTCAGCCTTTGCACGTTCTGCTTCTGCCAATCGCTCTTCTCGTTCCTTCTTAAGCAAGGTGAGCTCTTCTTTAAGCGAATCAATTTGAGGGTAAAGCTTGGATTTCTCCTGCTCACGAACCTTCTTCAAATCTACTTCGGTATATGTTTTTTCCGTAACTTGATCAATTACGGGTTCTGCTTTACTTTCCGTTGCTGCTGGAACGTCAGCCAAGAATGCTTCTTGAACTGCCGGGGCATCAACGATATTCGTTGTTTCTGCCATGATTGTCCCTTAGGTTTTGGAGGTCGTTGTCCGATTTAGTGCCACGATGACCTGCGGATTTATTGGTGGTAGTAGGCTGGCAAATTTTTTATAGTTTGTCTGCCTAAAGCTACTCTGGCTTATCTGAATCAGGTGTACGACGCTGCGGCATCTTAGTGCCATAAGCTTCGGTTACTAATTCAGCTTGAACCTGAGCAAGCTCTTCTAACACAGCGCCTTCCATAGGGCTTATGACCCCCGGTTGACCGAATGGACCAGGTCCAACTCCGTCTCCTGGAGTAGCTCCTGGAGGAGCCTCCCCCCCTGGAAGTATGCCGGTTAATGAGGCAATTGAAGCTGCAATCTGGTTCTTCACCAATTGGATAGCTCCATCTGCCTTTGCATCCGAAATAAGTTCGGATCTAATTTCTTCTAGCTTTTCGTCTGGGAATTCCTCACCAAGTTGACGCAAAGCACCTTCTCGACTTTCAAGTCCCATCTGCATCTTTTGTGCAATTTCACTCAAAACAATGAGCTTATCTAAAGGCAATGGTTGTGGGAAATGAACGGTTGATTCAAAAGTTACTGGGCTATTAAGATCTAATACAGGAAGTTGATAGTTTTTGATAGGTCCGTTTACTACAGGGTTGTACACAAATACTTCAGGTTCTTTAAACGCTAAAGTTTTAAGAACTAGGCTATTGATTTTTTGCAGACCCTCGCCGTATTGAATTAGCTTCTGGTGATAGCGATTCATCAATGGCTGGTATTGAATTGCAAGCGCAACACCAGAAGTATTAGAAATCGGCTGAACTTGACCAAGAGCTGTTTCTGGGACACCGACCATTTCATGCATAGCTCTTTTAACGGTCTCTAGATACTGTAATCCTCCCGCTAAGCCCTGTCCGCCACCTTCTAGATTAAATACCTGTGCATCCTTAGGAAGGCCGCCCCAAACCTTCTTAGGGCCCTTTTCTAAGGCGGAGGCTTTAGCACCAGTAATAACCGTAACTGGCGCAGCGTGGTAGTTAATGATATCCGCAATATCTGTAGCTACTTCATTGTAGTTTCTATTTAAAACGATAATATCGTGGCAATCTGCCAATCCCCAAGGGGATCCAGAAATACGTACGTTTGGAATATGTACGATAGGCACTACGCCAATAGGATTAGGACGAGAATCAATCATCTCATCGTTGATATATTCTTCAATACGATCGTCTGTAAGAATTTCTGTGTAGGTATATACCTGACGTGTTCCCTCTGCTGAAGTTCCCCAAAAACGATACTTCAATTTAAAACGAATAAGGCGGGAACGGTCGTGTGGGTGAAATTCTGGAAAACAAAATGATGAGTTTAAAGGAAGGATACGAACCTTGCCTGGATTAGGACGACCAACAGGATCTACATATGCTTCTTCATATGCTACCTTAACAAAGCAATCCCCAGAAACTCCGCCTTGTTGTCCCATTTCCCAAAGGATAGAAGCCTTGTCATTATCTACTTCCCATACACGTTTTAATACGTCGGGGATAATTGCCTCAGTAGATGCTGGGCTTCTAAATTGCACGCCTCTGCCAAAAGTAAAATTAATAATGTAATCTGTAAATGCTCGGTAATAGTTATACACCATCTGAGCTTCGCCAATCTCACGACGATATGACCAGTGATGACCTAAATACATTGCCCAATTAAGAGAGTAGCGATTTAGACGTGGGCCGTGAACTTCAAATTCTTCGTCTGCTAACTCCACTAATCCAAGTGGAGAAATAGAGATTGTTAAGTCAGAGGATGCTGCTCTATAACTCGGGGGTGAAAAATCTATTCCGCCAGCCATTACCTCATCCTTATTTATTAAATATTAGTAGGGCCCCAGCCCCGGAGAAGGGAATACGAGGCTGGGGTACCCGTAGTCTACTGTATTAGTCAGCTACCTGTGCAGGGTTTACACGCTGATAGCGAGCACCTGAACGAATAGCTTCTTCAATTTCGACCTGAGAATGATCTCCATAGCCGCCTTGTGAAAATTCAGCGACATATACTGGAGCTTCTACCCATGCGGCTGAGCCGACGTGAGCACGTTGCTTCATTGTCTCCTCAGGATATTTTTCCATAACGTTCATGTTGTGGTTAGGACGTCCGGCTGGTACGTCGTAGCCTTGATCCAATCCTACTTGAAAGTCATTTGGGATATCCGTGTCTGTTGCAACACCTTCTTCAAAGCGTAGCGGACCACGCATTCCTGGAGTTGCAGGAGACATTTTGCGCTCATAATTTGCGCCAACCTTCTCAGGGAACTGAGGGGCTGGTGCGATGTTATTCACTGCCATATTATTTCTCCTATAGGGTTTTGAGTTGAGGTTCCTCAGGTAAAAGTATCGACCTATTTAGGTCATTTAGGTATCTAAACCTTTAAAAAAACGGCGAAGAGCTAACCTCTACCGTAGGCATAACCATATCCTGTGTTAAAGAGCATGCAAGGGCTAAAGAATCCACAAAATCATCGTGGGCATGGGCCTCATCAGGAGCTGCCACCGTGAAATTAGCCCCCTTATATTTCACCTCAGCGTCCGACATTTGCTGGTAAAACTTCTTCCATATTCTCAACCGTCGTGTTTTTGCATGGGACGGCCAAGAAACCATTTGACGTTGAATTAAAGCCTGTAGGTGCTTCCAGCGCCTAGACTGCTCGGTAGCGCTAGAAGAAATAGATATAACCTCAGCCCTAGGCATCAAGATCTTCATACGCTGTGCAACTGCATCTCCAACACCGTTGGCATCTACGCCAATAGCCAATACATCGTAATTTTCTAAAAAGTTTACTATCTGAAAATACTGTTCTTCCCAGTCGTCACCCTGTAGCTCTAACCAATTAAGAACACGATGATCATAATAACCAAATTCATCAGGCCTATCCCAATCGACCCAGACAACAGTAACAACTGTAGAGTCCATCTTTCTTGCGGGGTCGATTCCGACCACCACCGGTGAACGATGCCAGCTTTTAACCAATTCTTGGGACGTGTCACCAAGGTTGTCCATAATAGACGAGGTAACAAACATGCCCCTTTCCAAAAGCCATTTGCAATTGTACGATAGCTGGAACTCATCTGAGTCCTCCCCGATTCTTAGTATCTCTTTCTTAATGAACTTTTCATAGTTGGCGTTGAACTTTGCTACGTCTTTCCAATCCCATTGAAAATGGTTTTGCTTAGCAGATCGGCTAGTTTGACGACGTTTGTTTAGCTGAATAGCTTTATAAAAGTTATTTTTACTAGTTGTTGGTGTTCCAGTCTTAACTAAAGTAGCGTTGTAGTATGCACCCATAGGTGCAATAGACTTAGATACTACAAAGTCATCTGCGTCTTGGCACTCATCAATAATAATTAGATGAAAAGATTTAGATTCAATCTTTGCACGAGGGTTTGCTGTCATCATCATTAGGGTGGAGCCAGAATTCTTTAACTTTATGTTTTTAACAATACCTGGAGTCTTTGTAGGTATGTCATCAATTTCTGGGTCCCCCAAAACTTCTAGTGCACGTGGACTAGTCAATCTAGAAACAGTGCGGCCATAAAGGGTTTCAACCTGGGATTGAATGGGAGCAAACATACCTACCCAGATTCCATCACCAAACTTACCAAGTAGATCTGGGTACATCTTTGCAAGTCTAGGAAGAATAACCATCAAGGTTGCAACCGTATTTGCAATTGTTTCTGATTTACCTGACTGACGAGCTGCTAAGGCAGTAACTTCTTCACCATCGTTTATGATTACAGATTCGATTACCCTGCGAGCTAGTGGCATTTGGTATGGGTGTAAAGTATGTCCCACCAACATTTCCATAAATTGGATTATTTTTTCTATTAGGGCGTTTACAAACTCCCTAGACAACTCATCTAGTTCTTCCTCTTCTTCAGGAAGATCGCCGCCATCTTCTTCGTCTTCAAACTCTTCTTCAAGCTCCTCAAAACGCTCATCATCTTCAAAATTTTGCATTTTGTCTCTTTGCTATTGTTTCTACTATTGTGTACACCACTTCAGCGTTCATTCTGGCTTCTTCTAAATAAACTTCTTCATTAGATTTTTGCCAAGATGATAAGTTTCTTCCAATTGGGTATAGAGCTTGTTCTGCCCATTGTAGAAGTTCAGATGTAGGTAAAGAGTCGACTCTTTTCTCTACTCTAGTCTTCTGACGTTCCTGTTTGATCTTTTTGCCCCCCAAACCGAACATAATCCCAATCCACCTCGTCTTCCATCATCATTCTGCCACGTATGGCATTAGTTAGTGCTTGACTTTCACTAAAACGTGATCGCCACTTTCCAACCACTAAAGCAACTCTAGTAAGCGGTAATCTTACCGCATATCCCTTTCCAAAGCGATACGGCTCTTCAATCTCCTGTGTTTCTGCAGGTTCCCACAATACTGGCGGCTTTATAGGATAGATAAGCGGGTGCCAGTATACAGATTTGATACTACGCGGTTTCGCCATTATCAACCTGGCAGATGTGCTCATGAGTCTCCCGTTCGGTCATTACTTCCTGACAATCTCTGCATTTAAAATATTTTAACGGAGTAAAATTATTTTGAACGGTTCCGCCTACAGCTGTTTCGCTTCCACCATCATAGGGCTCATAATCTACTACAACTTCAGGTCTTTGAAATAGTTCCTGAGGAAAAGGTCCTTTAGCATAAGAAGCTGCTTCAGGAACCGGATGTCCCTGTTTTGTAGCAATACGTTCAATTCTCATTAATCATAGTCCATTTTCTATAACGATTCGATAAATAATATTATATCGGGTTGCAGTTGACAGTACGTGTGTATTTACTGGTATGGTAGTCCCTATGGCCAGAGAAATCTGGCCATCAGCACCTCCGTAACAAAAGGGTTGCAGACCGAACTTGGCAGAAAGAGGCCAAGTTGCTTAGTATAGGTGACAGGTATACGAAGTTAGGACTGGCTCTCTAGCCTAGGAGAACGAGTGCAGAAACATGAAAAACACCGCTATATAGCACCTTGGATAGCAGCATTGCTGCTAGCAGGTATACCTGCAGCATTAGCAAACCAAACAGATGGGGCTACAGTGACAGTAGCTACTACTGTAGATCCACTAGATAAATACAGAAACGCTAAAGAGCTCTCAGACAAAGAGCTTGTTGAGGTATTGTCTTTAGTTGGGTTTGAGGGAAAAGCTCTTAAGATAGCTTGGGCCGTAGCTAAAAAAGAGTCTAATGGACGACCAAAGGCGCACAATGACAATATCTCTACGGGAGACGATTCTTATGGGATATTCCAGATTAATATGCTTGGTTCTTTGGGAGAAGACCGCAGAAAAAAATTCGGCATAAAAAAGAATACTGAGCTATTCGATCCAGTAGAAAACGCTAAAGCAGCCTTCTATATGACGGCTAAAGGCACTAACTGGGGTTCTTGGGGATATGGTCCCAACGCCTATGATGGCAGTTCTTCAGAACCTAAAATTGAACAATGGCTGGATAAATTCCCGCAACAATAGAAAAGGGCCCGGGTTACCGGGCCTTTTTTCTTGCTCTACGTTTATTCTCTTTAGCAGTATTCTTGCCGTGTCTTAACGGCCTTAAATTTCCATCACGATCATCATCGTGGTTATTATTCTTGTGATCTACGTCAGTATCTCTAGAAAGTTTGCCGTGTTTCTTTTGGTACTTGTAGCGAGCAGCATTGTGGGAAGTAGTACGCCAATGACCTTTTGAATCTTTGTAGTGCTCTACGATAATCTTGCGACCACCGTTTTGTTTAGAGCCTTCGTACTCTTTACCCTTAGCTACGACTTTTTTCTTAGTGGCCATGTTTTTTCTCTCTAGGGTATTTTTCAAGCTTAGCGGCTATAGTGCCGTTTTTACGTAAGCGCACAACCCAGCCATCTTTAATTTGAGTTTTATTAAATGGATGCTTAGTTTTGTACTTGCCAGAACTCATATTGACCACCATCCTTGTAATTCCGCTTTACCGCTTGCAATCCAATCTCTGTGAAGTTGATGCTGGTATTCCCAGTTTGTGCGATGAGTGTCTTTTCCGCACTTTGGGCAAATATCTGCACCCATATCTTTATAGACGTGCTCGCACATTAGCAATCCCATTTACGTAAGGCCAATGCCTTACGAGTTGGTCGTCCTTTAGCATCTTTCATAGGACCAGGCATACCACCCATACGAGCACAGAAAGATTTGCGGCGTGCCGCTGCTTTTTTAGACTTTTTTGCTTGCTTAGCTGATACCGGTGGTTTTAAATTATGTCCTTGTGCTTTAGCAGAAGCACGACCTTTAGCATTTAGGCCTCCTTCTGGGTTCTGACCTTCTTTACGTTGCCAAGCTGCTGTTTTAGCCATTGTTTTCTCCACAAGTGCATAGGAATTTGTCTGACGGGTTTTTTGCGAACCCAACGAGTTTATCGCATGATCCGCAGGTATGTCTGTCTTTTGCTTCCAGATCTCCACGACCTTCAAGCATATTTTCAAATCTAGCTACTTCTTTGTAACTTCCAAAAGAAACCCCATGAGTAATAGAGGCGTCTACTACACCTTTATGGTTCCAAGGTCTAGCTTCTTTAGAAGTTCTATCTACAATTACCTGCCGTAAAGCTCTAGTACCGTAATAAGTAGGTTTTCTTTTTCCACGTGGCATTAATTGCTCGATTCGCCATTCATGCCTCGGCCTGGAGTACGAACCTCAATATCTTTGTCGTATTTTGGGGTATAAGGAATACCGCTGATGTATTCAGCGGCTTCCCTAGCATTATTCCGTAAAGACTTAAAAACCGAGGGCTTCGAAGCTTTTTGTTTAAAGCTTGACTTTCTGCTCATCAGCTTCTCTTCTTGCCAGCATTTCTTTCGTTACGAACAGATTCTTTAGGCCCCTTAAGTCGTCGTACAGCGGTGTCTCCAGTTTTTTTATCACTACCTACAACTGCAATACCTTCTTGACCAGTTTCAACATCTCCACTACGAACCAGTCTTTCACCTTTATTAACCTGAGGTGCGGTACCAGAACTAGGTGGGGTTTGTTGAGTAGGACGATCTTTAATACCTCGTGGGTTCATACCACGAACGGTATTCCAACCGCTCTGTTCAACAGAGGCTTCTGCATCTGTTAGAGGACGAATAGTTCCCCCAAGTAACTGACGACTAATCATAGCGCCAGGTTTTGCAGGATCTTGGAAATTAAACATGTATTGTCCAGGAAGTGGAGCTCTTGACTCATCAGCTTTTGCTCTAGCTGCTTTGACAGCGGCGTCTGCCTCGTCTTCTCTTTGCTGTCTAGCAGTAATTTGCTTAAACTCTTTTTGACCGATAGCCCCAGTAGGAACTTTATTCTCTTCCTTTTCTCGCTCAGGTAATTCCGGCATGTAGGTTACTTTTCCATACGTTGGGTCTTGAACACTATTCCTAATAGTTGCACTCGTTGATTGTGGAATTGGTTCTGTAACCAATTCTTTTTTATCAGAATTTCCAACATATTTTTCAAAATATCCGGTACCACCAGTAGCTGCCTGCTCCATATTGTATTGAACTCTACTAACAGGTCCCTCTACTATTTGTCTTACTATGTCTGGTGCGGTACGCTTTGATTCACCTAATGAAAGATTAGCAGTTCCAAAGTCAATAACCTCTTGTTTTGGTGGTGGACCCATAAACGCTCTTCCAGTAGGTGCTGGTGGTTGAACTAGTTGTCTAAACTGTTGACTTCTATTTCCCTTTAAAATTTCTTCAGCAACTTCATTTTGTCCAACAAGCACTTCTGCAGAAGATTCTGCAGCAGACCTCATAGAAGTTTGTAAACCTGTTTGTCTTACTAGCACAGCACGTCTTTGTGATCGCTTTCCAGTTTCTGGGTCAACGATTACGGTAGTGCCGCCACGACGTCCTGCACGAGGAGGTAGTGGTACTGGGTTATTGGCATCATCAAAGCCTGCAGGTATGCCTTCACCCTTTAGTCCAACAATTGCGCCTTTTTCTTTTTTCTTTCTAGGCTTCTTAAACTTTTCTTCTACGTATTCAGTTTCGTTAGTAAATCCTGGACCAGGCACGCTTGTAGAAGGAATATTAACCCCTTGAGCCTGCCCTCTTTTAGCAACACCTTCAGCATCTACTCTAAAACCTTCTGGAGAGGTATAGAACATGCCACCTACTGGACCTTCTTTAGGGGCTCCTCGTGTTACTGATCGGAATAAACGACGTTTTCTGCTGCGATCGCCTTCAGTTTCAATTTCATCATCGTTTTCTTTACTAATAGTTAATTCGCCACTAGACCTCTTTGGTTTTTCGGCAGTACCTAAATCAACAGAGCCTTTATATCCTTGACGAACTCGTTCTACAAGATTTATAACGTTTGGGGTAATGCCACTTCCAAGCATTGTAATGTGATCAGATTTAATACCTTCAATAGAAGAATCTTCTCCCCAACCCGGAGGTGGAGCTTGGAATCTCCAAGTTTCTGCATTTCTTGGGCCTGACTTAACGTGACCAAAACGGTTAATTACTGGAGAAGCAGTTCCAGAAGCAGCGGATCCGGTTACACCTTCAAAGTCTGCATTTCCACTGTGTCCGCCCCATCCGGATGGATGCGTTAATTCTTTTACCATGTCCGGGTGCATGTCAGAAACTCGATAGGTTTTTTTGACATCTAATCCGTTTACTTTTACGGTTTCAGTTGGATGTTGCCAATATTGATTGTCTGCATCTGGAGTAGCTGTGAAAGAGCCATCATTGTTGCGTACAAGTCCCATCTCACGTGTTACGTCATGTTTTTGACGAGAACGGTGGAACTGCATAACAGTTTCGTGAAGGGTACCCAAACGGGTTCTTCCTTCGCGTTCATTTTTACCCATGTAATTAAGAATGTCATCGTGAGAAAGACCTGTGTAAGCCATAACTCTTGCTTTTTGTTCGTGCGAGGTGTTGTTAACTAACTCTGAAGTAACATTCTCATCTGTAGGCTCAACACCGTTATCAATTAGTGATCCTTTTGCAAGACGACGTGCAGTAGAGTTAATTACGTTAGTTTGACCTTCTCCTTGACTTACAGCTAGGGGAGGGTTTTGTAGATTAGCTCCGCGCCCTGCACGTGCAGTAAATTTTCCAATTAAACCAGGAGTTGCTGGCTTTTGTTCTGGTGGGGTTGCAGGTAAAAACCTGTAATCAATATTGCCTGTGCCCGTATTTCCACCACGTTGGCTTTCTTGAATGCGTTCTTGACCTGGGGTAGGTTCTGGAAAATCTCCTCGATTAGCTTGTGCTTCAACTCCAGCAACAGCTTCTTCAAGAGGAACTACTCTAGAGCTTTCAGCAGCTTTTTGTTGTCTACGTCGTCCCTGTACAAGTGCAGTAAGGGTTGGGTTTACTGTAGGTGGTTCTGCTTCAAGTTTTTTAACGGTTGCAACATCTGCAGCATCGGCGGCTACATCTCTAGGATCTAAACCGGTTTCTCCACGTTCAGTTTGTGGAACTAAAGTATTCCCGTAACCTAAAGGTCTAGGATCGTTAAGTTTAGCTTCAAGACCAGTGTTGTCTCTTACTACTTCTGGTTTCTCAACTTTTGGTTTATTACTAAGACTCTTTGCAACTCTTTTTTGTGCAGTAGCTGCAGCCTTCTTAGTTATTCTTTTCTTTTTTGCCACTATGCGCCCGCCTTAGGTGCTTTTGGTTTTTTAGCTTTTGGTGTTTTAGCTACAGGGTTTTGAAGATTAGGTTGATCTGCTTTTGCTGGATCATTAAAAGATGGGCCATCATTAAATGGGTCTAGTCCTGCATTGCGATTAGGTGGGGTTGTTGGAGTATTGTTAACTGTAGGTGGGGTAACACCAGTTGGAGGGTTTGTTGCTGCACCTCCGGCTCCACCAGCAGCACGGGCCAATGCAGCTCGCTCACCTGCACGAGATCCCCAACGAGCGTTTAATGGATCTTCAGCAGGACCAAAATCAACAAGATCTGGATAGTTAAACTCACCTGTTTTTTTATTTTTAGATGTGCGCTTTCTTTCAAACGCAAACGCAGCATTTCTTTTATTTGCTAGCGACATTTTTTCACCAACGACTTTACCTGCGGCTTGAGCTGCAGCTCTATTGGTATCTCGTTTACCCATCTCTTCGGTAATAAGACCTTGCTGCCAAGCAAATCTATCTCGTGCTAACATTTCATAACTGCGGGCGTTGACCATTCCAAATAGTTTACCAAGCCAACCGCCTCGACTACCACCACCCCCGGAGTTTGGGGTTACTGGCATATTGTTAACCGTGTTCTTCATAGTAAAAACTCCGCTCTTAAAATGTACTCAGAAGTTTAGCAATACCGCCGCGATCTGTAAGCGCTTTAGAGTTCTTATTGTAATGGTGTAGGCAAAACCATAGGGTTCCAAAGGGTAAATCAACCCTAACCCCAGCCCTAGCGGAACATCCATCGCAAAGCTCTACCGCAGCAACCTCTACCAAAACCCCAGAAGTTTCTTCAATCGTTGTCATAGGGATATCCTCCCACAAATGCCAAAGGCCGGGGAGATAAACTCCGCCGGCCTCTGCGCTATTAAGTTGTGGCTTACGGTGCGACGTAAGCGTATTTGACAAGAGCAACAGACGCACCAAGGTTTGCAACTGTCGCAGCTGCTGGTGTCTGGGTCTTGACAAGTCCATCGTTTTCTGCAGTTGCTCCAGATGCAGTTGTAGTAACTGCGCCTTTAACAAAGCCAGCTGCAACAAGTGCAGAGTTAGCTGCGGATTCAGAAAGACCAACAACGTTTGGAAGCGCTGCCTGATCTGTAGTATCCAAGTATGGGGCTTCTGGAGTGTAATCTGGATAACCGTTCCAGTTGTTTAGAGCAACGCTGTGGTTGTTCCCAACTGAAGATGTTAATCCACCGCTAAGTGTTACATCGATAGCGGTCTTTGTAAGAGCAGGGCTTGCCTTCTTTGAGTAGCCGCTCCATTGCTTATTCTGCGTTGCATTGTTTGCAACGATTACTGTTGCGTTTCCGTCTCCGGTACGCTCAGTATCAGGTTGCATCGGTAGGTTACCCCACACGAAGTCAACCTTGATGTTGCCTGATGTGTCTAGTGCCATTAAAGTTCCTTCACTTGATCAAGGTGATTGTTCGGGTTTGAACCCACATATGGTGACATATATCAGGCCATCTGTATGTATGTATATATTTTTCCACCAGAATAGATATCGTGTTTGCAGGCAATCTCAATAGATTTCTTTAAAATCTTCTCAGCAGCCTCAGGAGTTTTCACAGTTGAGTAGTTTAGTGCCTCCATAGCCCCAAGAGCTACATCCCCACCACTGCCAGCATAGTAAACGCGGCGGGCCTCTCGATCCCAAGAGTAATCGTTAAATATCGGATATATCACTCCACGAACAACAATAAGCAAGTTAGAGTCTTGCCAAGCAGAGTCGCCATCTTCTTTACCATCATAGCCAGCCTCAATAAAAGCTTTACGCATTGAAGGAATAAAACGGCGGGTGATGAAGTGATCTAAATTATCACTAGATCGGGGTTTGGGAGCTTTCCAACCAAGTTGCGCAATGTTGCCACCTCGGGATGCACCAGATACTGCAATTAAAGTTCCATTGTTCTCTATGATCTTAGAGTTTGCTAATTCCATATAACGACCACCTTCATCAGATGCTCGTGAATCGCAACCTATTACGGCCCAACCGTCACCTTGTATTGCAGCAAGTGTTGTCATTTAAGCCCTTCAGACTTTCGCGGGGGCCCGGGGTGGTGTAATACACCCTACAGGCTACGACAATCCTACCAGAGCTAGCGACCTTCTTCGCTACCGTACTGCATATTCTCAGCTGGCTTGCGGGGGAGCATGCCAGGTTGGTTAGTTACATCTTCCCAGGGGATATCATCAATGCCGGAATACTTCAAGTATTTGCCTGTGGAGTCAGATACTCGTAGATCTTCCCACATATCGACTGGGATGGGCTCTGAGTACATGATCCACTTACCATCCCTAAAGATGATTACTAAGGTCTCTGTGCTCCTGTTATAGCCCATTACACGGGCTCTAGGAAAGCTCATATTAGTCGTAGGAGCAACAACTACCTCATACCCTGGTCCAAATGGGTTATAGCCTGCATTTCCCTGATCAAGCAGGTTTGTAGGGGCGCCCATGCGATCCGCGATAGCTTGTTGTATATTAAAAGTTCTCTGGCCTTGTTGCTCTTCCGCCTCTTGCCTACGACGAAAATAGCTTGAATCTGTATTCATATTACGTCTGGCCATGAAAAATATGATACTCCCCCGGCTACTGCCTGAAATGCTAAGACCCTGGAGTTATCCGGCCACTGCCTTGTGTTTTAGGTCGTAGCAGTTTGTTTTACCTGCCCGAAAGGTGGGAAGTTGGGGCGCTAAGGGTGGGGGGTGGCAAATCGATTTCTAAGGGGGTCGGTTCAGCAAACGCCAAAAGTTCAGGTTAGGTAGCCCTACTGCGTGGAGCACCTCGACAGCATTTGTAGCATTGGTCGGGGTGCTCACTAGCCTATACACCTCGTATAGGTGAAGACAGAAAGGATTTGAGATGAAATCTCAAATAGAACTACTTCGCGACATGGTTGCTGGCTCTACTACTCTCGTTATTGAGAATGTAGCCTCCGCCTTTACAAGCGAACTCGTTACCCACCCCAACTACCTTCTCCCTGAGAAGCCAAACGCTTCCCAGCGTGGTCGTGCGTGGGCGGGTTATTACAACTCATTAGGCGTTAGTGCTGAGTTCCTAAAGACCAACATTACGCTTATCGGTCGTTATTTCGAGCGCATTGATGTTAGTGACCCAACTACTATCCTTGCTCAACTCGACGCTTTCCGTAAGGAAGACCTCGCTTCTAAGTTATTGAAGCAGAAGCAAAAGGAAGCCGACGGGTCAGCACTTACCTCCCGTTTGGAGAACTTGTCCGAAGTAATCAAAGAAATCGAGGAAAACCTCATTTCGCCAACTACCACGCAAAAGCAAGCGTATGCCGAAGCGTTGGATAGATTGACGGCACTACAAGAGTCATTCATGGCGAAAGAGTTAGCAGTAGCGTAATAATCGTGATGTAAATCACATGGCAGGGGGAGTCTAGGCTCTCCCTGCCCCTATCTATGCTCATAGTTAGCATTTGGCTACTGCTTCTAGCGAACTCTCATCATTGAGAGTAAGAGCAGGTCTAGAGATTACCGCTTTCGCTATTAGCAGATAGTTCGCCTACTCCGATAGTCGGCGGATAACTATGGGTATAGATAGGGAGTGACCTAAACAATGCGAATTGCCTTTATTGGTAAGAGTAGCCTTGTCGGTCTGCTTTTCTCCCTTCGTATGTAGGCTACCTAAACCTTATCTTGTGTCTTCTGTCTAAGTAGAGAGCACGCCCCCGCCGACCCCTTTCATTTGTCGGTTGGGGCGTGTATCTCTATACCTTATGGCTTAGAGCATACATAGGAAGAACCCCCTTTCCTGTCGGCTATAACACTTGGGTTTACACCTTTCTACCCTTGTTGGAACAACGCCTATTCCTGTGTATGCTCTTGGCTATAAGAAAGGAGGTCGTTATGCCAAAAGGCACGACTAATAGCCAACGCAAGAATGGTAAAGCGTTCAAGAAGAACCCTGGACCAGCCCAACCCCCAAAGACTAACTTCACCCATGTAAATGGGCGTAGCCCTGAGGCTCATGCTAAGCGTGAGGCTTGGAAAGCCATTGGCGGTAGAGCAGATAGTAATCACATTCCCCATTGGAAGACAGGAGTAGTCAATGCTTGAGTTTGTTTTATTTGGCGGTGCTGTATGTATCGCCTATCTTACAATCCTCAATCTTATTCGCCTTCGTCGGTATAACCGAGAGCGCATTGAGAGAGTTGAACCGGGTCTTTATGACCTAACTGACTAATGTAATGACCAACAAGGTCCCCGCGAAGTTTTTGCTGCGCAATGGGGAAGAGCCCCTTCAATTTATAGTTGCTCGACTATAAGTTGAAGGGGCTTATTTTTTTTTGTTTTTCCCCGACTTTCCCCATAAGATGAAGAACTAACAGAAAGGAGAACACAATGGAGGATTCAAATCCTGTCGTATCTGTTATTAGATGCGGAACCATTTTACAAGGTAAGGGTGTATCTGAAGGAGCGACAGTCTTGTTATTCAAGCCTGTTCAAAACGATCCAATGAACACAATTATCTTGTGCCATGCACCTATGTCTACACATCACCCCTATGTTGTATGGACATACAACGAAATTACAGGCTCTTGTTCAACAGGAGATTATTTCGACAACCAAGTTGAAGCAGCAGAAAGATTTGCTGGGAGGACTTGGTAATGAAAACACAACTAGAAATAAAAGCCTCTGTTGAAGGTGAGATTAGCCTTCAGCAGCTGGCTTTTATACATTCTAAGTTAGAAGCGGAGATACACCGCTTTCTTGTATCAATAATAACAAATAAGCAAATCAAGGGAGAACCATGCTCTGTGACTCATGTGGTGAGCCAGTTGCCCCAGAAAGATGGGACCTTGGCTACACCTATTGCATGAAGAAACAATGCTTCAATAATCGCCCATCAGAACTAACCGAACGCATGTGTTTGATACTAGTTCCTAAACAGGGCTACACAATAGTAAATAAAACAGACCCTTTTGTTTACACAGGGGGTAGGTCAAGTGGAAGATAGTTGGACAGGGCATCACAGGCTTTCCTGTGTTGCTCTGTCTGTCTGTGTTTCATAACACAGGCAGAAGAAAGGCAAACATGGAAGTTGAAAATGAAAACAAACTTCCTACGTTAGCAGAGGTAGAACGTGAGTTCTTGAATGGTCGTTCGTATGGTTGGTCTCGTAGATCAATTAGTGAATACCATAAAGTTTCTGCAACAAGCGAATGGTATAAATACCGAAACTATCTTCTAGAGTATCCCGGAACGTTGAAGGATGAAGATGTTAATTGGTGTATTAAAACTATTGGTTGCGGCAAACGTCATAGATCAGACACCTTGTTGCTTTATCGTATTGTTCCTTTAGATTACGTAAGAGAAAAGAGTTACAACTTTTCTTGGACTTCTCGTTTTGCGAGAGATGAAGAAAACGATTGCTTCTACGAAATAAGTAGAATAGAAGCACGTTTTTTTATTGAAGAAGGAGCGTCTACGTATGACAAGCACTTTGCTGCGTGGCATAGAGACAGCATGATGAAAGCCCATGGACTAGTAAAAGAAAGGAAGGTGACAGAAGAAATGTGTCCAAAAGGATGTCGCCCATCGTATTGCTATTGCAAACGTGAATGCGACGATAAAAACCTCAAATATGAAATAAATGAGCATAGTATGGAAGTCGAAGTAACGGTCGGGTTCCGCACTATTTCATTGACTCTTGATGAGGCAGCAGAATTAGCCTCATTCTTGGCAACAGCCAAAGAAGAAATCAAGAAGAAGAAAATTGCTGCGTTAGAGGCACAGCAAGACGAACTCAAGAAGCAACTTGAATCAGTAAAAGGTATGTAAATCTTCCGCACACACGAATAGGCTATCCATGAGAGGTAGATGTGTGGTTGGTCTTTTTAGTCGGTTACCTGAGGTAATAACGCGACTCGTCACCTAAGCATGTGAAGGGATAAACTGCTTATCAACTACAAAAGAAAGGACACAAATGCACGAAGGTAGAACAATCATGGATTATCCCGATGTGGATAGTTTCTTTGATGATGTTGAACAAAACATGAAAGATAATGCTATTCCTGGGTTCAAGTTTTATCGTCTTTATGACCCATACAACGGCCGAGGTTTTGCGTTTCACTTTACAACCAAGGCTAAATATGATTATGGTTTTGAAATCATGCTTGGATTTACAGACAGTTTATTCAAGTTAGATTTGGATTTATCAACTCCATTTGATGCTCGTTCATGGAATACAAAAGGTAACGAAGAGTCTGACCATTTGTATCCATTGCATCAAATTGGATTCAAAATCGCTGCATTCTTTACGCAGTTTTCTGTTGCTTTCAACAGACAGTAATTCCGCCTAGTAGATGCATGCATCGAAAGGAAGGGAGTCGTAACCAACGACTATAAATAAGGGGTAAACGGGAATGGGAATTGCCCGGCTACCAATAAGTGCGTTACATTCCTATTACAGACAGTAATAGATGTTATTGCATGGGGCGAATGCCTGAGTCCTGAGCATGACTCACTAAAAACTGCTTATAGATTCTTGGAGACACATTGAATAGGCTGTTGATTATCACCGAGAGCTGAGTATGTATTCGGGAGACTATGTCTGAATACAAAGGGGGCGAAGAAGCATAAGGGTACGAACTATGGGGTCAGAGGCACCCAGTGGGTCACGTTAGTCCTCCCATAATGAGCGTAGATGCATAGTAAGAGACGCGACCGAGACTATGTATGTAATTCTACAACGCAACAGAGGCCACGTTGTGAGTCTCACGATAATACCTTCAGTAATTCAATGTGTTTCCAAGTTCAAGTTGGATGGCAGCACGAACACTGCGTGTTCACGATTGTCCATACCCAATAACTGGGCTAGCAGTCTAATCTAGTCCGCCAATGTAGATGTCAAAGTTTACATTGGCACGCTCGTGTTATCCATAGTGGGTAGCACGTGGCAGAAAGGCACACATGATACTGAGAAAGAAGAAAGTTCTCAAACTGATTGAAGACATGATGCTTCGTTCTGAGATAGATGCTCAGGACTTAGACGACATGCACAGTCGTGCCTACCACTCTGGAGTCATTGACGGAATGGGAGACATTCTCTATGCTCTATCACCAAATAGAGCAAGAAGGTTCCCCATTTCTATTCATTGGTTCGAAGAAGACGAGCAAGTATCCAAAAAAGAACTTGCCCGCATTCGAGAAGCAGAGAGGGAACGCACGTTCGAGTATCTCAATCGTGAGAAAGAGGTAATCTAATGATTATCAATACCTATCAAGAAGCGGTCGACTGGTTAGCAGGCGGTCGCAAAAAGTGGGAACGCCCACTTTACACTCGTGGACTACGGCTTCGCAAAACCCAAGCAAATCCAAAAGACATCGAAGTCTTTTATCCTTGGACTAATCAAGCAGTTGTCGTATTCCATCCAGATGACACAATAACAATACAGGCTGGACTTGGACGAACAAGGTGGGGTGGGTATTACAACCCCCTCTATTCTTGGAGTGTTCGAGAAGTAATTCGAATGTATTCAGGAATTACTAGTTTGTATCAAAGAAACAATAAGTTTCACATTGTGTTAGCTGATGCAACAAGAAAACCACCAAAGATACAAAAGTGCAGGCGCTGTCATGGCGCTGGACTTGTCGATGGCTATTGCACTATTCCGTATTGTCATTCGCTGGGCTCTGAAGAGTGCGATAAAACAACTCTCATGCCCGCTACAATTTCAAAACTGAATGGCGGATGGCACAGACACAAGTGTGTTCATGGTTTAAGTACAAACCATTACACAACAAAAACAGAGAAGTGCTTTGGTTGTAACGGTTATGGTAAGAAAGACTATGGCAGTCAGTTAGTAACTATGCTATGGGACGGAACACCTTTGCGATTACAACACGGCACTCTTGTTAATAACAAACCAAGCGAACTAGAGAAAGCGATAGCAGCATATGTCCCAAACATCAGTTGAGTTTGATCCGATAACTTCTGGAGTTCAAATCTATGAATTACCTTTGAACAATCCAGAAACATCATCAGCTCAAGAACTTGTAACGGAATGCACTAACATCATTGTCTACAGCAATACTATGCCTAAAGGTTTTGTAGCATTGTCTGAAGCAAGCAAGTCATTTCGTGAAGCAGTAACAGCAGAAATCATTACAGAAGTATTGGAGTCAGTAAATAATGGCAACGATACCGCTATTGATGATTTGTTTTACACTTTTGCCGCATGGTTAAGAAGCACACCAGATGGAAGCAGCACGCTCAAAACTCTTACAGAGTATGCAGCGTCAATTGCTTTTGCTTTGGAACGCAAAGACTTTGCAGTAAAAGTAATCAAACGCTCTAAACCAGCGGAAGTAGGCGCAACCATTTGGACTATTGTTGATGCGATAAAGAAAGGCATGCCTGGAGTTATCTATCAACAATTAGTTTTAAACAACAAATTGGTAGCAATGCACACGCTGAATGCAGCAAAAGAAAATGGACAACTCAGTCTATTTCTAAAGTAGAAAGGTAGAACCATGTCATACTTTGATAAGTTCAACATGGACGACTTCATCAATAACAATAAAGATGAAGGAAATTGTGAACACGATGACTGCAGTTCATTGGTGGACACAGCCAGAATAGTAATGTCTCATTTACGAGATAATTACGGCGATAGAGAGCACAAGGAAATGATTCCCGCCTGTGTTATCTGCGTTACGTTCCACATTGCCAACATGATGGGTATAACGATAGCCCTTCGTCACCCAGAAGAGTTGCCCCTTGAACTGAGACGATCAGTTCTTGCGGAAGAATTCCCCGACCCATTCTAAATAGGGTTATGTATGACGAGAAGCACTCGAGGTTACTGAGACCCTTGCCCCAACAGCTAAAATCAACCTAATCTATAGATGAACGGACCAGAGGTGAACCCAAGACCTTGTTTCGATACACCACGTGGAACTATCCAAATGACTCCCTAAAGGAGAGTGTGCTAACGAACATGCAGTTGTCTTGTCCAAAAGTCGCAGAGGTTGTGATGCTAAGTAGCGCTCAAGTCTCCCCCTCCTTCGTGCGTAACTCATACAAAACAACAGGTGGTTAGCATATGCACCCACCTTACACAGGAGACAGAGGCGAGCGTGGGTTCCCTGATACATGGGGAAATCCGACTAAAATTATCGCAGCCAGTCCTTTCCGCATTGAAGGTTAATGCGAAGGCGCACGGTTCTTCATCACCGATGAAGCTAAGTTGATAGGCCTATCGGCATGTATTTATACCCCACGCCCTCTGTTCTCTTGCACATAGATTTCCGGCACGGTGCCGGAGACTGTAAGCAAATTGCTTACAGCAACGAATCCACATACCGAGAAGGGGTAGGAAATGGATATCGCTATATTCACAGAATCCTACGAGCCAATAATGGGAACGAAACGCCGTCAAGTTCTTGTTACGCCACATGGCGAGCTCGTACGAATCTATACACGGGTCACTGATGGGACTAAGGGTCCTCACAATAAATGGGAGGAAACTGAATACGACACACTCGTGGGACAGATCGGCACAGCCGAGCAACTTACACGAACTCCAGTCGGCGTATATGTTACGCCTGCTGATGAGCGTGCTATGACTGACAAGGGTTATTCCCCTGTCTTGGGCACTAAAGCGTGTCAGGCTCATACCAAAGCAACACTATCTACAGATACTTTGAGTAATATCCTTCCGGATATTTACTCACAAGTAAGCGAGCGCGATGATTCACTCGATGACTATGTTCTCGATAATCGTCGTCAAGCTGGCTCTGTAGTTCCGGTGGCAATGGGGGCTGTGCCAACACAAACAATCGCCACGCCAATCGAATCAACACCTGTGGTAACACCGACACCAGCGTATGTTGCGCTAGCAGTCGTGCCACCAATGGAGTTGGCTAAAAAGTATGTGCATAGGCAGGTATTTGGCAAAGAAGACTTTGCTATCTACGACTATGCCCGTTCTAACAACATCAACGTGCTTCTATACGGTCCAACAGGTCCCGGCAAGACAACATCTGTCGAAGCTTGGGCTGCTGAACGTATGCTCAGACTTGCGTTGGTATCTGGCAATGCATCATTGGAGCCAAGCCAAATGTTTGGCAAAATGACTCAGATTGATGGCAAGTGGGTTTGGATTGATGGTCCAGTCACCGATGTTATTCGCAACGGTGGTGTGTTGCTCCTCGACGAGGTCAACTTCATCAACCCTAAAATCTACACAACTCTATACACATTGTTGGCAGGACAGCGTTCGATATCACTACTAGATCACATGGGTGAAGTAATCAAGGCTCATAAAGACTTGACTATCTTTGCAACAATGAATCCAGATTATATCGGCACTACACCGCTCAACTTCGCGTTTCGTAATCGCTTTGATATCCAAATTCCTTGGGATTACGATGACAAGGTCGAGTCTAAATTGGTTAGTTCCAAGTCTCTGTTGAATCTTGCTAAGCAACTTCGCGTTGAAGCTGCTAAAGGTCAATACGAAACCCCAATCTCAACCAATATGTTGATTGAGTTCGTTCAGTTCGTGGGTGACTTGAGTTATGAGTTTGCAGTTGAAAACTTCATCGCTCACTTTTCCCCAGAAGAAGCAGCGTCAGTTCGCCTTATCTTCCAAACTCACGAACACAACATTAAGACTGACTTCGGTATAGAAGTGCCTGTCACTGTTACACAGCCTGAAGAATCGTTAACTCCTGAACAAGAACTTGAACAGTGGGTTAATGGTTTTGTCCCAACTTCTGTTTAGAAAGGATAAACATGCCATTGATTGATGGACTGAGAGATGAAGAAAACTCTTGGTATATCAAGGAGGCTAGGGATGAAGATTTGCAGGAACGTGCACTACAACTAGGAACTCTATGTCGTGTGTATGAACAAGCAGATCGTGTTCTAACTGGCGATCCGATTGTTGTGAATGTTGTAAATCAAGGCCCGGCTCCAGCCTGGTCTGACGGTGCAACAATCACATTTAATGCTTCCGAGATTCAAGACATGGACTTGGAAACATTGACACAAGTTACCGGCCTCAACTACCATGAGCTTTGTCATCAACTGTATACGCCTCGCAAAGGCACAGAAATGGTGAAATGGGTTATAGAAAATCAACTTATGGAGAGCATGAATATTCTCGAGGATCAACGAATCGAGACCCTATTTACTGCTCGCTACCCATCTGTTATTCCATACCTATCATCTACCTGTGCTCGCTGGCTTTCAGAAGATGAATCAGATGTCTCTGGAACCTATTTGGCGATACGTGGTCGCAGATACTTGCCGGTAGAAGTTCGAGAAGCATATCGAGATGAGTTTGCTTTTCCAGAACTAATACCTACATTGGCTAGAATCATTGATGAGTATCGGCTGTTAGTATTTCCTCGAGATTATGAACGAGCCAAAGAATTGATTCAACAATTCAATGACTATGTTCTACAACCAACAGGAATACTGGACCAAATTAGAGCACAAGTTAGTGCATACAACTACAATCCAGAAGATGGTGGATGCACTCTCGGTGGTCCTACAGGCTGTGGGGGTCGTGCTCCCATGGCTAAAGGAAGACCAGAACCTGGCAAAGCACAGGAACGTGATGCTGCTCGAGCTAAAGGTCAAGGCGTAGGAGAATCTCCTTACACCTACAAACCAAAAGTAAAAGGAGCCGGTAATCAAAAGCCTAGTGGTAAGCAAGATAAACCACAAGACGATGATGGAGGTAGTGGTGGTGGAAAAAACATTACAAACCACCGCACTCAAGATGAAGCACTAGATATACGCGAGAGTAATCTAGATACACCACCAGACATTGGTGTTGGTCATACTCCCAGCGTAGGTGGTGTTCCTAATCACATTGGAAACATGCTAGATGATATTGTCTTTGATACTTTGAACAACAAAGATGTTATATCTGACATCAAAGCCAAACAAAAAGTAATTGTTGGTGGCGATGGTAGGTATGAAGATCAAAGTAAACGAGGCAAGTTTGATAGGACTCAGATTCCTGCAGAAGCAATAGTAAGTTATCGCAAGTTTGCGAAAGAACTACAACGCTTGCGTGATGAATCCGAACCATCATGGATTAGAGAAACTCCCTCTGGCAAATTAAACTTCAAACGAGTTATGGCTGGGTGTGAACCCGACGTAGCGTTTGATAGATGGGATGAAGGCGATGATGGATGTGACATCGAGGCTGTTATCTGTGTTGACAGGTCAGGCTCTATGTCATTCCAAAGCAATGATAGAAAGGCATCTATAGCGTGTTGGACTATTAAGCGAGCGTTAGAACACATAGGCGCACCAGTTACTGTGTATGCCTTTGATGATCAAAACGAAGTTGCCTACAACAGAGCGGAGAAAGCCGATCGTCTCCAGTATAAGTTTATATACGGTGACGGCGGAACTAATCCCTATACCGCATTGCTTGAGGCAGAACAATTACTCATGTCCTCACGCAAGAAGAATAAGATGCTGTTCATAATTACTGACGGTGAGTTTAACCACGACCCTAATGATGATTTGATTGAACGCATCTCTAAGCGAGGTATTCTTACTTCGCTTGTCCTAATCATGGACGCTAAATCATTTGATAATCACTACAGCAACAAGGATATGAAGAAGGTAGCCCACAGAACAGAAATCTTTGGTCGTATCTCTCATGCTGGCGAGTTACTATCGTTTGCCAAAGCGGTGGTAGTTGGTGCTATCAAAAAGCGTTCTCGTAGACGGTAGAAAGGAGTAACTATGTGCGCAGAAACTATGTGCGTAGTTTGGGATGCTGTGACAGAGACCATAATCGGTCCCTTCAATTCACACGATGATGCCCAAATGTTCGTGCTACATGCATCAGACATACTGATTGATGGCAATGTTTCCGAACTAACCATCGAACCTGTGTCAGACCCACAAGACTGGGCTCTTGACAACGCCTATGACGGTTCGCTATTTTCTACCCAGGAGGCTAACTAATGGCTATACCAAAGCAGGAACTATACATGACAGCATACCGGTTCAAAGAACAGGAGGATGCACGTTATGAAGAGGATAAAAAAACAGTTGTTAAACTCTTCATCAAACATAAACAAGAAGACCTACTACCAATGTTAGGGTTGGAGGTGAATAATGATTAACCTTGCAAATATGGAAGAAGTCCAAGCTATTATTAATGATAAGAGTTTAGACTTCGTAGGTGTAAAGAAAAAGATTGAAACTTTACATCCTGATTACATTGTGTTTAGAACTCCAACAGGAGTATCTGTCCAGCATAAGGATGAGGTGAGTATCGATTGGTAAACACATTCTTACCTTGGCCTGACATGGAAAGATCAGCTAAGGCTCTAGACAACAAACGATTAGGTAAGCAACGAGTTGAAGCACTGCAGATACTCAGAGCAAACTTAGGACTAACTAAAGGCTGGAGAAATCATCCGGCTGCGGTTATGTGGCGAGGTCACGAAGGTTATCTATATCTATACACAAATGCTATGTGCATGGAATGGAGACAACGGGGCTTCGTCGATAATGTTCAAGGTCAGCTTCAAGATATATATGCAAAGTTTGACCTAGAAGGGTGGGAGCCACCGTGGTGGTGGAACAACAATGAGTTCCATAAATCTCACCGATCTAATCTCAAACGTAAAGATCCGATTTGGTATCGGTTTCGAGTGCGAGATAACCTGCCGTATAAATGGCCCAAGCCAGATGGAACTCTGGCAATAACACAAAAGAAGGGAAAAGGTAAATGAAACCAATATCAAGAAGAAAAGAAAGAGGAGATTGATGCCTAATTGGTGCAGTAATACTGTCATCATTCAGGGCGAGCCTGGAGAGGTCCAACAACTTCTAGATTCAGTAGAGGATAGCGGGACCGCATTCAGTCTTGATAAGGTCATAGCAATGCCAAATGCATTGCGTGGTCAGTCAGCGCCTGAACGTGATGAAGATGCCGCATCTACTAACATGAAACTCTACGGAGCTAAAGACTGGTATGACTGGTCTAATCTCAATTGGGGGACTAAATGGAATGTAGATGCAAATATTGTCTACGATAACGGCAAGAACAATCCGTTATTAAATCAGAATAGAACTGTTCGTATTCAGTTTGAATCTGCGTGGGCTCCACCCTTGCCGGTGTATGAAGTGTTGGCTGCAAGGTGGCCCAACACAAACATTTACGTCGCCTATGATGAACCCGGTTCAGATTTTGCCGGATACGTCATGTATACCAAAGGGCGAGCAGTTAAGGAGGGAAACTTCTCATCTCCAAGTGGCCAAATGAACTATGTAGATCCTCCAAGTGAGGAGGACGTGTTCACGTGGTTTCCAGATGAAGAAAATTATGAGGAGGTGGGAAGTTATGTAGAAGCGGCCAAAATTCAACACCATGCTATGAAAGCAAGGCTAGAAGCAATGGCTAGTAAGTTAAGATAACAACAGAAAGGGGTAGCCATGGATAAAGAAATGTACTACAACATAGTTGTATCATTTCATATGCAAGTTGCAAAATGGCGCGTTGATGACCCCACCAACAAAGATAACTGGGAGTATTCCCTTGAGATCTATGATCGTAATCAAGGTAGGTGGATAAACATCAATGACCTTAAAAGACCGGGCGAGTTTAGCTACGTATATGACGTTAAACTCAATCCGGTACAAGAAGTAAAACCTCCGGGAGCACCGGAGGTTCTAGACGGAGAGTAGCCTATTAGAGCTTACTCCGCTAGTATACAGCAGTATGAAGGGAGATAGGAACATGCTGTATATGCAAGTTAGAGACAAGCATATCCAAAAGCTAGTTAAAGCTCTTGAAGATGCGGGTCTCGAGGTATCCAGAACCAAAGGTAAGCAGCACGTTAGAGTGCGTAATCCAAAGACGGGTAAAATTGTCTTCTTTGGCGCTGCTTCACTTGGTGATTGGAGAGCCTCAAAAAACATCCTACGTGACCTAAAGCATGTAGGATATAACAGTAATAAACTCGGATAAGAATAGGAAACACAATGCCACGAAAAGTAAAACAACGTGTCAAAGTAAACCTACGCCAAAATCTTGAAAAAGGTGGCGCATGGTTATGTGAAATCCTGTTTCTAGATGAAACAGATACCACAGTCTCAGTAAATATGACAGCATGGAAAAATGCGTCTGCTGCTAAACGCCATATCAAATCTATCATCTCTACATCTACACCTAGAAAGAGCATCAAGCTTTTAGGAAGTGTTGTAGACGAGAAAGGTAAGCCTACGTATTTCGCAGGTGATATGACTTACTCAGTGGCGGCATAACCATGACTAAAACAGAATGCACACTGTGCTACGGGAAAGGCTACACTGGTTGGACATCCCCCGATGGAGATTACTCTATTGAAACCTGTGAATGCCAAAACTAAAATCTTCTCCTGATAGCCCTGTCTAAATAATTAAGCCCCCGCCTTTATGGCGGGGGCTAATGTTTGTGTTGGCGATTTTTGCCTAGTCTTTATGGAACTCTTCAAACTCGTCTTCTAAGTCTTCCAAATCTTCTAAATCTTCAATATCCCCTAATTCATCAGGCCATTCATCTTCAAATTCATCTTCAAATAGATCTGGATCTAGGTTATCTTCTTGCATGTGCTCTCTCCTTATTTTGTATTATCTTTGATTAGTTTTACTTCGCAAGCATCTGTGGTGCAGTATGCTTCACCAACGGCGTCTGCCGCCATGCCAGCATATACTCCCGCAAAGTCTATAGGAAATAATGTCATAGTTGCTTCATCATACTCTTCTTTTGTAATTTGAGTATAAGGCATCTGTGGGTATACAGAATTACCTGACGGGAGGAACGAGACTGTCTTCAGCTGGCCATCGTACATATGCAATACTGTGCCTATGTGATTACTTTCAGTTTCGGGGTCAAAGCTGATAGTTACAGATACCGAGTTATCAGACCAATGCCTTTGGGCTGTAGCCGCTAATCCAATTTTCTCATAGATAGAGACTTCTTTCTCTGACCTGACTGCATTTGACTCAATTGGGAAGAATACAACGGACGTTGTGTCTGGTGATTCTGATGCGGGCTCAACCCTATACATTGCCATCTTAAATAGTGGGAGCATAGGGTCTGAGTTGGCAAATCTTATGGCTCTTAAGAAGTACTTTCCACCTACTGGCCAGTGAACTCCCGGAGATTCTCCTGCTAAAATACTGACTGTTCCTGACGGCTTAACCGTGGTCATTTTAATTGACTCTCGGATACCTAACCATTCTGAATATGATTGATCATAGTTCTTAATTACTTCATATCCCGCATCCATCCAGGATCTGAGCTCCGGTAAACCTTTATTGTCCGCAAAGTTGGCGACTCCACTTATAGATGTTCCAATACGACGATTGCGCTGCATAATTGCATTTGTCTCTTCCCAGTGAGTAGGGAGTAGAGTTACGGTCTTAGCATAGAGATACGCAAACTTAAGGGTTCTCTTAAAGTCTTCTAAACTCTCGTGACGATTTAGGTACGTTTCTACCAATGTACAGCATTCAAAAGATTCTAAAGACTGTTCGGCACAAGGGTTATAGCCTGCTGCTCTCCAGTCTTTATTGTTGATTGGGTCTGATAAACGACCATATTGTCTAGTTACGTCCATCCAGACTACACCTGGCTCACCGTTACGAGCAATACCATCAATGATGGGAGATAAGTCTTGTCCTACAGAGACTTCCACAGAGTTATTAGACATCCATGCCCAACCCGGTTTAGCCGGATCATAGCTATTACGTTCTGGATAAACTTCTGCATTCTTTAAGTTGAGAAAATCAGGGTCGTCAATACGACCAATAAGAAGTTCAGCGCTACGACGTACGTTACCGCTAACGACGCAAACGCCAATTAGATTACCAATATCAGCAATATCTTTGCGAGTGAGTTTTTCACCGGCTCTTCCATTAAATATACTGTGGATATAGTTATGTAGTTTTTCTAACGGTTCGTGTCCCGCCGCTGTTCCGCCAAAAGTCTTAATTGGCGTTCCCGCTGGGCGAATCTCTTTGTAATCAAATACTGGAGCCGACGAATCTGGTCTGAGGTAGGAATTGATAAGGAGGCTGACTGACTCAACCCATCCTTCTCTGGTGTCTGATACGACATATTGTTCTCCTTGCTTAGGGGCGTAGATTGTAAAGTCCTTATCCGCTCCTTTGTCGTCAAACCCCACACCAACTCCAAGCATTGATGCTTCCATTAAAAATGCAAATGGTCTAGATGGATCGACTTTCGTCATAGATAGGGTAGACACGAATGCGCAGTTCTGAAGCGCGGCAGAGTTTCGGTATTGATTTACTATGGGTGTTCCCATTACCCATAGTCCACGTCCCGGTGGAGTCCACTTTAAGTTCCACAAACGGTCAAATGCTTCTTTAGCCGATGCTTGAGCCTTAGCGTCATTCCACGGAAGACGATTAGTTTTGGCATGCTCTTTCTGGAGAGAATACATACCGTTGATGACTCGCTCACAAACGTCTACCCATGTTTCTTTGGTTCCGTCTGTTTTTAATCTTGAGTATGTTCTTAAAAAGGTTATCTCTCCCACCGAGTTACCTGCGGCATCTTTATAGCCCCAAGGTACTGACTTTCCTCTATATCCATTAACAAAGTCTTCGGTTAACTTAAATGAAAACAATTTACGTCCCTTCTAATCTTCGATATGGTCTGAGATAATCTTACTAGTTTCTGACTCGGATAGCCCATCGCCAGGCAGTTGTCTGAGGGTGTTGGCTCTGTCTCCAAATAGGGCAGACATAACACCTCCAGAGGTCTGTCTTTCGACGGTCATCCGGACAAACTCTCGATTGTCCTCCAGTTCTTTCAGTTGCTTTACGATCTTAAATAGTCGATCAATTTCCTGCCCAGTATTGGGATCTGGATACCCGCCGTTTAATTCTTCGGCGTAACGAGAGAAGGCAACTCTAGCACCTTGCATCTCGATGATGGCATTGAGCAATCCCTTCAATTGGTCTTTAGTCTTAACCTCTACTGGAAGGTTGAATGCACAAGCATTATTTTCCTTAAATGCGGGGCAATTTGCTGCAACAAAACATGTATTACATTGACGCAATGAAGACTGGTTAGTTCCGAGCACATTTACGTCTCTTATCAGGTCCCTTCCATCTTCATCTTTATCTATAACTCTCTTCGTAGATACTGAAAATACGGGTAAATTCATAGTTTCTGATGGGTCTCTAGGAACTATTTTCATAGTTGCTGGGGTGTTTTCTTTCCGCATATCTAAGTCCTTGTTATCAGGTTCCAACCCTAGTGTTTCCGCAGAACCGGGAGTATCTATGTCATCACTGTTATCAGATAACAATCTTAAATGTGGTGGTTTTTTCTTGTCCAAAGATTCCTCCAGCTGCAGGTAGCTCCAAATAGCGAGGCGAGTTACCTCGTTACTATCATCATTAATAATCTTATCGAAATCCAAACCTGCCCGTTCAATAACAGCTTTATAACGTGGCCGTGCCTGGTCTTTTTGTTTCTTTTGGTATCGTACTAGTTTAGTTCCATCCCAGACAATAGTTTCTCCTCGCATCATGGGGGATAGCCACGAGAGGGTGCTGGCGGTGGATAGAGGCACTTGTCTTAGATTGTCTGGCTTGGCACAACCCAAACCATGGAAGTTAGTACCAAACTGCCCTTGTAGGGCCCTGGTTCTTCCGGATAACGTAGCGTCGTCTTCTATAGTATCTCCCAGAATAGCTATGTTAGCCCACTGCTCTGCTAAAGCCATTAAAGTTGGGTGCCCATGTTGTGAGTGCCATACTGGCCAGTATTTATCCCCAAGTTCAAATCCAAGAGTTTTTCGTTGCTGGGCAATCCAGTCATGACCAAGGGCAGGGGCATCAAACTCTACAACACCAGATATACGATCATAGTTAATTGCAACCCAATCCTCGAAGTTAGCCGCATGTTCTTCTAGCTCAGCCTTACTTAGGTTGGGATTAGATCCGGCACCGGCTACATAAATCTTTACATCATCAGGATATTTCTCTGATAATAGATAGTCTTTAGTTTTAGGTAAACCGCGTTTAGCTAGGCCCCAGTAACTAACGCCTATATGTTTTACTCCACTATCAATCAAAAGAAGTCTATGAGAGGGGACTTCTCCCCCAAGAAATACTATATTCATTCAAATCTCTTTACCTTGCTGCCCAAATCAGCATCTAACAGAGCCAATCGTTGACGCTCTACTTCTGCAGATAATTCTTTCCAGGGCCTTACCGGACGGGTAGTTCTAACAAACTTTGGTGCAGAAAATAACAATGTAGGTACATTGTTGGCGAGCGCATAGGCACATCTATCTACATCTGGATCTATAAAAAGCTCTACTCTGCCTTGAGATCTGGCAACATCTAGCTGACGCATGCGTAGATCTTTACCCTCAAAAGCACATCTATCATCATAGATTTGGGCATAACCAACTATGAGATTAGATTTAAGCCAATGTTCTGTAAGTTCTGGGTTTTGATCTGACCCAATAGTCATGCGGTAGTTTTGTGCTAGTACTCTATATAGTTTAATACCGTCTGGGATTGGATCCCCAACTTCGGTACACAGCACGCCTTCTAACGATATTAACGCTGTATTCATCTATGGCCTTAGAGCTCTTCTGACCATAACACTTGCATCAGGGAGCTCTACGCCATACTGCTCTAGTTGACTTGCTTCTTCTGCTGCCTTTTTGTGGTCCTTAATTGTTCTTAGTGCTTGTATTACCCCAGTTCGTTTTCCAGCTTGCCATCTATAGTTATTAAAATCAGAATAGCCTTCGCCAATACGACTAAAGGCAACTTTTCTTCCAGAATGTATTTCATCAAAGAAAGCTTCAGCTTGCTCTGCAGCAAGTTTTAGTTTAGATTCGGCATTAACTCTGTGTGCGGGGTTTTGTGCACTTCTAACCTCATTGAGCGCAGAAGAATACCTGTCTACAAGTTCTGAACCTTGTTGATAATCTCTATTAGCTTTCAAATCCCATTCTGCATTGCGTGGCGGTGTTTCATACTTAGGCTCAACAGTCCAGTCATCTAGAATTAAATCATAGGCGGCATATGGGTTAATATTTCTAATATCGGACTGCTCATTTACATAAAAAGTTAATTCAAATCCGTGCCAGTTTTTTGTTTTTGGAGCCAAAGCGTTATAAAACCCTTCATTTATTTCTTTGGCAATCTCTGCGTCTGAGAATCCTATATAGTTTTTATTAGACTCTCTAAAGCTAACGTAATCTACCCCCACCAAACAATCTAAATCTCCGGGAAGCCGTGCCGCCTCCCATTGATAGGAAACCCCAGATCCGGCTAACCATGCCCTAGTCCAACTATGAGCATTGTTAAACCTTCCATCAAGGAAAGTCATTAGTAGCGTTAGAACACCTGTTCGAATAAACGGGTGAAGCTTTTCGCCCACATCAAATAGCTTTGGGTCCAACATAGGGGATGGTGCGCTGAAATAAGAGGTAGATGCCGGTGAAATCGCGGGAATAGGTCCGCTCTTGGCTATAGCATCAATGTAACTCATAGCCCTATTCTTTCACTGAGTGTGCAGGTACGTCTTGGTTTATTCTGCTTCAGCAGACTTTTCTAGCTGTTTAATACGGAGCACAGTATATTCAGCAGCGGCCTGTGCCTGAAGATCGCTGACGATCTCCGAGCAGAACCGGCGTACCTCCACAAGGGAAGCTTCTCTATCTAAGTCAATAGAGAAAATCTCTGGGTTTCGTTCAACAAACATATCGCCGTTTTCATTCACTAATACGGCAAATCCGGTCTTCATCTTTGGCTTGTTTTGTGTTTCTTCAGTCATGATGCTCCTTATTTGTATAGGCCTTTGTCTTCACGTTGTCTTGTTACATAATATGTCTTTACTGGGCAGAAATCACAAAGATATACGTTGGTACTAGCAGACTGTGCTGCGGACTGTAAACCAACTTCTTTGCGAAGTTCTGCAGTGCTTTTAGGAATTAGACGCTTTTTGCTGTCTCTCCAATCCCCACAAGCTCCTACGGGACGCATATGTAAGTTGTAACACTTCATTGCGTCATCATAGAAAGTTGCTTTAGTTGTGTAGTAGTCTGGATCTAGATCCGCTAAACCCCCACCAACTCTAGTTCTTAAATTCTTTATGATCTCTTTTTTAAACTTTTCTTGAGACCATATTTTTACTCCGATCTTAGATAGAAAACCTGTGTGGGGAACGCCAGCGGACTGATGTTTTTCAACTAACAGCTCTAGCAGCGTATCATCTTCTGGACGACCTTCAAAGTCTGGCAACTCTTCTATGGTCTTACAGTTAAAGCAATAGAGTAGACGAATCTTTGGACCGTCATCACGAACCTCGGTGTATGTTCCTTGGTCGGCAGGCGTGTTTCCACTACCTAAAATAGGAATATCAGACATGGGCCTATCCTAGCAGGTAATTTACTCGCCCCTGGTATTCCTGCGTGGTTTGCTCTGTACGGGGGCTGGAATAGCTGGTGTTGCAAGCTGAGATGTCTCGGTAAGCATCCTTTGCTCATCTGTTTCTCTATCAGAAATGGGAGTTAATCCGGCAGAAGCGGCTAGCTCGTTAACTCTTGCCGGTCCAAAGAACTCTTCTTCAGCCACTTTTCTAAACTGAGTAGTTGGTGGAGCAGGTGGAACAAAAGAATCTGTTTTATGGACGCGTTTATGGTGGGCAATTGCTGGAACTATTAAAGATCTTGCTTCAGTACCCTCTAACCCTAAATTTTTGGCGTGATAATAGTAGGCTTCAGCACTGGGCTGCACGCTCCCATCATCTGCGGTAGACAATGATCTTAAAAGAGCTTGGTGAGCTAAATGTAGGCGGGATTTGCCGCCAGTAGCTCTAGATATAACATCAGGAATTGCAGGCAATGTGGCTTTCCACCCCGCATCAACTAAATCTTTAAAGTCTTTTTCTGAAAGCACGTCTTGAGCTTTAGGTTTTGGAGCTCTTCCTGGACCATGAGTAAGTTTTTTTCTACCCGTCCAAGGTTGAGCACCGGCTTGTTGTGCAAAACTTTCGTCTCTAAATTCACCTAATTTTTTATGTCTAGCTCTATGCACTCGAAATGCAAGTCTGTCGTCCTTTGTGATCGGATAGCTAGCAAACTCTTCTCCGCCCATATACTCAGACGCGGGAGTTGGTTCCATAGAAACTGCTGTTTCATCCCTACTTAGTTTTAGAGCTTTTAGATGCCTATCACATACGGGCATGTGCATTTCTTGACCCGGAACTTTTATAAAGTGTCTGGCATAACCCGCATGTCTAGAACCTGGAGCATCACATTGCAATGGTTTGTGTGCTTCCGGTCTATTTCTAAATAATTTTTCTAAATAGTCAAAAGTAGGTTCATCTAATTCGCCTGTATACGCATCTACCTGAGTTTCTTCAGGTATGCCAATTACTCTACGACGATATCCGCCAGGATGAAACTCTTCACTGAGGCCAACCTCAACGTGACCCCCAGATTTTTCAATATCTGTTTTACCTGGTTTAATGGTATCTGGAAGCGCCTCAAACTTATCGGGAGATATGTCTGGGCCTTGTCGTTTGGCCGGTACATTACCACCAGAACCTGGGACAACATCGTTAGCCATTTTTCTTTCGCTTCTTGCCTTTGGTAAGTGCGGTAGCGTTATCTCTTAATTCTCTGTTATCACGAATTCCCATAGTTCCGGTAAACTCATTATCATCAATTGCATAGTCTGGATGATCTTTTGGTAGGGCAGCACGACGAGCAATATCTGCATTTATTTCTGCTATTAAATCTCTCTTTTTAGGAGCAAAACTAGGACGACTGTTGTCGCGACGTGGAACATTACTCATCTTGTTTCGTCATCCTTTTCATATCACGTTCTTCTTTAAATTTACCCATTGATATTACATTATTATTGGATTCGTCTGCACCAACCATTAGATTAGCTAAACGACCCTTCCCAGCTAAACCATTTAGTACATCTGCAGTAGTATTTGGTCCAGCCTTTTTAACTCCGAATCCCATGTCATTTGCTACTAAATGCGAAGTGTCTTCTGGTTCGTAGTCGTCATCATAACTAGATTCACCAGTTACTTCGTTAATGCCTTGTTCTTTACCTAGTATGTGCTCAAAAAACGCATTTTTTCCTAAACGAAAACGCGCTTGAATATCGCCAGGACCTCTTCTAATAGGTACGACGTTAGACGGAGTGTCCTTCTCGTCCATGGACTAGTAGGTTGGCCCCATAGTATCTTCATAAGAGTTAGAAACTCTTTGAGAAGACGATGCAGCTTTTGTAGCTAATGGGTTTACCTTAGTGGAATCTTCTTGATCAATATAATCATAGTTCCAATAAGGATGTAAGTCTTGACGGTTAGCTCTTACTAGTTCGTCGCCCTTGCCTGCAGCTACAGTTGTATTCGGACGTACCTTACGATACTTTCCATCAGTAGCGCCTTCGTTTAGGCTTTGGTTTAGTGAGCGTGATTCGTTAGTTGCCATTAGTTATCCTTTTTCTTAGGTGCGGTTACTTGTACAGAAGGCATTGGTTCACGATATGGCTCGTTCTTTTTTGCGCCACCACTTGTCCAAGGATCTGCTGCACGGGCATCGTTATCCTTTTTAGCAGCGCTAGTAACGCTAGCTAAAAGAGCAAGTCCATTAGGTGATTTAAATCCCTTACGTATTTTATCTCTACGAGGTACAAAACTCATTTTTTGCCCGCTTTCTTTTTCTTTTTGGCCTGTTTTTCCCGCTCTTTATCCGACATAGTCTTTACCTTTAAAGGTACGATCTTTGTTTTTTTAAGTGGGCTATCCACGTCTATAGTATTACGTGTAAATACCCTTTTATCTCGTCTAACGCCCGCCATTATGACTTCACATCCCGTCTGACTTGCTTTCTAACCCTAGGTCTGATTACTTTTCGGGTTCTAGACCTCTGTCCAGTAGCTCTATAAATACGGCGTTGTGCAGCGCTTTCTGAACCTGGGTTTAGTGTAGTAGATTGTTTACCTACCCAACGCCCAGAGGGTCTTTTCTCCCAACTATCGCCAACAGATTGGTATTTAACGCCGGTCTTAGTTTTAGGTTTGCGAGCTACGGCAGGTTTATAAGCTTTTACAGTCTTAGGTTTTTCAGCCACCCATAGCCCCTTTCCTTGCAGATTCGTACTTTAAATTTCTACATGTTGGGCAAACCTTGCCGTCACCATACATGACAACTACCGGATCCATAACTTCCCTGCACTTACGACAAATTCTACTACCATCATAGATAGTAAGGGTACTGATTTCTTCTACCATACGGACTCAGTTACGTTTCTGGAAGTACCCTGGTAAGAAGTTGGAGACTGTGAGTAGTCAGTTCTAGTTGGCTGGTACTCAATATTGACATCTACTATGTCCATAATAGTAAGCTCTTCAGTTCTATAGCCGAACTTAGGACGAAATAGCTGGATCTGAGGTAGGTTAGGACGCACAATATCTTGAATCATAGCTGCCGGCAAAGTTACAGACATAATTGCACGACTAATTAAGGCATCCTGGGTATCTTCAAAAGGACCCATGTAGTCATAACGGATTTTAGGACCGTTATCTACAATTTCACGGGGCTTACTGTGATCGTATACGCCGTCTTGCATCATGGTTTTCTCTTTGGTAATCGACTCATCTTTTTACCTACACTTTTTGATGAAGCCAAAGCATCAGTAATATTTGATGTTATAAGCGGCTCATCATCGTTACTTGTTGTGCCGCCAGAAGGGTTAACTTGACGACCTTGTGGAAACCAACGAAGTCTGTCTCGTAAATATTCATGTCTTGGATGTGGATTATCAAAAGTATGTACAGTCTCTCCGGCAGCACGTTTAGCACGTACGCCTGATCTTTCTTCGTCTCTTCTTCTTTTTAGCGGTTTAGAAAGATCGCCAAAGGGGTCCTCTTCATCCATATATCTAATGACGTCTTCCATTCTATGCCAAGTTCTTGTACCACGCTGTAAACGATCTTCACCGCTACTACCCATACCCTTACGCTCAACGTAATGTGGCATGTTTCTGGTGTGTGTCCATTTTTTGACGGTATCTGGATGAACGCCGTAAACTCTCGAAAGCTCTGAGTTACTTAAAAGAGATAAGCCCTCATTATCAACAGGAACTGGTGCTGCAGTTGAGGGGCGTGTATATTCCTTAGACATAACTTCATCAAAATGTTCTTTGCTTTGAATAGGCTGAGCCTTAGGCATATCGTCTCTGGGATCGGCCACTGCTTCAAACTTTTTGACCTGGGGGGTTTTTTTATTATTGTCTTTTTTTGCCATTATTGCCACCTAGGTTTTAGGTGTTCAAAATGTCCAGCAAGCTTTGTATTAAACTCTAGAGGTACGTTGGCAGATATATTAGCCTTACCATCATTGATTAAACGTGGTGCTGGAGCTAAAGTAGACTTAGGGGCATTGCGTTTAACCATAAAAGCAACTCCCCCCTCATTATCTATAAGCTTAGCTTGAGCTTTAATTCTACGGTCAGGCTCTAGTCCTTCTGGCCAAACATATTCACCAAGGTCTATGCGTTCGCCCTTATGAACACCGCGTTGGTATCCACGTTGATTCTGACGTGCCTTAAGGGAGTCAAGTACAACATCTGATACCGCGTAAGGCTTTCCTCTATCGTCACGGCGAGAACGAATAGTGCCTAAATAGCCGTCAGGGTATTCAGCAGACGGCGTTTTTCCTACACCAATACGCAATGAATCCATTACGCTGCGAGTAACTACAGGCGTACCTCCACCACCAGTAGTGGTGTAAGCTCCAATATACCCGCTAGCGCCCAGGTATTGCCAGTTTTGATGTGAGGATGGCACGATTATTTCTCCTCAGTAGTCTCTTTAACTTCTGCTTTCTTTTTTACTGCTGCTTTTGGTTCTTCAACCACTTTTGGTTCTTCAACCACTTTTGGTTCTTCAACTACAGGCTCTTCAACAACAGGCTTTGAAATAGCGGGGGTAGGTAAAGAAACTTCAAAGATCTTTACGTTTAGATCTCTACTTAGTTTTATAAACCATGGCAAGTGAGAAGCACAATAAAATTGAGACGTTGGTTTTTGTCTCAGTTCGTATACAGCAACACTTGAACAGTTATCGCACTTCATTATTTTTTCTTTTTCTTCTTTGACTCTGCCACGATTGATTCAAGTTGTTTTTCAATCTCTGGAAGAACAGCTTTGACAATACCAAATGCTGGGTCTTTTGGATTAAATGCACGTGCTGCTACGGGTACAACAGCTGCAAGTCCTGCGGCAATAATTCCTTTTGGATCTGTAATTTCTCCAGTTTGCCATACGGCTAAAGCTGCTGCAATAAAAGAGCGACCGTATGAGGCTAACATAGCCTGTAGTTGTTTCTTGTCCATATTTATCCTTTCTAGGGAGGGTCCTAGACTACCAATAGTGCCCTAAAAGGGGTGTAACGTCAGGCTAATCCCGGCCTTCTTTGAGGTGCTGATCTAATCTGCCCTTCATTTCAGCCACATCAGCCCGGATCTCGGACAACAAGGGGAGGATCTCCAACTTAACTTTGTCAGAAAGACTTGATCCACCGTTAGGTTTTAATTCACTTAAGTATTCTTTAACAAGATATTGATTAAACTTTTTAATTCCAATTCCGAGTGATGAAAGAATTGCAATTAGTCCTGTAATTACTCCAACCCAATCAAGTACTGACATTTAAACTCCCAAGCGATATTAAGTTGTAAGTGCAAACTATGATACATGTAACACAATCTGTCATGGTAAAGTACGCTTACAAGATAGGAGATTACCGTAAATACACTGCGTATATTCGCAGCACTAATTGGTCTCTATAAAAGAATAACATTTGCCCTAGGAGTAGGGTTTTTTTTCGTATTGCTAACTATTTCTTCTGCCTACGCTGAAGGGGAAGGGTCAACAACCACAGGAGAAACAACCCAACAGCCCACACAAAGTCCAGAACCATCTCCTAGTCCTTCCACAACGTCTTCGAGCGAAGCGACTCCAACTCCGACTCCAACTCCAGAACCCTCGCCTGCAACTTCGGACCCTCAAACTTCCAGTACGACATATTCCACTGAGGCGCCTCCATCCCAGACGAGTGGGACTGCGTCAACTTCTGGTTCATCCGAGCCAAGTCCGACTCCTGCGCCTTCACCTTCGCCTGAGCCCAGCGCAACTCCTCTTCCAACATCAGAACCCGCTCCATCTTCTGAACCGAGTCCAACTCCAACACCGACTCCAGAGACTTCACCTTCCGTAACAACGGCTCCTTCGTCTGAACCCAGCCCACAACCCAGCCCGCAAGAAACGACAACAACGGTAGCCACAACTCCAGAAACATCAACGGTTACCTCCGTTCAAAATAAAATTGAGAGCGCAACTGTAACATTAAACACGGCTGTTCAAGCCGCTAGTTCAGAACAACAATCTGCTGCCGCTACTCCGGTTGCAGAAGCTCAGACAGCTATTGCAGCCGCCGAATCTGCCACCGTAATAGCTGTAGCAGCGCAAACTGCCGTTGATTCTCAAACTGTTGTGGTGTCTACGGCAGCAAGTAACGTGTCTACTGCTCAAGAGCAATTGGCTACTCTTCAGGGTGCCCCAGAAAACACAAAAGTTTTTACAACAGATGGGTATGTAGCTCCGGTAGCTCCTGAAAGCCCTACGGTAACTACTACTACTCTTCCTATTATGTATGATGCTGCAACTAAGATTCAAACACCATTTGACATTAAAATGGGTGATACCGTCTATAACGGTCAAGGAACAGCTAGCCAGATCTATGTAACTTCTAAAGCAACTATTACCTTTGGTACTGGCGACTTTAACTGGTGGGATTTTCCTAATGGTCCAAGCATCTCAGTGTTTGCAAGTGACTACCAGAATGCTGGTCCTGGGGCATCGACTGTAGTCACTACTACAGAAACTACTCTGGAAGTTGATTGGACCCTCCATAAGTTTGCAGATCCAAATGGACCGTTAACAAATGTTAATTGGAAGATGACGGTAAACCCTGAAACTGGGGAATGGACAGGAATCGGTAAGATTTCTGGAAACACTACTGGCTTGTGGAATGGGCCTAGAACAGGAGTAAGAGAAGCTGTAGGAGAACCAGTTAAACCAATGACTGCCGTAACTTCTGAGACCATTGCTGCAGCTGAAATTGTTGTAACAACAGCTCAAACTACTTTATCAACTGAGCAAACAACCCTAACTACACTAACTGAAACAGCTACTGCAACTATTGCTGCTGCGGATCAGTTGGCAACTGTTGCTGTTGAGAAGGTTGCGACTGCAGTAACTGCGCTCTCAGCACCTGTAACTTCGCCAGAGACTCAACAGCCGTCTGTGTCGCCAAGCGAACCGACTCCTGAACCTGCTCCCTCTCCAACTCCTCCTGCTCAAGAATCTTCTCAATCAACAAATCCTCAGAGCCCTCAGCCATCCACTCCTCAACAATCTGACGCGCCTTCGCAATCTCAAGATTCCACAACAACTCAAACTGATGCTGGTCCATCTACTTCTCCTTCTGACACTGGCAATTCTGGCACTGACACGGCTCCAGAACCTCAACCCGAGACTCAACCTCAACCAACTTCTCCTGAGCCTCAGCCTGAGCCAACCTCTCCATCAGAACCTGAGTCTGAGGATCCTCCAGTAACTCCTGAATCGCCGTCTGAACCTCAGGACGAACCTGTAGAACCAGAGCCAACTCCTCAAGAGCCTGAACAAGAACCTTCTGAAGAGGAAACACAAAATCCGGAAGAGGTTGATCCGGTTGATACTCCAGATGACAATCCTTCAGACACTCCAGACGATTCAGAGAATCCTCAAGAAGATTCTGAAGCTTCCAATGATCAGTCCACAGAAACGGATTCATCTACTGAGTCGCCCACAGAAGAACAATCAGAGCCCACAGAATCCCCAACAGATACGGAAGATACTTCATCGGAATCCGAAGAAACTTCGGAGCCTCCATTGGAAGATGGCGCAGCTGAGGAAGAAGAATCACAACAGCAGTCACAAGAGCAAGAGCAAGAAAATCAGTCCACAGAATCATCCTCTAATACTACACCTTCTGTAGAAGAAGCTGTCACAGAGGCGCTAGCAGATGGAAAACTAACGGAAGCTGAGAAAGAGGTTGTTGCTGAAGCTTTAATTGAGGCTGCTAATGGCGGTCCAGTATCTGCTGAAGCCATAAAAGAAGCAGGTATTGAATATAAAGATCTTCCTGCCGAGACTCCAGTTGAGGTTAGGAAGGATGAAAACGGTAACGAAGTTATAATTACAGCAGACGTTGCTGCGGCTCTCGTTTTATTAGAGAACCCATCTGAATTAGTTGGCGCAATATTTAGCGACCCCGGGGAAGCACTACAAGCACTTGGAAGTATCGGTGCTGATATGTCCCCTGAAGAAAGAGAAGAAGCAGAAAAAATGGTAGTTGCTGCCGTCATTGCAGGCAATGCTGCAATCAATGCTGTAGCAGTTGCTGGCGCTGCTGGAGGAACCACCACCGGTGGTAGCTCTAGTGGTGGAGGAAGTTCTGGAGGCGGAGGAGCCTCTGGAGAATCAAAAGGATATAGGAGACGCAAACCTTGAAGCTACTTAGAGACATGATAGATCAGCTTTGGACACTATTAGGCATGTTTATTGCCTGGGTTGTCCTAGACGGTAGTGCTAAGACTGTTGTAGGCTACGCAATAGTAGGCACCTTGCTGGCGTGGGCAATCACATACCCCTTGAGGAACCCAAAGGATGAAGAATAAGAGTAAGCTATTCCTTGCAGGAATGTCCCTGGTCTTTTTAACAGGCTGCGGATATGATGGACATTTTAGATATCCGTGTCAAGATCCAGCAAACTGGGAAGCAGCAGAATGCAAGCCACCAATTTGCACAGCTAGTGGAACTTGTCCAGAAGACTTAGGCAAACCAGAACAAGAAGGAACACAAAATGGCTAAAGAAAGACTTACCCCCCAAGAACTAGATGCTCGCCTTAAGTTTATTTTAGGCATAACACTAGGCTCTATTTTATTTTTTACCGCTATAGGTATTCTCTATGGCCTTTTATTTGTTACTCAACCTATTGGGGCTCAGTCTGAAAATGACAAGATGTTCTTTAACGTTCTTGGAAGCGTAGCAACATTTATCACCGGAACCCTTGCTGGCCTTCTTATCGGTCAATCAGGCGCTAAAGATATTATGGCAGCACAGCTTGCTAATAAAGAGATGGATGCTAAGAACACTCAAGCCGACAAGAAGCTTGAAGCGGAGATTGATGATGCTAAAGCCCGTAGATTGGCAAAACCAGACGGCGCTATGCCAGAACCACAACCAGTAGATGAGGAATGGGATAAAGACTAATGGCTGAAATGGGAACAGCAGCAAAGCTCATTGAAGTAGCTACTGCGGAGATTGGAACCGTAGAAGGTCCTAAAGATAACGAAACTAAGTATGGTGCTTTTACCAAGGCTAACTTTCAGCCATGGTGTGGCTCATTCGTTATGTGGTGCGCTGATCAAGCTGGAGTAAAAGTACCTAATACTGTTTACACTCCAGGTGGAGCACAAGCATTTAAGAAGAAGAACTCTTGGATTGATGGAGACCTAGCTGATCCAGAACCAGGCGATATTGCGTATTTTGATTTCCCATCCGATGGAGTAGACCGTATTTCGCACGTCGGCATTGTTGTTAAGGACAATGAAGACGGCACCGTATGGTGCATAGAAGGAAATACCTCTGGAGATTCCAAAGGTAGTCAACGTAACGGAGGAGAGGTCTGCAAAAAACTACGTGCATACAAGAAAAATAAAAAGAATGTACAAATCTCTATCGTTGGATTTGGTCGCCCAAAGTTTAAAGGGGCAGCTAAATCATCTCCGTCTCCAGCTGCTGAAACTCAGGAGACATGCCATTGTTGTGGTAAACCTAAATAATTAGGATGTGATCCTTATCTAGGACGGGGAGCCGAAAGGCTCCCCGTTCTTATTTATAAGACTACTAGCTCCCTGCGTGGATCTATACCATCCCCTACGACTAAAGAAACAAGACCTGGGGCGCTTTCAAGACCGGACTTATTTCTAAACCAAGCGGAGCCATTATCCATTGCAGGGTTCTGTATAAATAACCTAGGGCCTACGCTTTGAACATGGTAGTGATGAAAGTGACCAACATTTAGAATGTCAGCTTGAGCGACGGAGCAACGTCCCATAGCTTGTCCCATCCACCACTTAATAAGATCCCTAGCTTGATGGCCATGAGCCATGCCATATAGGGTTCCACTTAAATCTACTGCAATAGTTGAATCGTCTGCAGCAGGATACCTAAACTCAACTCGATCACGAAGGAAATCATTTTCTTTACAGATATCTTCTACTGAAGCAACAATATCAATCTGCCAAGAATCTTCCGGCCTACCTACAAGAAACCTTTGTACCTCATCATGATTACCAGGAACTACAGGAATAATAATTTTAGATGTTAGTTGAGACATGGCTTTAATCTGTGAAATAAGCATGCGTCGTCCTACACGAACTTGTTCTGATACTCCTATATCATGACGTCCCATGACTTTACCTTTTTGGCTAGTCATGCCTTCGATGCAATCGCCTAACTGTGGTAATGCGATCTGACCAATAGAATATTTTTTAGTTAGTTCTTGATGGCGTTCTACTGATGCATCAAAACCTTTTAACACTCTATCAATAATAGCTGGGGTATCGTCTTTACCGTATTGTGTGTCGCCAATGCTATATACGGCTGTTAAATCTCCAGTTGTATCTACAGACTTGTTTGGTGTCCACTTGCTTATACCCTCCAACAACTGCTCTAAGTCATAATCTTTTTTAACCGAATCAGTAACTGGAACTACGTTAACTCTAAACGACTCTAACCAATCACCGTTGTATGTTTGCCAACGAGATCTACGATGGGATACGACTGCCCACTCTTCTGGGTTTAGATTTGCTTCACGCAGAATATCTTCTGCACCTGGCGTATTACCATCTGGTCTAGGTGTTGAAACAACAAATCCACCATCAGTGCCAATCTCTGATCTAGGACGCCAAGCATCCGGAATACTTTTATTTAACTTATCTGATCCTTGATTACCGGCTTGAATTATTGCATCGTAATCATCTGCTAAGGACATCCGCATGCTCCATTTCTATGGGTGAGCAGGGATGACAAACCAAATGTTGCTCCTGCTTTTTGGTATAAACGAAAAAGACTTCTCGTTGAGAAGTCTGCGTCATTAATCGAAGTATCAAATGCAGCTCTATCATTTTCTGCAAGAGAAGCTGCCCATTGTCCTACAACACAATAGTTGAGGATCTTGTTATTTTCTTTAGCCTCTTCGTAGAGGTTTTGTAACATGTGTTTGCTCCGTATGTTGGTCCGTATTGCCTAGCCCCAATTCTGAGGCTAGGCATATACTACACGAAATTAGTACGAAGCGGAAGTTCCGCCGTCAAAGTTAATTCGAGTACGCTTTGTAGCTGTACGAATAATGACGCCGTTACGTTGGGTCTCACCTGAAGCTGGGTCTACCTGCTTTGTATATCTAGCGGTAGTAGGTGAATAAGCTGCGCCATTTCGCTCAGCTGCTGAAGGCAACGCGTTCTTACGATTTGCTTTAGTACCGTAAGCGCTTGGGTCTCCAGACTGTGCACCCTGCTTCTTAACTAACTTACCAGCTTTTGGTGTAGCCGTAGAAAACTTAGTGCCTTCACGTCCCATAGGGGTGCGGCCTTGCTTTGCCATTCCGGCTAAAGCTTCTGATGTTGCATCTGCCATTTTAATCCTAACCCTTGTTAGATCTCTTAATGATAAGAATACCCTAAGAGACTTGTATAGTAAAGACTATCGCAGAGATTTGTCCATCTCTTGAATCTACCGTAGTAAATCCAGGTCTGCAAGTAAGATCAAGCCCTCTTGGGGCAACATATCCACGAGCTATTGCAATAGCTTTGACAGCCTGGTTGACAGCGGATGCGCCTACGGCTCTTAATTTAACTTGAGGAGCCTCATAGAGAGCGTGGGCGATAGCCGAACCAACCGACTGTGCATTAGATCCAGCGCTTACACGCAGGAATTTATCTTCAGTTTCTTCTGCCACGTTTAGTAGTCCTTCGGTTTCGAATAGTGGAAGCCCTCCGAAGGTAAACGGTACGATATTTATGGGGTTAAGTCAGCGTATCCTGCCGCCTTTAATAGCTTAATTAGGTCGTCTAACCTAAGAACTGCTGGCCAGTCTCCCACGGTAGCTGGTCCCTGGCCATTCAGTCGGAGGACGGCTACAGGCAACAGGTCGTCCGCACTTCTTTCCTTTAGCTGCTTTATAGCTGCACTTGGATTAAAATCTTTGCGAGCTTTTACTTCCCAATCTATGCCGATAGTTCCTGTAACGTCAGTACCTGATCTACCCGCACCAGTAGACTTTGCATAAGGCCAGCCTTCAGACACTAACTTGTTGGCAAGAATGTCCTGGGATTTGTACCCGCGATGCTTTCTAGATTGCGATGGCATCGTTCATCCTAATTTTAATTAGGAGTTCTAAGTCTTCTAAAGTTCCCCCATTGACAATGGTATGGTCTGGAGTAAATCCGTCCAACTCAGTCTCTGATATGTGAGAATTTACTGCTTCTACTCCAGGGCGTACAACTCTCCAGAGCTGCCCCTCAAACCGCTCAATATAATTTGCTTCGTTGGTAAAACGAACATCAGTAACAACGATTCTTTCTGATGGGTGCATGTCAGATAAGGCGGCTTGAATCCAAAAGTCTTCATTAAAAACTTTACGGGCAGATACTCCCAAGTCTTGTAATAAACGCCTTACTTGATTCTCCTGCTTAGCTTTATCCCAACCAACAAGATCTACTAAGTCTTTTAGATAACCTGTTGGGCTGCAAGCAACCAGGGGATTTACGTCGTACAAAAACTCTCTGATCTTATCTGCAAAAGCGACACGTCTATATCCATACTTCTCTACAAGAATGTTTGCTACAGTATCTTTACCCGACTGAGCATAACCTGTTAGTCCAATTAACTTATAGGATCTTCTAATACCAAGCTCTTCATCAGTAAATAAAGCCATTTGTTCCCAAGTCATGTGTCCTCCTAAGGTAATAGCCAGGTACTTCTACCTGCAGCTTTGTTTATATTAACTCTACGAGTAATCTCTCTATTGATTAGAGCAATATCTTTTGATAAGCGGTCAGAGATAATCTTTATAAGGCCGCAATAATTTGATAGTTCTTGCAAAGCATCCGCTTTGTTTCGGTACTCCTCATCCAACTCAATCTCTGCGTCAATCATGGCCACTGCCTTGCCAGAACCCTTGAGGGATAATTTTTTTTCAGCCCTAACTATGCTAAGAACTTTTTCGCCTTCTGCTTTATCTACTTCTGCACACCAAAGCTGTAGGTTTATAAACTCTAAATAAGCAACATACTTTGTGTATAAATCCATAACTTCTTCTTCCATCATACCTGTGATGTCTGATGGTAATGCTGGAGCGTCATAACCAAAACGTTCGTTAACTAATAAGCCTTGATTCTTTAACGCCTGAATAGTTCTACTACTGGCCTCAGCTACCTTTAATTCAATAGGGCTCATGCTTCTCCTCCTCTAAAAGGTGCACATCTCTTACACCCAACTACTGGGTTAATACTACACACTGGTGGTCGGTTGTTGTCAACTGCCCAGGAAACATCCATAGCCTTATCAAAAATATCTTTGGTGTACTCGGGGTTATATTGAACTGTAAATTCTTTATAGTCTTGACTTGATTTAAGTTCATAGATAAATACAATCTCTGTTGGCGCAGAATCTAAAAGACCTTCTGCAACCATTAAATGACATAAATGTAGGTATACCTGCCCCTGCAACTGGTGGCTTCTAAATGGAGACTTGATATTCTTCCAGGCTTTTTCTACATCTCCGTCGGCCTCTGCTAGTAAATACGGGGCTTCAAAACGAAGAGTCCCAGGACCTATTGATTTAATCTCAATAAGAAAATCGGGCCCTAATCCCTTAACCCAACCATCTGCTTTTCCAGAAATCTTATGCTTAGCGCTGTGTAGAGGAACTTCTGCATAGTCAACACTTGGGTGAATATCTTTTGATAAAGCCCAACTTGTTCCAGTTTTATCTTTCCACGTACCGTACAAGTTTCCCATTTCGGCAATCCATGTTTGCCATTTAGTGTGAATGTAGTTACCTTCAGCAAAAATAGATGCCTGTCTAAGAGTTAACTTATCCCGCACTTCTACATAATTTCCACGTAGTGCGTGATAAGCAGCTAAGGCACACCACTCTATCTTTACTAGATCAGATGGGTGAAGTACGTCATGATTACGTTCATCAAAAGGCTTTGCAAGTATGTGGCGCTCTAAAGCACCTACAAGCTTTGTTTCTCGCTTCTTTGTATTAAGGAAGCTTTTTAGCTCCTTGTTTTGTATCGCCTTTTTTACCACGTTTGTCCTCCGAATCAAGCCACTGGTCTAAGCTTAAACCCTTGGCGGTATACCGACGCTTAGCTGCATTTCTTTCTCTATGAGACATGCCGCCAAAAATTCCATGTAGTTCATCATTAATGATAGCTTCCTTTAAACATTCTCTACGTACAGGGCACGGAGGTCTCCCATCTTTGCCCCAGCAAATAGCCTTAGCTTTGTCTGCTATCTCTTTATATAAAGTTTTGTCTCGTGGCGGAAAAAATATTTCCGTATCTTCTCCTCGGCACTTAGCCTCATATCTCCACGCCCAAGACACTCTGTCCTGGTATTCGTCCATCAGTCTCCCACTATTAAGTTGTGCAGCTCAAAAAAATCCTCCTCTAATAGGACTACATAATTCTCACCGTCTAGGTGTAATCCTAGCACTGGTTTACGACTATCCAGGATCGCCTCTTTGGTGATCTTCTTGAGCACTTCAGACTTAATGGTGACCTGTTTTTTTCCAGTCCACTTATGCTCTATGAGGAGGCTGTCGTTTCTTACATCCCCTTTACGAGACCAAAACGCCCCCGAAGCAGCACTGCGTTGCCCGCCTATTTTTTTGGCTAGCCTCTTCTCGTGCTTTAGGGACTCTTTTTTACCCCTACTCTCCATCGAGCATCAAGATTGGCTTGGTCTTAAGAGTATCCATAACAGCCCGGCTAATCTCCTGCTGTAGGTCAACTTCTTCTCGCAGAGAGTCTAGGAGGGCTTGGGTACCCTGCCACTTACGCTCTCCGTAATACATCCAACCTCCACGGCGGTCTACGATCCCATTTAGAATCGATAAAGCAACAATCTCTTTAGCAGAATCATAATGACCTGCATCGATTGCCCCACCGTCCGAAAAATAAAAGTCTAGGTACGCCGTTTGTTGCGGTGGAAAGGTTTTGTTTTTGATGGTCCGAACGCGAATAGTTTGTCCAACACGTCGCTTATCTTGTCCAGTACCGACTTCGAGCCACTCGTCTCGTTTGACTTCACAACGAATCGAGTATGCGTAGTCTTTGCCGAGTCCTCCCGGCGTTGTACGCGGGTCACCGTGCATCACTCCGATCTTCATTCTATATTGGTTGATCATAATTCCTAAGATTGGGCGTTCGTCTTCGACGAGATCGCGCTTTGTAGCAGCTGCAACCTTACGGAAGAACTTATTTGTAAGCATAGCTCCGCGTCCGACCGTAAACTCCTCCATAGTTTTCTCATCCTCAGCCGAGGGTACAAGAGCAGGTAAAGAGTCGATGACAACCATGTCAACAGACTTAGACTCACAAAACTGAATAACAGCGTCAAATGCATCCTCCATACTATTTGTTTCTACAATCAGTACCCTAGAGGTATCGACTCCGCACATCTGTGCGTATTCTGCGTCAAAGTTTTCAGCAGCTACCCATACAGCAGTAAAGTCTGCATTTGCTTTTTGATTAGCTGCAATAGTTTTCAGCGCAATAGCTGTCTTGCCGTGAGATGCCTCACCAACTACTTCAACCCAATGATTCATAGGCCAGCCCCCACCTAGAACTACGTCAAGTGTAAGAGAACCGGTAGTAATTCTTTTAGGTAATCTCATTTCTGAGGCAGTAACTACGGTGTTGTTTCCTAGTTTTTTGTTAATAGATGCCGCAATTTTTAGTGCATCTGAATTAATTGTCATGGTCATTACCCGATCCTATCTACGATTACAGTGGGGTTGAATCCGCTTCCTTGTGCTGGTTGTTTTGCTGGAGTTACTGGACCTTCGGACCCGGTACCACCAACACCGCTACCAGCTTGAACTAATGGGTAGCCGCAATCATAGCAGCGTTTACGTTGAGTGCCTTGAGGCGCCATGTAATTTCCTGATGTACAGTTTGGACAACGTTCAGTATCTCTTGCGCTAGCAGCTCTAGTAACTAGCTGATCTTGGTTTGGATCGTAAGAAACTTGAACGTTAGGTTGCTGGGTAGTGGGGCGGTATACATTGCCCGGCAATGGACTTGTTGGAGGTGTAGTAGGTACGGCGTTTGGATTACCTAATTTTTTGTTCCACCAATTTGCATTACTCATAGTCTTCCTCATCTACTAATAGCTTTGAGTCAATTAATCCTAATGAAAATAGAGTTGATACGCAAGAGACCGCAGCCGATAGAGATACCAGTCTAAATAATTCGTGAAGTTGGGCTGCATCCTTTTCGCTCAAAGCGTCAGGATCTCCTGAGGAATCATCCAACATATACGCTGCAGTAGTTATCTTTGCACATAAATCTGCATGAGAATCAATTAGGGGCAGTAGTGCTCCCATCCTAGAAAGTCTAGCTTGACTATCTTGTTCTTCCATTTCTGAGACTTCGTCGGAGATGGGAGGTAGGCCCATTGCATCAGCTATACCTTCAGGAGGAGTAAGCATAGTGTCGTAAATAACTTGTCGCATAAGCACTGGAAGAGGAACCTGCGTTACTGTAATCCTTTTCTTCTTACGTCTAAATAGCCTCACTTTGCCTCTCCCCATCTATTTACTACCTTTACATCTGCTAACAAAGGTATGTTCAATGCTTTGATGCCTTCCATAGCTTGACGAATTGCTTCAGCTGTTTGCTCAGCAACATCTGCTGGCGTTACTGTAACTAACTCATCGTGTACCGTAAGAATAAGGCCTGCCCCTTCCGGGATCATTTTGTTAGCCCTAATCATAGCAAGTTTAATTAGGTCAGCTGCCGACCCCTGTATAACCGTGTTAAAAGCTTGACGTTCAGCACGAGAACGCTTCCAAATTTCTGAGGATCTAAGATCAGGCAAATACCTGCGCCTCTTTAAAAGAGTGCTGGCGTAAGGTATGGGAGACTGACGCTTGCTTTCAGCTATAACTAGTCGTTTATACCTAGAAACAGAGGGAAACTTTCTGGAAAACTCATCAAGTAATTCTTTTGCTTCCGATAAAGAACACCCAATCGATGTAGAGATTTTATCTGGGCCAACACCGTAAGCTAGGGATAAGACAAGAACCTTTCCAGCTTTTCTATCTACACCCATAGTATCTCCGATAGTGGTATAGATATCCTCCCCGTTAAGATATGCCTCGCACATAATACGGTCCCCACTAAAGGATGCAATAACTCTAGGCTCAATCTGACTATAGTCAGCAACAACTAGCTGATGACCTTCTGGCGCTACAAACAGATTTCTAATAGCTTTTCCATTGGCGGTGTGTGGTGCTGGCACATTTTGTAGGTTTGGATTTCTACTAGAAAATCGACCTGTCTCTGCCCCATACTGAACAAAGTCTGTATGAATTCGGCCTTTATTAAGCAAAGCCTTCTTAGCAACAATCTTTGATTTGCCGCCTAAAGTTCTAGTTATATCCCCACCAAGGTAGGGAATCACATAGGTAGTCAACAACTTATTTAAATCAGAGTACTGAATAAGGCTATCTACTAACTCATCCTTACCAGCAAAAGCCTGTAGAGCCGGCTCAGCAACTGAGTAGTCGGCAACTGTTGGTGTAAGACCCTGATCGATTCTCTTCTGTCCTGCCGGAGTTAATACCTTTGGCTTTAGTCCTCGTCCCCCAACTGTTTTGGGAGAATACAAAAGCTTTTGTTTTTCTGGAACACTGTTGATATTAAAAGCTTTGCCGGCATTTTTATATATATCTGCCTTAGTTTGTTCTAGCTGCTCTTCTAAGTTAATCTTAAGAGAAGAAAGCTCACTAACATCGATGTCTGCTCCCCGCAGCTCCATGTTGCAAATAACCTCTAGTACGTCCATCTCTAAAGCAAAAATACCTTGTAATCCATCAATTTTTAAACGATCTGAGTAGTTTAAGTAAAGCTTCCAGGTCCACTCGGCATCCAAGGCTGAGTATTTAGCAACCTCATCAAAGCTGTGAGACTCTACGTGAGCTCCGACTCCCTTAACCATATTGTATTTAAACTCACGCTCAAGGCAATCGTCAAGACCTAAACTGTTGCGAACTTGGTTATCTAATATAAACGCTGCATTAAGGGTACAAGCGTAAGGCTGTGCAGGTAACTGCCCCAAATACTTTGTAATGCTTTGTAGATCAAACTTTAAGTTATGACCGACTTTAATCTTGTCACTTAAAAATAATGGTTTCAATGCTGAAAAGACTTCAGCTGGAGTTAATTGCTTGGGTGGCTCACTAAAGATGCGCTTAGCCTTACGTTCATCTTTACTGTAATCGATAGGACGAAGCTCTAGTCCTTTAAGCACTCGTGCGTGTGCGGAAGGCAGTAGTGGATATTCAACACGCAAAAAATCTCCGTTGGGATGTCCCATAGGTATGACATCTACTCTGTCATGTGTTGCTAAAGATATCCATACAACAACGTTTTGTCGTGGATCTCCTCTGTGATCGCCCATGCTCTCGACGTCAAATGCAAAAGCATCTACTTGTTCATAGGCTGAAACTAATTCTTGTAACTGTTTAGTGGTCGTAATAATATTCATGGGTCTCCTGTTTAAGTGTTAGGAGCCGGGGAAGAGAAAGGAGGTTAAACAAAACCCGGCTCCTAACAACGATGATTGGTTATGCCTGTCCAGCTAGTTCTCGAGCTACCTCTTCCAACTCGGACTTACTCGGGATGTAGAGGGCATCCGGGCCAAGTGGCTTGAGGGGTTTAATTAGCTCTGCAGCTGCGACAGGGTCGATGTCCCAGTCATCAGCAAGATCGCGCTCTTTAACAGGAGTAATAGAGTACGCGGTCTTGGTTCCAGTACCAGACTTGCTCACTGCCCAGTAAAGATCTGAGCGGTCAAGTGGTCCAGTCTTTTTATCCATGTGCAACTTCTCAAGTTGTCCACATAGACGAACGCCAACAATCATCAACTGAAGTTGTGGTTCTTCTTCAGATAGATTTAGAACAGTAAAAGCAAACTTCTGTGAAGGTACGCTTCCTACTGCGATTAATGGATCTCCTTCTCCAATACTAATGAATGATTTTTTTCCTTGACGATTTACCCAATGCTGCATAAAAGTCATTGGCTCTCCAGAAATAAATTTGATTAGCTTAACGTCTTCTTCAAATCTAAAATCAGTAGCGTACTTCTGATTAGATTTAGCTACTGCTTTCTTTGCAGCAGCCCAACCACTTTGGATTGAAGAAGAGCGATTAGTTGTATCGTTTTCATCTTCTTGGGTAAAAATTTCCTCCAGCTCAGATGCTGAAGGTGTGTGAGGTTGTGCGTCAACATAACTGTCTAAGTTAGGTGTTTCTGTCTTTTCAATTCGAATACCCATTCTGGGGTACTCCTTTCATAGGATCATAGGATCATTGGTCATAGGTCAAATTCAAGAAACGGCTGTTTCTTGAGAGTGAATCTTACTCCATTTTTCCATCAACTCAATTGATAGATCTGGATATCGATTCCAATCAACCCGAGGGGCTCCTAAGAGCTCTCTAGATTGAAAGCTTTCAATGGTGGTTTCAATAATTGCTCTGCTGTACATCCGCCATCCTGGCTTCTTTACACCATCTACAATCACTGACTTAAGTCTATAGGGTGCACGAGGTATGTACCCCTTACGTTCCCACAACCTAAGCGTAACCAGCGGTCTGTTTAGCGCCAGGGACAGAGCCCCGGCACTGAACAATTCTATACTCTTTCCGTTAGGAAGAGTCTTCAGTTGGGGCTCTGAATCCCAGGCAGTAGACAGCTGTTTTACAGGTTTAGCGTTAGGGTTTGGTTCCCGACGCTTACGTTTTGATCCCGGATAGTAATCGTCCAGGTCACTAAACAGTTTGTCTACTTCGTCGCTCATGATTTACTTGTAATAAACGCCCACGTAATTTTCTTTGGAAACATAGCGTCCACATCTTCCTCTGTGAGTTTTCCCTCATAGAGTGCAGCCATAACCTCATCCTCAGCAACTGTTGGGATAGGCTTGATACAGCGATCTGCTAATCCTTTTTGAGTAAGAATTAGAATTGCTGCATCCATATCAAGACTTTGTGAAACTCTGCGTTCCCGCTTAAGAGATACAACGCCATCTACTTCTTCTGGAAGAGGAAGCCAAACGTGTCCCTTATCGTCTGTCTCACCTTGTTTGTCTACAAGATCTGAAAGCTCCGTTTTAAGTACGCTCTGCTCTTTAGTCAGATCATCAATCCGACGCTTTAGATTTACGTATTGTTTTACCGTTCCTAGTAAACCTTTGGGGGATACGTCACGTGATGGTTTTTCTACTGTTGCCATGTGCCCTCCTTGTTTGGCTATTTAATTTGGATAGATTTTGCTTTCTTATCCTCTGGCAATTCCTGTTCCAATGTAATACGAAGCATACCATCTTTAAGCTCAGCGCTTTTAATTTTGACATACTCTTGTAATACAAAGTCCTGTTCAAAATCTCTGGCTGCGATTCCGCGGTAAACCGCAGCTTCTGGCTCAGAGGTTTTTTCTCCAGACACCGTAAGAATATTCTCTTTTACGGTAAGTTGCAAATCTTCTTTTGTGAAGCCTGCCACAGCTAACTCTAGAGTGTAGGTTTCCCCCTGTTTATAAAGGTTATAGGGAGGATAGGTAGTGGTTTTTACCTCTTTACTGATCTCCTTTAAAGTTTCAAACAGGGGATCAAAGCCAATTGCCCAACGATTAATGTTGGGGAAAAGGGTTGAGAGGGTTGGTGGCATAGATGCCGGTAGTTTTGATCTTGGCGTTTCCCAATCTTTTGGGCGCCAGTCTTTTCCATTTGGGGTTGGGTACATAGTTCTCTCCTTAGACGAGACTAGTTAAAGACCCCCGTTCGGCGGGTCTAGGTGTGTAACAATTATAGCGTAAAGATTATTCCGCTATGTATTTTTTGAGGGCTTCGATAATAACCTGAGTTACGGTCGTTCCCTCAATAGCTGCTTTTTCTTTTACAGCAGCCCAAAGCTCATTAGAGACACGTATAGTACGCGTCGGAGTCTTAGGCGAATTAGGCATAGTAATATGTTACAGGGAAACATTTTGTAAGAACCCCCTAAGTGAACCCACAGTCAACTTAATTCCGCCCTGTGAATCTATACCCTCTCCATCTACAACAGCGCCAGCTACTGCTAATTTTTGATCTAGCATTGCATGCTGTCGTTCTTCTACCGACCCCTCCATTAGTAAATCCTGTATGACTATAGATCCCCATTCGCTGGATGCTCTTCGGATTCGTCCATTACGTTGAAGTGCGAGTCCGGCATTCCACGGAAGATCGTAGTTAATAAGAAGATTAGCTTGAGGTAGATCCACACCATAACCCCCAGCATCAGAGCTGACAAGGATCCTAACTTCAGGATCTGTTTGAAACTTAACTTTTGCTTCTTCTTTTTGTTTAGCATTCATTTCTCCTGTATACGGTGCACTAGCCCAATCCATTATAAACTCATCGCGTATTAAATTTACCATGTGCACATAGCTGGTAAAAATAACAACTTTGTTGCCTTCGTACTCTGATAAAAAGTTATTAACGTATTCTTTTAAAGCAGATAATTTTGGCGACTTAGTCACTGAATCTAGACGACCGCTGTTCTTTAGCTCTTCAGCATACGCAGAGGATTTGGCAGACTTTCTAAGTAGATCTGGGTGGTCGCAAAGCATTCTAAGTGCAGTAAGTTTAGACATAATTTTACCACGCATAGCGTCGGCACCATCAAAGTTTTCTCCCTGACCATAGTGTGCAAAAATATCAAATGATGCACCGTAGGAGTCTAAAGCCTCTTCTAAATCATTTAATAGTTCATAAACTATAGACTGATATAGCTTCTTACCGGCTGAATCAAAAGCTACAAGGATAGGTTCGGCATTAATAGTTTCTGGCAAGAAGGGGGCTACATCAGGATCGCTTTGACGTTTACGTACGCAAGCTTCCATAAGAGTTTTGTTAAGTACGGGAAGATTTCTGTATCTCTCTACGCCACCAAACCTATTTCTAACAATAAATGTTTGGTCAAATAAATCAAAACGACCTAGAACACTTTTGTCTACAAACTGCATTATGCTATACAGCTCTTCAGGCTTTCCATTTTCTACTGGGGTACCTGTAAGGGCAAACTTATAATCGCTACTTAATTTCTTTATGTATTTAGATCGTTTTGATCTAAAGCTTTTAATTGCGGTTGCTTCGTCACAGACAATGAATCCTGTAGGGAGTTGTCGTACATACTCCCAGTCGTTAACAACTTGCTCGTAGTTAAGAATGACGTAATCCACCAACGAATGACCCCAGTCGATGGCTTCCGCATACTGCTCTGCTCTTTGCTTTGGCGTTCCATCAATGACCAAAGGGTTTGAAGATCCATCGGTAAACTTCCTTATCTGTTCTGCCCATTGATATTTAAGGCTGGAAAGACAGATTATAATTCCTGGCTCACGTACGGAACCGCTATCCATTAGCTGTTCTAGCGCAGCAATTGTAAGGACTGTCTTTCCCAGCCCTAAGTCATAAGCAACCAGCATCTTTCCCCGCCGAGTCATAGCTTCAACGGCTTCTGGTTGAAACGGGAGTAACGTGCCTGTAAATGTCATGCGTATATGGCCTCTACCCCGAATACGAAATGTTTGGCATTATTAATGCCATTTTGAACTTCTTCTAAAGCCATATCCCCTATATCTTTCTTGCCGCTATCACCGTAAGCAAAAAAGGAACACTCCATTCCTAATGACCGTATTCTAGTAAACATATCGAGGGATGCTTTCTCACCAGCCGGATCTACTTTGGGATTATCAAATGCAAGGATTAACTTGTCCGCCTGTCGCATAAGATCGATCTGTTCTGAGCTTACAGAAGCTCCAAAAGTTGAAACACCAGATCCAATTCTCAATGAAGAGAGATATACGGCGTCTAAAGGAGACTCAACTACAATCATAGTTCCGCCCATCCAAACGTCAAGACCAAATAAAGTCTTTGATTTTTGTACGCCGGCAGGACGGTTTCTAAATAGCCTGGAGTTCTGACCCTTTTCTTGCCAACCCATAAGCTTGTTAGTTTTAGGGTCACGTATGGGGGTAATCCAGGACTCCTGTTTATCATTCCACAAAACACCAAAGTTATAGCAGGCAGTGGCTGTTAGTTTGCGGGCAGCCAAAGCCCATTCAGGAGCGCTATTAAATACCGCTAAACGAGCTTCGCTCATCTCTACAGGTCTAGGAAGAGATACGTATGACTCACGCATCTGCTCTACATGCTTAATAAGTAAATCTAGATCTACTTGGATAGATGCTCTTAGCCAGTCTTTAGCAGCATCAAAATCTAAGCGTCCCCACTCAGTTTTAAGATCAAGTATTTCCGCCACCAAAGTTAGTAATGTTCCTTTGTATCCACAGGAAAAGCAGTGGTGGACACCGGTCTCAACATTAATAGACCAGGATGGATTGAAGTCTTCTCTGCCGGTACGTTCCAAGTGCATAGGGCACCAGCCAGTAAGTTCATCACGATGCTGAGCTTTGTGGTCTAACCCTAAACGAAGTAGGGCTTGTTCTACATCCCCTTCTCTATACATTACGGCCTTCCCACTCTTCAACGCTCCACTCTTTATGGCAATGCATGCAGTAATAATGATCTACTGGAGACAAGTAATCGTCTGTAAGTAGAACTCCTGCTACTAACCCGTGATTACCACGCTTACACTTAACCGTGTAGATATAGTTTCTAATTCTCCACAGACCTGTGTTGAACTCTACAAAGCTTATTGCTCGCTTAAACAGATATTTAAATCTCCACACGATCAATTGGCGTAGGCGCTGTAGCTAATGCTCCGCACTCCGCACACTCCATTTCTAAGAAGTAGAACGATATCTCATAGTCATCGAACATGACTTTTAGGTTCCATAAAGTTGATCCGCAAATACATACGTGTATAGGGTTGTCTTTATCTCTTAAATCAAGTGGTGACACGTACCCTCCTTCGACGTAGGTATTTGCGATCCTTAGATGTTGTGCCACCCCACACACCTTCTAACTCTGGGTGGCGTACTGCGTATGCAAGGCAATCAAGGGTGAGCGGACAGTCTTTGCAGATGCTCTTAGCTTTATCTAAGTCTGCGTACATCCCCTCGTCATCTGGAAAAAATAGTTCAGGGTCTGCGTCTTTACAGCTTTGTTTGCCGTTAAATGGATGTGTTTCCAAATAGAGATCCATACTCTTCAAACTTCCCTTCTTCCCAATCCCATAACAGGTCAGTGGATGCTGGCCCGCAGTTGCGACTTGCAACAATTTTTAACTCTCTAGATGTATCGTCATTCTCATCTTGCTTTTGTAGACCAAGGATTACATCTGAGTCCTGGTAGAACGAAGATGAATATCCAATGGCGTCCGCCGAAACTTGGCGCTTCTTCATCTTCCAAAGAAGAACCTGGGTAGAGATAACCATTGGAAGTTCTTTGGACATTGCTAATTTCTTTAAGTTACGGGTGACATTTGTAATAGATTGAGGTGTGTTAATCTCCCCCGTGATTTCATCTAACATAAGGTAAACACCGTCTACAAATACTATATTGGGACGAAGCTTATCAATCTTGGCAGCAAGACCCGTAACCGTCATTGAAGGTACTGCGTCAGTTAGATAGAAGTTGTGCATACTTTCCATCTTTGAAAGTGCTGCTCTATATCGAGCTTCTTCTTGTTGATTTAAGGATCCACGAATCAAGCGAGAATGTGCAATCTTGGCACGCATTGCGTCGTGACGATGTTGTTGCTCAATGTTAGTCATCTCAAATGATTGGAACATGGGTACGAAACCATCTTCGTGGACGTTAACTGCAATTTGCATTGCAAGGACAGACTTACCTGTCTTTGGTGGAGCAATAATTGTTACTAACTGGCCTGGCTGTAATCCGGCAGTAGCCTTGTCGATTGTAGGAAACCCGGTAGCCATACCAAGCAAACCGTTTGGTCTAGTCTTGATAGATAGATACTCATCAAAACGCTGTGATGCATTGTCCGTAAGATCGATATCACCAGAATCTTTTATGCCTTCGTCTGCAATCTTGGCAACGCCAACACTCATAGCAGCGATAGCTGCATCATGATCTCCGCCTTGAATTGCTTCTGCTGCAGCCTGTACTACATCAATAGTTTTTTGACGTTTACGATATTCAATTAATTGATCTAATAAATAATCCAGTGAATCATCTACAGCAAGTAAGTTATATGTAGGAAAGTTATCTTTTACAGTCACAGCTGTAGGAACTTCTTGATATTTAGTCCAATGATTTACTACGAAATTCCATACTGATCTATTGTCTTCTACAAAGAACCAGTCACCTTTTACACCAGCCTCAAGAAGTGGAGATATATCCCGTGTTCTAATTGCTCTAGACAGAAGACGAAGTTCATTATCAGCTGCCATTAGATCTTCCCCCCCAGGTCTATAAACTTGCTGCCATATCGTAGAGCACGAGATGGTATATCCACAACTCCGACAAGTTCAGGGCGGTAAGGCAGCTCAGCCACAAGATCGGCTACTACGTTATATCTAAGATAATAGTTAAAAGGGTTAGTACCCAAATTGTCTAAATCTTCCTGGACTTGCTGCATTTCTTTGGTAGACATGTCAAAGCCTACAAGCTCCATGGAATAACCATATTTGTCAGCAAAGCGCCAGAATAAAGACAGCGCCTGTCTATTGTAAGAAACTTCTTCCCCTACTACAGGGACACCTAGGACCCGTTTGAAAGTGGGCTTTCGATCAATAATGCAATCTAAAGTTACCACTACTCTCAAAGGAATCCCGTTAGAGATATCGCCCCCCTTCAAGTTAGACTACCTCAATTTTTCCGTAATCAATTAGAAGTTGTCTAAATACTTTTGGATCTTGACTTGCGGCAATAGCGTCTAGCTTAGACGCACGAGTAGAAAGATCGCAAGGATAAATTCCACCATTCCTGTTCATCTTAACTCTAACAAACCGCATATGTTTGCATTGAGCTCTTCTCTCAGAACCAGGACAATTACAGCGTAAAGTCTTACCGTCAGAGTTTAGTTCTACTTCGTGCACGCCCGTCTCTGACAGAAAGATCTGTAACACTTGCCAGTCATTCATTTTCAAGCCCATCGTCTTCTATCTCCCTTCTCTGATACTACGTCAATAGGAACAAAAGCTTCGTGGCCAAAACTTCCCATCGACTCACCATACATGTCATCCCACTTATCCAAAGAATAGTTGGTTGTGACTATCGTTGGCAAACCGGCGTTAAACCGTGCCCTAAGTAAAGCATCAAAAGTATTTTCTGCCCACCCTGAAGCGGTCCTATATTCTTTTCCTAAGTCATCTAGTATGAGCAGACAAACATCGTTTTCTTTGCCCGCCTCTCCATATAAGCCTTTGATAAGCAATTCAATAGAGTCGTCATCTTCAGACCAACTCATTTTTTGTAATCTTAATAGCTTTGGGTAATCAAGAAACATAACTGGTCTTCTTACAAAGCTAGTTGAGTTTCCCCAGACAGAAGACTCTGCTGTCAGTATGAGCTCCTGTGCTACAGCAGATGCCATCGTTGTTTTACCGTGGCCCGGGCTGCCCTGGAGTAGCAACCCAAGACCACAAGTCTTTTCCCCAAACGAACGAACTACAAGTTGTTTCTTTACTAAACCAAGCCACATTGGAATTTGATTTGGTAAATGATCTAAATCCTCTAAACGCATGCCAATAGTTTTTGCAGGAAAGTTAGCATTATTAATTTGTGCTCTCTTACTTCCTGGTAAGCCCTCTAGTGAATACATTACCCCTCCAGTAGTTTCAACATCTTTTCCTGATGTTGTTTCATAGCTTCTGCATCGCCCTCAGGTTGCTGATCGCGGTGCACAATTCCATGAACAGTTCCGTAGTATGCCACAAACCGACGCCACAATGGCTCACCGATTCCAGCATCACGAATTAATCGTGGATCTTTAAAGAACATGCGAACTGCTTTTAGCATTCCCACATTTGTAGATCCTTCTCCAAACATGCGTAACATCCAGTTGCGTAGATGATCACGATTAATCTGCCCGGGAACTCCGGGAACATTTTCACGAAGCAAGTCATAAAACTCTGCGATGATGTCGTTAACATCCCAGTCCTCTTCAACACGTTCGTTACGGCGCATGTGTTTAGGGACTGCCTCAAACTTTGTGCGCTTGTACTTTGCGTTTAGTCGTGCTTGACGGTCTTCAATTTTTCCTACGGCGCCTGGTGTTGCGTCCATCTCCTTGGCGACTTTCTTCTTTGGCGATGTTGAATCTTCTTCTTCAAAAGGCCAACCCATATCTTCTCCTTCCCGTCCGTCAGGACCTAGAGATAAAGTACGTAGTACTTTATCTCTCTTTAAGCTAAGTGACTTATCGCTAGTATTAGTACTAGCGACTGTCCCACTATTAATGTATAGACTGCCTGAAAAACCGCTGACGGAAAACCCGTCACTGGTTTTCTTTACATAAGGCATATTAAGGTCTTCTTCAGCAAACTTCCAATAGGTGCGGAATTGACCTTTTACTCGATGCTGTTCCATTTTGATATAACCAGCTAATTCAAGTTCTTTCATAGCGCTACGTATTGCGTCTCGTCCCTCATTAACATCCGGGCGATCCACAGCTTCCTCAGCAGATATGACTCTACCGATTTCTAAATAGAAATAAAAAAATCCCACGGCTCGTTTTGATAACCGCGGATCTGATGCGGGTGATTTCATAAGCCCTCCTTCAAAGGAGGACTCTAGCGTGGTGGGACCCTTGGTGGCAACTTGGGGGCTGGGGCGCTCCACTCGTCTACCAAGAGGGTAAAGACTAGGGCTAAAAAGGCCGCTGCAAGCCCATAGACGGGCAAATAAAGGATCTTAGTATCCAGGACTAGGGCTGCTCCTATAGAGGCTATAAGAGCCACTAGACCGCGCCATTTGCCTATTGGACGTATTAAACCTTCTATGGCAGACAGCAAACAGGCAGAAGCCAAAGCGGCTATAAAGACTGTTTCCATGGCGCCTCCTATTGACGGAATATTACCCTATCCACGTCGAATACTATACCTGGGGCAGGAAGATCTGGAGTACATTCAATTTTAATGTCAGCTTTAGACGCCCCATAAATTTCAGCTTTTGGAGCGTACACGGAAATATACGCCCAACGATTTAGTGCCTGTATACGTACTGTTTTAACTTTAGTTTGTAAAACAACATTTGACTCATCATAAAACCTAGCTTTTAATGTGTAGTTTCCAAAAGCATCCGCGTTTTCAGGTTTAATGGCTACAGATGCGTAATACCCCGAAAGGGTATCTATTAGTTCTATGTCACTATGTATTCCAAAAGTAGTTGCCGCAGTAGACGTAACTTTTCCAAAAGCAACTCCATTTGTGGAGTACTCGTCAAATAGCGTTCCTCTAAATACTGCTCTAGTTAAAAGTGAGGAATCAGTATTCCACCCATCAGTAGAGGATTCAAAAGAAGGAGACTGTAAAATTGATGGTGTTAATTCTGGAAATTTAGGGGTGGGTAATCCTGGTCTTAGTTCCCAGCTTGCAGCATAAGGAAGAACTAAACTAATAGTGTCTACTAATCTTGCAGCTTTAGCTGCATAATTAGTCCAGCGATAACTACGACCAGAGGATGTGGAGTCATTTTCCCACTTACAATCGCTTGTTTCTATAACTTCTTCATTGATAGGATCAGCCGGAATATTTGCGCCATCTCCATCAAAGTATGTAGACTCTACTCCACTACGTTCTAGTTGTACTCCGTCTACATAAAAAATATCTCCAACTTCTGGATTAGTTAAAAATAAAGAAACTTTTGCTGACGGCGCTCCCGCGTCTATTACATAGGTAGGGGCTATAGCAGTTACCTGTACTCTAGTAGCAGAAGTTGATACTTCTTCTTCTATAGCCTCTACGTAATAAGAGCCTGTAGGGTAATAGTCCCCGTCCTCATCAGAAAGAATTTGAGACTGATCTTCAGCAGACTGTAATGAAGAAAATTCAAGACGAGCTGTAATTTCTTTTGAGGACTGAGCACTAACATAAGCAGTAAATGTATATGCTTGTCCGGCTCTTACCGGCATCCAATCACTTACTATTCCAGCCCTATCTGTAGTTGAAGCAACAAACTGTGCAGCATAAGAACCCCTATGGATTGCGTAAGCTGGCGTGGTTACCCTAGTCAAAGTGCCGTCGTGCGGTGTCCAAAAATTTGTATTATTTTCAAAAGACGGGTTGTGAATAAGATTAGTTTTATCTCCAGCTGCGTATATAAGAACTTTTCTTGCATCTTCAAACGTAGTGGTTCCATCAGCAACTGCAAGCTGCAACATGTCTATAAAGTATTCAACTTGATTGTTGTTATTTGTAAAGGTAAGGGCTATAGATGCATACGCCGCGTTATCCGGTGACAGTTGGCCATTTACTCCAGAGTCCGATTTTGATGCAAATTCTTGCCAAGTAGTTGTACCAGTTAGCGCTGTATTATTTGCTGTTGAAGATATCAAAGTACCTGCTCTGTCATACCAATTGATCTTTGCAGCAACTGATCCGGTTTTACTAGAGTCTTTTATTCTTAACCAACCAGTAAATCTATATCTAGTTGCAGGTTTTACAGGCACCCCGTATAAAACTTTATCTGCAGAGGTTGAAGGTAAATTAAGAACTGGAGAAGTGTTGTGTCCATGAATCCAACCAAACCCTATAGATCTAGGATTAAACCCAGGATTGTAAAACAGTTCTGGGCTAGGTGGACCTATAGCTATACCAACTGTGGCAAAAGAATCAGAGTACTTTACCTGCGCAAAATTACCTACAGAGGTTACCCAATTTCCAATTGACTCTTCAAAAGAAGAATCATTATAATTTAAAAGAAGATTTTTACCAACTTCTATTTCTGGAACCCAGTGAGTAAGAGCGGTTACATAAGACTGTATAGACTGTGTGCTTCCTTTAGTTGCATTTACTTTTTCACTAACTCGGTACACGCTTCTGTGGTAAATGTCTCCCAAAACAGGTTCATAACTAAACCCACGTTCTTCTATTTTAGATTGTAATAGTTCAACGGGGGTGTACTTATAGTCCATTGATAACTCTAGTACCTTAGCTTCGGTTCTTAACTTATCGTACGCAAAAGCATACCCAGAAAGAACGTCATTTAAATAGGTGTCATCAGGCTCACCTATTTCGTCTCCTTCTATATTTAGCCAGGCAGCTGGCAACCACTTTTCTATTTTTACTAAAGTAGGGGTTACTGACTCATCTACAATTACAGTTGAGGTGTTTCCGCAGTTAATCCAATCATCGCCGTCGAATATCCAAAGAGAATAGGTTACCTGTCTTCCTCCATCCAAAGGTCCATCTATAGCGGTAGTCCTATAATTTGAAATGGTTCCACTATCGACAATTGTCCCATCATAAGGATCATCAGCCGCACCGCTAAAATTTCTGTTTATTCTCCAGTGCGTAACTGTTGCAGCTACTCCCGGACTTAATTCTTTTTCTGGGTCTGTTAATACAGAGCTCCAATATAGATAAACTGCACCATACGTAAGTGGAATAGCCCTAAGATTTCCGTTATAGTACGCACGATTGTTTTCTATCTGGCCATATTTAAGTCCAGCCTGTCCGTATACAACAAACGAATAACGACCCATTTAGTTACATTCCGGCTAGAAGGAAAGGGTCAAACCTAACTGCTTGGGCTGTTGCATATGCTTCGTTAGCGGTAGTGTTTAACGTGTTGTATTCAGAGCTACCCACGTATAAAACATTTGCTGTTCCAACCTTAGGTTGAGCATTTCCGTTTAGATTAAACCCAAGAGTATTGGTAGAGTTATATGCTTCAAATAAGTTGCTTGTTACCGTGGCTGAGCTATTTTTTAAAGTTAACGCAACAACGTTAGCTACAGTCATGTTATCCCCAGCCTTAAGCAAATATGGGGAAGTAGGAACGCCATTTACCAAGCCACGTTCAATATTTGATATGCGCTCATCCAAAGAATTCCAAGAAGATGTAGAGGCAAACGTTCCTGTATAGTTTGAAGTTAATAAACCATTAGTAGCATCAACTGTTCCATTAAGAGCAATTTCAATGGCACGTACTTCATCTTGTAGCGAGTTAATGTGATCAGCAAGAATGGTATCTTGAAGATCTACTTTTGTAGTAAAGCTTCTTACCGACGTGGGAAATGAGGCTGGCATTATTTTTCCTTTTCTAGGCTATTCCACCGGTTAGGTTGAATACAAGGTTAGTAGGCAGAAGGTATCCAAGTTGTCCTGCACTTAATGAGATTGTACCGACAGATGCCGCGTTAGTTGTATTGAACTTGACCAAGGTTACGTCTTCTACACCTGGAATTAGGGCCACGGTAGAGATTACAGAAGACATAGTTATTGTTTTACCAAATTCACTATTCTCATAGGAGAACAGACCTCCAGCATTTAAAAGAGCTTTTGATATGTTCAGCTTTACAGCGGATTGTTTATAGGAATTGCTTATTGTTACTGCTAAGGTTAAGTATACGGGAACATATGTTGGGGCCTGTACGGTTACTGTAGTTCCCACAGGAATTTTATCGTCTAAGTAGTTTTCTACTCTATTTTTTATTTCTGTCCATGAATTTGTAGCAACAGAGTTCACAATACCTGGAGTAACAGTTCCGTCGTCTTGTGGTTGCATATATAGGGTGATGTTTGTATATACCGCACCAATAGCTTTTGTACGACCTACCTGCGCCACTGTATTTGCTAGGTACTCAAAGTCAGCTAAAGTAATTGCTCGTTTTTTAGATATAATTGCGCCCTTAATTTTTTTTCTAAGCTGTGGCCCAGAATCAGCATCTGCTCCACCGACAGCGGCAGATCCGTTACTTACTCCAATTAAAGAAAGAACTTCAGGATCTCCATTGCCAGGAATAAAGGTAACTTCTTCTATCTTATCAGCAAATATATTTCCAGCTATGCCGATGCTTACTTTATAAAGTGCACTGATTAATTGGTTTGCCTGAGGAATTAATCCATTGACGCCATCTCCAAATATTACCGTGGTAGTACCGTCTGCATTTAACCTTGTAGTAAACACCAAATCTCGTGGACTAGAATCTGCAAGAGACTCTACGTATGTCCACGGCGTAAAAGCGGTTCCTTGTCCTACGTACACAACTAAGCTATTGTCTACAATTCCGGTGTCAAATAGATCAAACTCCTGAGCGGAGGATCCATCGGATGTTCCTACGCTTACAGGAAGGGGCTTATATGTAGTTGGGCTAATTAAATCTGGACGATCTGTGTTAACTGTTTTTCCTTCTCGTGTTAATACTGAGATGCTTTGTCCAGGTTGCAACGCAATTATTGCCTCAACTGTTTCAAAATACACTTCGCTATAGTTACCTGTAGTTAGTGGGGCCATTACTTGAGTACCAGCAGGTAGGGTTACGTTAACATCTCCATTATTTAAAAAAGTAACTAATAGTTCTGCGGGGGTAGGTCCTGAGGGTTTATAGCCGTAAAGTTCTGCAAATTTAAGGAGGGTCTCCGTCTTTACTGCCGTATCAACCCCAGTTTCGTTTGCTACTCGGTCTAGGTAATAAGACATGATGTCGCCCATATAAGCAAAGGCGTCAAGAAGGACTGCCCCAAAATCTGACTCATCCTCAGCATCCCAGTTAAAGTTAGTTCGTTGGTTTATTAAACGAACTAAATCAGCACGCAAAGCCTCATAGTCTCTAGAGGTGTAATCTATTTGCATTACTGAGCCGCGCTTTCTATGAGTCCATTAGCGCCAAATACTGCGCTACTTATGGTAACAGAGGTAAGTCTATCGTTTGGAAGTGCCGCTACGATGGTTATATTCGCATAGCCTTCAGAACTAATTTCATCTAGGACTAGGCTAGTAATACGAAGTTCTGGAAGCCACCGATCCATAGCCTCGGTAATGGCTACCTTAGCAGCCGTATAAAAGTCATTATCGTTTTCAAACAAAGCGCTAGCTATGTCTGTGCCGTAGTCCGGATTCCATGGTCGTTGACCTTTGGGGGTGGATAGTAGTGTCAGCATCCTATCCATATAAATTTTAGACTCGGTGGTTACCGCCTCTAGTTTTCCAAAAAGGTCTAGGGTAAACGGGTAATTTATTGCTCTCATGCTTTAGCTCCTATCCATACGGGAAATTCGGGATCTCCACCCTCAAACATAACCCACACATTTGATCCAATTTTAGGTACAAACTTTCCTACAAAATTTACTGAAGTAATAGCACTGCCCGATAGAGCCGCCCCCGCAGAAGATCCTTGGCACCCCACCTCTAGATAATCTTTTGCTTTTAGTTCCAGGGTATAGGCAAGAGATACCTGGTGTATTGGAGCAGTTCCATTATGGTTGATTACCATATCTGTATGGTTACCGGTAACTGTACCCCCACCAGATGGGGCTACATGAGTATACGCCGTTATAGTGTGTTCGCTGATCCATCCTAAAGCTGTTACTGTTTGAGTGGTATTGGCTACGGCAATCCCGTTTTTTCTTAAAGATAAAGATATGTTGCTTTGACCCAAAGAGTTTTTTGTAAAAGTAGCTAAGGAGTTTATTAAATAAGTTCCTGTTTCAGGTATGACAATCTGTGTTCCATTCACAGTAATTTTATTAGCATTCTGTTTTGTCCAACCAGTAATTGCTGCTATAGAAGTTGTAATAGTCTGGGTAGACGAAGACGTAAAAGTTCCATACGGCATATTTACATCCGCAATTTTTCCTGTTACTTGGTCAAGCCAACCAGAGCTTTCAGTTCCAGTTACTTGAGGAACTTGAACCTTTATGCGACCCTTTTTAAGGGGATCAGTTACGTCCACAACTCTACCTGAGTACACTCCAAAAAATCTGACTCTTCCTAAAGGATCTTGCATATAGTTAAGGTCATTAATTTCTCTCCCGTTCATAGCACCCTGCTTGCTTTAGTAGCTTGCCAAGATGTGCTTCTCTTTACCGCAGAAAAGTCTGGTATAGAGTCTTGGTATAAATCCGGAGAGTTTACTGCTGGGGTTACCGCCGTATCTCGTGGCTTTATATTTACTGATTCAATAGGTGGCTTATATAACTCAGTATCATTTACAGAAAAAGCGTAATCAACTAATACGGACTCTGCTGGAACAATATTTTGTCCAGCTAATTCCGAATTAACATCCCTAGTTTCTACAGATTTGTAAGCTTTAGGGTTTTCTTCTCCAAGCACGTCGGTACCTAACTCTACTTCAAGCATGTAGTTAGCAGGTATTCTTCCAAATCTATGAACAACTTTTAGAACTGTCCAGTATCCAGACATTCCGTTTGGTAGGCCATCAATATAAATTGGGTCGTAAGGACGTATTCCAGCGTTACCAACTAGCGTAGCTGTAGCTCTATACGCATATCGTTTAGTTTCTGCCAAATCATTGGCAATTGCTTTTGCTTCTGTTAAGCTTGTAGTAACTTCGTGCACGTGATGTTTTTTGTATTTTGCTTTTGGTTTACTACTAGAACTAACCTTAGAATACTTTGTAGATTTAGATGGCATCAAAGTACTCCTTGCTTGGTACTACTTTTCCTAAACTTTCTTTTCCAGCATAATCTTTTGTAGCGTGGCTAGTAGATATGATTCCTCCGGAAGAGGCATTAGTGCCGGTCATTACTCGATCTACACGTACTCCGGTTTCTAATGAATCGTCAGAAAGATTTGGAGTAAATCTAAAGCAAGTACCAACTTGTCGTTCTTCTTTTGTTAATCCATCTACGTATCTAAAGTATGGAGCTTTAGCTTTTTTATCCTGATAAATTTTATCTTTAGATACAAAAAATACGGTGGTGTTTTCTGTTCTTAAAGCAAAACCGGTTTGCTTTGCAAGGCGTCTCATTATTTGCCAATCGGTTTGTCCAGCTTGGACAATAGATTCTCGTAGGCGGGGATGCCGTTGAGTTACGGCGGTCATGCCCCTTTTCTTAGCAATTTTTGTTATCACCTGATCAGCCGTTACTTTTTTAAATACAACTTGATCACTGTCTTTTAGCACTGCTGATGCAGATACGCACCATATCTCAGTAACGTGTGCTTTTACTGTTGACACCGGGTTTATTTGATAGACGTATCCTTGGAATGTAGAGTTTGTTCCTGCGCTATCATATTTAAACTCTACTGGATCAGAAGATACAATGCTGATGTTATCGGCTTCAGACTTACCTTTAAAGGTAAGAACTAAGATATCGTGTGCTTCTTGTTCTTGATAAAGATCTGCGCTTATAAGTATTAGGTCAAGCTCTGGAGTCTTTGGAAATTTTACAGAGAAATCTGAAAGCCAAGGAGAAGCCGAGGACTCAAATTGAAAGACCTCTGAAGCCGTGGATAGGTTATCTATTGACATACGGGATCCTAATAACGGTTCCTGGCTCAATATCAAACGGGTCTGTTATTGTCGGGTTTATCTCCAGTATCTTCCACCACAGCACCGAGTTAAGCAGATGCTTATCGGCTAAGGCTCCTAGGCTATCTCCAAACACCCAGGTGTAATCAAAGAAACTAATGTTACCTAGCTCTTCAAACTCTCTGTAAACAGCAATGTCATAGTTGCCTGTAGATTTATTTTCAAGCTGAGCTAAAGGCCCAGTAAAGTATCTAGAACGACGCGTTATGTTACTCATTGACTTGGCTGCTCACCTTCTTTTTCAACGTTAGCAGTGCGTACCTTCTTCTTCTTATCAGACCAGGCTTGTTGTACTTTCTCGTCTGTATCGCTAATAACTGGGTACCTAATAAACTGAAGGTCTACAATAGAAAACATAGGGATCATTTGTTCGCTAAATATAACGTGGTTTACGTTTAAAGACGCAAGCGATACCTTGTACCTCATATTAGGGTGGATTTTTAACCATACCGGAGTTCCAGTTATATAACCAAAGTCAGCAGTTTTAGGTTTTGAACCACCCTCGCTATAGCTTAGTAAAGTTCCAGAGCTTTCTTTTGGATCGCCGTTTACTACTCTATATAAAAACTCTAGATCATACTCGGTGCCTCTATGTAGAATTCCTTCAACTTCTTGCGCAGTTAACCCTCTAGGATAGTTTTTTGAGTAGGGTTGATTCTTACCCTTTAATGGAGCAAGCTCAGTCATGTCTACTACTCGGTTTAGGTATAGCTGAACACTCACGCTAAAGCTTCCACCAATATAGTTGGCTGGATCGTGTGTTGCCAATATCCAGTCAATAGAGGTATCCATTTGAGTACCATAAGAGACGTAGGTAGGGTTGTATATAAACCTAAATCCCCAAGGTTTTTTTGTATCCGCATTTAATGCTTTAGCTGTTTGCGTATCTTGAAAGAGCATTCCTAAGACACCTTTTTCTGAAGTCTCTTCATATAAAAGATCCTTTTTACCTGGAACAACAAAACTTGCTCTACGAGTTGTTTTAGTATCTTTTAGGTATTGATCTTTTATTTTTGCCCAGTGGGACGGACTTCTAGTGTAAAAATGGTTGGGGGGATTAGTCCTAGAGTAGTCTTTAAAATCTTCTGGTCTTCCCCTATCAAAATCAGGTTCTTCTGAAGGTCCACCATCTTCAGCTTCTTTACAGGTGTTGTTCCTAATTTCAGTTAATCTTGTTCTTGCCACTCTTCCGTGGTCTACCCCGTCGGGTCCAGGCACTCCCACCCTACTGTCATAGCCAATATAAATAGTTTGCACATTTTGTTTTAATACTGCGGGGCTCATATTGTCAGCATCTAGGGGGTAATATCGTAAAGACCAATTTACAGCGTTTGGTTTGATATCCAATTCTTTAATTACAGCAGCCCATCGATTGGGGGTAGAGCACCTATCTAATGCAATTAGTTCTTCCTGGTACGCCTCTTGTTTTACAATTTTTGGTATAGATGTGGTTTTGGATATAGCGTTAGTAAAACTTATGCCAGTAACATATGTACTACTGTGGGGAAGAACTTCTCTATCTTCGTTTGAATTGTTTTCATTTCCATTTTTCTTTAGTTTTACATAAATATCTGGTTGAAGAAACACATTTGATTTTTTCGCTCTTACGGTAAATACAAAAAGTCTTTTTGTTGTTTCTGCGTCTGTAGTTACACCACTGCTGCTTACGCTGTAGCCTGGGTCAGTGTAGTAAGGGAAATCACCAACAGTTTTTCTTTTAAATAATTTTTCGTGCTTTCTCCACTCAACTTCGCTAATTTCAAAGTTTGCTGCTTGGGCATTCCTATAAGAGTCTAAAACATATACCTCTAGATCATCGTCTCTGGTTAAAGGGGTTGCAGGACTTGTGGGATTAAGTTGAAAAGCGTTTTGTTTCCAAACCCTCACTACATAGTAAATAGTATTGCCTTTGTACACGCTTTTATTATCTGTGTTGACTGGGACTGCAACGGCAGTTTGACCCCCAGCCTCATAGCAATCTACGGTCCAAAAGTATGCTGGATACCCAGCTTGATATACAGAGTTTGCATCCTGTACGGAAGAAAGGTTCTTATATGTCCAAGCCATTAGTTAACTCCCAGTCCATTCACCTTAAACTCATCATTGATAGCCTTCTTTAAGCTAGAAGCAACTCTGGTAATCTCTGCACTACCTAACTTATCTACCTTAAGCTGTAAGTCTACCTTTACGTTTATTGTTTGATTACTAGTCACTGATCCAGATATAGATCCAGATCTTCTGTATCCCGCTGCACCTGTAGTTTCCATAGCCATGCCAGCAGTTGCAGGGTTGTCTCCACCTATACCTGCTTGTTCTCTAGCCATAACTGCATCATCTAAGAACTTGGTATAGTCACCTGTATTGTGGGATACCCACCTAATCCAGTTTCTTCCTTTGTTCGTCATGTGATATGCAACTTTGGCATTAGTTGTGGGATTTAAAAGATCACCAAGCCCTTTTAATTTAAACTTGGTACCGTGATAGTTCCACTCTTTCTTTATTCTATCGTCATAGTTTTTGCCATCCATATTGATCTGGAATAGGCCATAATCCTTACTACGCTTATTGATAGTTCCAGAATTACCACCAGATTCTGCCAATGCAACAGCAAACGCAGTATCTAAAGCTTTTCCTCTAAAACCAATATTGTGTAAGAACTGAATTAGTCCTTTTCTACTTCCCCCAACCATGGACCCACTGTCACCAGACACTTTATCTATGGTGTTGTTTAAGAAATGTTTCCCACCAGATTTTCCAAATCTTATGCCTTGTTCAATATCATCTGCTGGAAACTCTCTTTGGAAATCAGCAAAGTTTACTGGGGCTCCAGACATCATAGAGCTGCTTAAAGACTCACTTAATGGCACGCTGCTTAGGTTAGACAGCGTTCCTTCAAAACGCAGCCCCTCTCCAGAGTTACGAATAGTTTTGCTTTTAATGTCTTCTTTTTCTTTACCTATTCCTAGAAATCCCTTTACAGCACCAAAGATGTTGCTTACAGCGCTCTTAACACTACTTACTAATTTACCAAAGAAACTCTTAGGGTTTACTCGCCCTTGTGCTCCAACTCCGCCAGGATCTCTAAGCTCAAAGTGAAGGTGAGGACCTGTAGAAGTACCTGCTCCAGGGGCACCCCTCTTACCACCAGACTTTGCGATTACATCGCCTTTGTTTACTTGCTGCCCAACCTTTACTAAAATTTGGCTTAAGTGTCCGTAAAGAGTGCTCTTTTTTCCGTGATTTAGAATTATGTAGTATCCGTATTGCCTATGTGTTCCGGCATGTGTAACCGTACCGTTAGCTGCTGCAACAATTGGAGTACCTACTTGTACACCGTAGTCAATACCCCTGTGGTATGCAGAAATTTGTGGGTTCTTTGAGTTATCTCGAGGACCGTAATGAGAAGTAACTCTAGTACCTGCCGGGACAGGCATACCAAATATTTGACCTTTAGTGTCTTGATTGCCCGGACCCTTACCTGTTGTAAATCCTTTTTGTGGAGCAGACATAGATCCGGCAGGCATATTCTGCATACTTGTGCTGTTGTCTCCACCAACACCACACTTATGTGGCCCAACATTTCCGTGAGTGCAGTCGCCACCTTGTCCGTAAGGATTTGCTATTGATCCCACTCCACCAGCCACAGTTCCTGCAACTGCTCCAGGTATACCGCCAGCAGCTAAACCAGTTAACGCACCCTGGCCTAAATCAAACATAAAGTTACCGCCAGCACGAAGCCAGCCAGGACCCACCTGCATCCTCTTTTGTAAAAACTCCATGCCTTGATATACGCCAAGTGCAAGTCCAGCTCTTCCTAATCCTTTTACAAAAGGACTTTTAAATCCGCCCTTAAATAAACCTTTTGCTTTTGCTAAGTATCCTGCTGCACCGGTAGCTCCTGCTGCTGCAGCTGCACCACCAGCAGTAACGCCTCCCGTAGCTGCTGCAGCACCGGCAGTTCCCGCTGCATAAAGTCCACGCATCTTAGAAAGCATGTACATATTCATTCCTACACTTGCTGCAGTACCGGCTACACCAGTTAGAGTAGCTCCGGTATTTCCTGCTGCAGGTAATGTTTGGAGTACGCCACGTAGTGTTCCCAATGCATTTGCAACGCCTGCAGCCTCTTCTGCTAGCTTGCTAAAACCATCGTTAACCGCAGCTGTTGTTCTCATAGCTACGTTGTATCCGCCTACTAAACCTTTTTCTGTAGCCTGTAGCTTACGAGCTTCGCTAGTGTTGTAGCGGAAGTTAGTTCGCATAGGGCTTTCTTGACCAACACCCAAAAGATCTAGTGCTCGGTTTGACCCTTTAAGGTCTTCTTTTTTTAGAGGGCTGTCTTTCTTTGCACGAGCAATGATTCCCATTTGGATAATTCCAGCAAGGTTTTGATCTCCACCAGCAATAGCTTGAATAGTTGCATAGCCTTTAGATCCTGGATTAAGAACTAAAGCGGCTTGTTCTGGAGTTACTTTTCGCCCACCGTATAAAAATCTATACGTGTCGTTAATAATTGCATTAGGTGGTCGTAAGTTTCCTTTAGTATCACGAGCTTGAACACCTATGCGAAGGAACCGCATAGCATTTATGCCGGCTAATCCTTGCGCCATCTGTTCGTTGGTGCCGCCAGTTAATGCACTTAAGCCACCAACTTGTGGCATAACATTTCTAAAGGTGCCGCTATTAGCTGTATAGCCACCACTGTACATAAGGGACATGGCCGCCATGGTTGGACCCATAGCGCTAGTTGCTCCGCCACCTACCGCATTGTTAGATCTTAATATTACTTGACGAGAATTAAGACCACTAATACCTGCTACAGCATCTGCACCTAAACGTTGTGTAACAGCAGCGCTTGTGTTTGGCATCATGCCCATACCAATAGCGCCTACAGCTGCAGTTCCTAGCCCTACCCTACCTGCAATAGTTGCTGCCCGTGAAGCTCCAAACGTGGGCATAGCACCCAAAGAGCTAGACATTCCCGAGGATGATTTACCGCCATTGGCGGCTTCCATATTTTTCTTTATCTTCTCGGTAACTTTTTCAACTTCTTTAAAGACCTTAAGCATTTGCTTTTGGCCTTTGTCCATCTTTGTAAATAGTTTATCGACACCAGAAGTCATCCCGCCAACGATATTATCGTCGCCAGCAGGCATCAAGTTTTCATAACTTGCCAATGCTTCCACCCCTAGGTCTACTAATTGCTCTGTCCAACCAGATCATACGTTCTCGCAAGCTAAGCCCTTTTAACTCTGTCAAAGACCACCCAGGATAAAACTGTGCTAGGTAATCTAATGAAATAATTAAATTTTCGTAGCTAAGCTCTTTACTGAAACAAGTCCGCTAAAGTTAGCGGAAGCGATACCTCCTGACCGCAAGTTGGACATTCTTTCTTGATTTGTTGAAGTTGTGGGCCGGGGTTGCGTTCTGATATAGCGTTTAGGATTGCTCTACGATCTGAGACGCTCATCTTAAGGACAGTACTTGAATCTAAGATGGGATTGCCGTTGATCTCTAGAACACAGCTCTTTAATACTATGGAGTCCAATTCTGGAGCTGTTTTATTTGTTGCTGTTACTAGTTGCTTTTGTACTACACCGTTTGGAAGCTTTACTTTAACGTCCCCAATTTTACATTTTACTGTAAATACTGGATCGTTTTCTAACTTCTTCATCGGCACATCTTTATCTAAATCAATTGTAATGCTTTTTGTATCTTCACACTTAGAACAGATTTGGCCTTCTATAGCTACTTCTGATCCAAAAGTAAGTTTTCTAATCTCTAACAACAGAAGTTCTCTGTCTCCAGCCAACATAGTATCTAAAAGATCCCTGTCTACTGGCGAATCATTTAGCTTAACAACAGCACGTTCTAGTATTGTCATTAAACCTTTTGATATATCTGAGATTCTTGCGATAGCTTCCTCGTCCGCTCCTGTAAGTTCTCTTACCTCAGCTGTTGAAATAAATTCACCAAACGGAACTTGTAACCCCGCTAACAAAGTTACTTGTGGATCAGAAGGCGGTTTGATTGGAGATTCCTCTCGAACCGCCTCCTGAGGCACAGACTTAAGTGCTTTTTCGGTTAGTTGATTTACCAAAGCGGGATTATCTACCGCGCTTATGGTTGTCGTATCAGTAGTCATTTAGTTTTCCTTATCTAATTTAGAGACTTAGTTTTGCTGCTGATCCTGCTGTAGTCAATCCAGTAGCAAATGAAACATCAAAACCTTCATGGACTAGAGTCATTTCTTCTACCATGAGGGTATTGCCACCCGCATCAAGATTGCTGTATCCAATGTTGGTAATCCAAGCATTGTACACCTTAAATCTCATAGAGGTGTGAAGGTCAGTGTCATACTGACTTCCATTTGATGTGTCATCGCTTCCGGTTAGTGCTTTTGGATTTGGATGACTTAGTACTTGAATATCTATGTCGCAGCGGAACTCAGCTCCTACCCCACTCTGAGCAGTTCCCGTGGAGATAGCGAATAGTCGCTTCATCCATAGGGCATGCTCCTTCTGTCCAAAGGTGATGCCTTTAGAAAGAGTAATTGGAGTAAATGAGCTTTGACCTGGTAACTGATGGAAGTTGGTATTGAATCCACCTTCGCGGTAAGCGATGCTTTCAGTAGAGACAGTTAATCCGGAAACAGAAACAAAACCCATCTTTCCGAACTTATCTCCCCAACCAGTGTCTACCGTACCTACTGGATCAAAAGATACCAAGAATCGAAAATTGCGAAATTGATCTGTAGCAATTTGACTCAGTGTATTTTGTGGATTTGACATGAGTTATCTCCTATGCATTTCCGGTTAGTTGGCTTAGCTTAATAACGATAAACTCAGCTGGATATTGCAACGCAACTCCAATTTCGATATTAACTATTCCATTTTGGATATCAGTAAAGGAGGTTGTTGAAGAGTCTACACGCACAAAGAATGCCTGTGCCGCAGTAGCTCCTCGTAAACCACCTGATTGCCAGAAGTTAAGAAGGAAACCACTCAGCGTAGTATTGAGACGTCTCCAAAGATTTGGATCGTTATTCTCAAACAAAGCAAACTGGCTTCTGTTCTCTAGTTCTTTCTTGATATAAATCAAAGAACGCTTTACGTTGATGTAGCGTTCATTTGAAGTATTGCGAAGTGTACGTCCACCCATTGACACAATTCCTGCACCAGGAACCTGGCGGATTGCGTTGATAGGTTTAGTGCTATTGTTTAACGCATCGAGTTCTGCGTTAGTTAGCAAACGCTCTGTAGCAACTACGTTTGCTAAAGAATTGGTTAGGCCTGCTGGAGTCTTAAAGACACCACGAGAAGCATCAGTAGCAAGGTACTGACCAACCATAGCTGCACCAGGAGCCTGTAGGCGGGTTGCGCCACCAGCAGCACGGAGGCTATCTGGAATTAAGGTCCATGGCCAGTAAGCGGCTGCAACTCCACCATCTGAATCTGGTGCTGCAGCAATTAGATCAGTCACATAAGTAGCGGCCTGTGCTCTTGTTTGAGCCTGTGGAATATCAACTACTGCAAAAGCGTCTCCGCGTAGTTCGCAGTAATTAACAAGATCTCCCTGTACGTTAAGGGAGAGGGTACGATCATCGTTACTTCCTGTTGGCAAGTAAATGTACGCTGCGTTAGGAATGTTAAAGACGAGTGGGTTTTGAATGGCATCAAAAGTTGCCAATCCATCTGAGTAATTAACTCTTGTTGGGGCAGATCCATTTGCACCTCCACTGAGGGCTTTTAAGCCATCAGCTTCTGGCATATTATCTGGAGCAACAGATGCTGAGTTTAGATCATTAACCCGTACATATACAGAGCCAGAATTAACTACTGACTCTACAAATCTTGGATCATTATCTACCAAACTTAGATCGGTAAACTGTTCTACAACAACGCCGCTTACAGATACAACAAGATTAAATCTATCATCTACTCCTGCGTCTGTTACTTCAACGGCAATGTTATTACCCCATGCACCTGCGTTTTCAGCTTCTACAGCGAGTGTGTTAAGACCCCCTGAAGCCCGGTCTGTTAAGATTACGCTAGCCTTTGCTGCACCGGTGCCAGTAATACGCTTTACGTAGAGCTGACGACCACCATTAGCAAAGAAGTTATATGCTGCCCAAGTTACTGGGTAAGTGTCATTTAAAGCACCAAAAATTTTGGTGAATGATGTCCAGGAGTTAAGCAATACTGGAGCTGTTGCAGGTCCCTTTTCTAGGGGACCAACAAATGCACCAGCCGCTGTTCCTACATCTCCAAGAGCTACCGATTCTGGAAGCGGTACCTCGTTGATAAAGACACCTGGTCTACTGTATGTAGCCATATGTATTTCTCCTTGAGTTTAGGTTTATATTGTCTCGAGTTTCCATGTTATAGCGTTATTGTTTCGAATGGAGTGGCCGTGTATTGGATATCGATATTTGGATTTTGAGTGACCTTATAGACATCTGCAAACTCTTTCTGGAAGAGCTCAGAGCTAATTCGGACAGTGTAAACATTTCTAAACAAGCGCTTGTCTTGTTCAGTCGTGTCTCTTTTGGCAAACCCGATAAGATCCAGACGACGAATGCTTCGATCTTCTGGGATTACTAGGCCGCCAAATCTAAATGGGATACGAGTTGGTTTAGTTAACTCGTATATAATCTGCCGGTCATGTCTTGGTTGACGAGCATATGTAGTAATTTGATAATCTAGATATACGGGAATAGGAAGACTTGACCTATATTCTTGCCCGTCCACAGTTCCTTCAGGACTATATTTATGTTCTCCGGGAGTGAAGTACCACTCGCCACGCATTTCTCTTTCAGAGTCAATAGTTACATTTATTAAATCTATAGTGATATACGGATAGGATTGAAATCTAATTTCTGGATCAGGCTGCCCAAACCATACGCCTACTGGACGTGCTGAGTTACCTGAGTCAGATACCGTGATTCCAGACAGGGCTGCCTTTAGCGCCTGGTCCTCATTTAAAATAAATGGCATTAGAACAGCCCACCCTTCTTTAATACTCTATCAAAGTATGCAGTCATCTCTGTATCTTTTACTCCAGTCAAAAAATTACGAACTACTGGATTAGGTTGAGAATGCTCAGTACCGTATTCAGCATCCTCTACAGTTTGGGCATGCTTTGCTGGATAGGTAACTTTGTAGCTTAGATCAGAAGGGACAACCGTTAGATGTCTAGAAGCGCCAGATGGCCAACCAGATTGGTAGGCTTTACGGCGTAGCTGTGCAGTAAGTTTCTTAGCTGCTTTCTGCTGACCCTGTTGAATATGCTTCGAGATGAAGTTACTTACGCTTGTCACTTTTACCGAGTTTCGAGGAGAGTAGGTATCCTGCTACGAATCCCACCACTGCGGCCTTCTTCCCCTTTTCAGGAGTAGCGCCAACTAATCCTCGGACAAACTCTTGTTTATCAGCGTCTGTCTCGGCTTGCATCAATTTTCGTGCAAGATTAATCATCTCAAATCCTCCATCATGAGGCGTGCAGGGTATAGCAGGGTTCCGGGTTTCCCCGGCGTCATAGATAAGGATAAACAAGAAAGGCCCCTTTCGGGGCCTAACTGGTTACTTCTTTTTGTGCTTCTTTTTCTTATGTTCCCGCTTCTCTTCTTCGCGCTCGCCCTTTTTGCCTTCCTTGGCTTCATGGCGTTTTTCGACTTTCTTTTCAGCCTTCTTTTTTAGACGCTCATCGATCTTACGGTCTGCGGTTTGACTCTCAGGCTTATTACGCTTCCCATGGGCTGTGTCCAATTTTTCAAACTCTTCTTTTTCTTCTTTGGACATTCCTTTAGTAGTTTTGGCGTCCTGCTTTTTGTCATTTTTCTTGTTATAGGGAAGCCGCTTTCTAGACATTACATGCCTTTCTTACGAGGCATGGCTTGCTTTTTACCTTGTGCTTTAGAGCTACCCTTTTTACGGAGAATAGCAAAGTCACCGCTGTCAACCTTATTGTTCTTGTTGGCATCGAGTTTTTTCTGTCCACCTTTTAGCGCCATTATTTCCCTTTCTTGGCAGCCTTTTTACTGGCAGCCTTCTTCTTAGTACTAGCATACTTCTTGTTGGCAGCGGTTAGAGTCTTCTCGCCGTGCTTATCTTTGGGGCGCATACATCCGCAAGTTGCACACATGTCGGCCTACTTACAGCACTTGCACTTGCAAGCTTTGGTTTTGCACTTACCTTTTTTGCATCCACATCCAGCGCACATTATTTTTTCTTCTTTCTGGCAGCAGCCATATTGTCTACGAGGTTAGGATAGGGACGGCCTGCTGCCCGAGCCCTAGCCCTAGCAGAAGCCTTTTGCTTCTTGCTAAGTTTCTTTGATTTACCCGGAGTAGGATCTTTTTTATCCCAAACAGGCTTATCGCTTTTTGCCACTTTTTTTCTTCACTTTCTTAGGGAGCTTCTTACCCTTAGGGGTTTCACCCCCCCACTTTTCAGCCATTTTAGGGTCATTAGCATACATCCATTTACGCTGAGCTTCGGATTTAAAGGGCATTAAATACCTGGCACAGTTCCTTCAGGATCCTCATAGAATGAGTATCTATCTCTAGGACCAAATGGAGTGTAGGTCGCGTACTCTGCAAACTGTGGGTCATTAATAAGCTCTTCAGCGTTTACCTGGTAGCAGACTACAGAAAATAAGGTGTAGTCATTAGTAATAATCCCCTTAGGTAGTACCTGTCTAGGGCTAAATACCTGGTTCTTAAATACAACGCGATCTCTTAAAAAAGCATCTGGGTTTGTAGGTAGGGCTCTTAATTCTGGGATAAGCAACGTCTCACTAGTTGATAGCGAGCTGCCTTCTGCTATATCCATATTTATTGTTATATTTAAAACGTCGGTGTTGTAGAAACCACGGTCACTAGGCACCGTACTGCCTTGTGTCAAGGTAGCGTTAATAACGGGAATGTGGTATGGGCCAACCCAACGACGTCCCCCAGTATTAGCTCCAACGTCGTATATGGGGTCAACAACAGTAGCAACAGGGTCATAAAGCCACCACTCTAAGTCATAGCCTACGGTACGTACTATTTCTTTTGTGGTGCCCTTAATAATCGATCCACGCTCATGATTGATCGTAAATCTGGAACCTTCGACTCGTTCTCCACGCATATAGAGAGTATATCCCTAAAAGACCTAACCTATAGGGTTTACAAAACCTACTTCTTTTGATGATCAATAAAAGGGTTATCCCAGGCATCCCTACCCCTAAAATATTTTCTTCCGGCTGAGTGGGGCTTTAGCATGTCCTCTTGTTGCCGTTGCCTAGCTAATTCGGTCCCGGCTTTGTACTCTAACTCAATCTCTTCAGGGGTAAACAGTTCGTCTGCATATTTGATGGTAAAACGATCTGCAAAATATCTAGGTATTGGTATAAAAGCTCCAATAGGATCTCCTGCCTTTATAGTCACATAGATATTAGGTTTGGTGACTTTTAAATTAAAGGTAAAATCACGACTAAGATTATCAGTCTCTATTACCCCAGTCATATGCATAAGCCCGTGTTGAGGAAAATTAGGTGGGGTTATAGTCATTAAATTTATTCCTGGCGGAGTTCGATAATGCCATAAGTTTTGAATTGTTAATATTCCAGAACCAAAATGACCATCAAATCGTTGACATCTAGCGTCTTCATGTTTTTGATTTATTATAAGGCCATGTATAGAGTCGTCCCCATTCCAATGAACAGTTACGTCTCGTTCAGCTCTTACTATAAACCCATAAACATTTCCTATAGACAGCGGAAGGCAATAGTAAAAGTGAGAAGTAAACCAATCTCTTTTTTTAATTTCTGTCAGAGGTATTAAAAGCTTATCAATATCCTTTTTGTCTATCCCTGGTTGTGGTACGACAACTAACGTTTGTTTTGGAACAAAAGTGTCTTTATTAATCATGAGTTGGCACCCCTATTTTGCTTATGTTTAAAGGAACTATATACCCGGTTAATTTACAAAACTCATCTATAGTTTTTTTAGGGACACCATAAAAACCTTCAAGCTCTCCGCGTATAAATTTGTTTCCCCTAGAGGTATCATTTAACATGTCTAATTTGGGGTGGCCATCATTCCACGGCTTTACGTTACTTTGTATAGCTATTCTATCTTGCGAGTAAAAATGAAAAAATACCGGGTTATTAAAAAAAACTATTGGGTAGCCGTGATAAAAAGCCCTAATACTTAAACACATCTCATCACAAAAAAAATCTAATTCTGGGTCTTGAGGCACTTTTAACAAAAACTCTTTTTCAGAAAAAACGCAAGCTCCATGTATATAGTGGTGTTCTGTTAAGTCTTCGGCTTCTTTATGACTAGGCCAATTTCTAAACTGGGCACCTTCTAATACGGCGTGGGACATACGTAAAACCGGTCCTGTTTCTCTGTTTCCATTGGAATATAGTCTATACATCGCGGGGTATGCGCTCAAAACTACTGGGGAATTGAATTTTTCTTTTGCTTTTTTATATACATTTATTATGTCGACATCCCAATTTTTTACAGAAAACATGTGTGCGTCTATCTGAAGAACATAATCGTAATCGCTAAACATGGCGGTTGATAAAGATCGCGCCCAAGTTACGCCGTAAGTTTCTTTTGGATTTACTTTTAGATATCTTAAATTTAAAGTAGGTATAAATGAAAGATCTGGATGCTCGTAGTCTTGAGATACTACAGAGAATAAGATACGATCTTTATACTTAGCGTCTTCATAAAAAGAACGAACAGTGTGTTCTAATTCTATTTCTCTATATGAAGGGACAGAAATAAGTATTTTTTCATGCATTAGTACAACGCATACTCTTTAGATTTATCAAAAGTCCAAAAAGAAGCAATCGTGTACCTAGTGCTATCTTCTATTTTAGTTACGCCATGAAGATGTTCAGGATCACCAGGATGTATAGCTAAGTTTCCAGCTTTTGGTATAACCTCAAAATTATGCTCCGGGTAGTACGTATGACCCCCAGAATAGTTATCGTTTAAATAAATTATCGCTCCAAATACCCTATGCTCAAAACCTCTATGTTCTGTATTAGTCATGTCGTCTGCGTGAGGGGGTTGCTCCATTCCGGGAAACCAACGAATAATTTGAGTAAGATCTGCGTAAACTTCTTTGTCTAGGCCGTACTCAAACATAATAGCGTTTTTAACTTTTATGGTGGCTTCGGCAACAATATCTGCAACTTTAGGGTCTATGTTTTTTCTAAGGTTGGGAAGTCCTAAAGCCCTATTAGACCAAAAATCATTGCCCGCACCCTCCCAAGTATCTACTTTAGATACGGTGGTTACTACGTATTCGCAATCTTCTTTAGATAAAAAATTTGATACTACTTTTGGATTAAACATTTTAGCCCTCTTAATCTTCCGTTTTAGACCATTTTCCTACGGGACATTCCGCAAGTTTTAATTTAGTTTTTAGGTGCATTAAACAACCGCATTTTTTACACTGGTTTGTAGATTTTGTAAGAAATTCGCAGCCCCTACAAATGTTAAACCTAAGCTCAGCTATAGCGTCGGTAGTGTAATTATCCTTATTTAAAAGTTGCCAAGGTCTAGTTTCTCCTTGAGCTTCTTTCATATCTTGGAGTTTTTGCTTATATTCTTTCCATGCAGACATGCGTATAGTGTACCCTACTTAATTGGTGTGGGGTAAAAAGGCGGTTCCGTCATGCACCCAACCAATAGAAACTTCTTGGGAGCAGGGAAATACATGGGCATCAGAGGATAAACCAGCCTGAATCCTATAAAAATCTTCTGGATCCATATCCTCTTTAACATAGGTAATTGTTCCTACTACATCCTCATCAACAACCACAGCTACCCTACAGATACCTTCTGAAACGCTCTCAACTTCTGTAGCCGGATATAGCATTTCAGAGTCAGAATAAAAAATTCCATCCTTATATGTGTACGTTTTGTCCACGTTAGGGTAACGGTCGATATTTATGACTGATGGATCAGAGCTAAATGCCGCAATCCATCTGTCCCAACTTCTTGTACTAATATCGCTGGGTTGATCAGGTAGGTCCATAGTTAAGAACACATCGCCTTCAACAACAAATGCAAATCGTTTTGTTAGCAAACGATGCCTCCCAAGTTAGTACAGTTACCTGCACAGCTTACGGTACCCAGTCTAGCGCACTCTCCGCCAGGGCCATAACCGTAGACTTCACAGATATCTCCTTGGTTAGGTACACAACCTGGAGGTGGAGGTGGTGGTGGAGGCGGAGGCGGAGGTGGTGGAGGCGGAGGTGTTGACGGACAGCCAACAAACTCACAAAATCCTAAGAAACACTCATAGCAAGTCGGACAGCTCACATTACTACATGGATCCGCTGGTGGAGGTGGTGGAGGTGGAGGTGGTGGAGGTGGAGGTGGCGGTGGCGGTGGAGGCGGTGGTGGAGGTGGCGTACAACTATCCTGACATACGTAAGAGTATCCAGATATGCTTCCACAACAATTATAGTTTGCTATACGCAAGGCATTACCGCAACACTCAGCTCGGTATACAGTTCCTGAAGGTATTTCATCACACAAACCGCAGCAACCGCAATCGTTACACCCACAGGGAGCAGGTGGAGGGGGTGGTGGTGGCGGAGGTGGTGGCGGTGGAGTGCTACAACCAAGACCAACATAGTATGGGCTACCATAGTTTGTAGTTCCATCCGAACACTTAGGCCAATAAGTTTGATAGTTAGTGCATCCCGGGCAAGATCCATCAGGGCAGCTTCCGCTACCTACAGGTCCTTGAGTACTTCCATATTGAGTGCCACAAGTTAATGTAGGGCAGCTGCTTCCAGAGCCGCCACTACCCCCGCAACCAGAAACGTTTACAGCAATACAATTACCATAGCTCGTAAGGGTAGCTGCAGGACAACCATCAGTAGTATAGACCCCATCACAGAGTCTTCTATAACCGGTGTAGTTTCCTACGTAGGAATCTTCCCCGTTACATGTAGGTTGTGTAAACGTATAGGTTTCACAAGATCCACATTGAACAGTACAAGTACGAGCAGTAGCAAAACTACCAGTTTCAGTATAACTATTGTTACAGTTATCAGTTCTAGTCCTAGTAGTAGCTGTACCGGATTCAGTGTTGTTAACGCAGTTACCGCTCCAAGTAATACCGCTGTATGACCATGCTGAGTACGAAGTGATAGTACATCCTCCTGGCCCTGGTGGCGGAGGAGGAGGTGGCGGTGGAGGTGGAGGCGGTGGTGGCGGAGGTGGTGGTGGAGCTACATATCCGCATACCACCGAGTTAGATTCTACTAATTTGTCTAATATAAATTCATTATTAGTAACTCCTGCAGAACTATATCGAAGGTACCCAAGACGTTGACGTCTATTTACTCCGCTGCAATACAACTCATTGAGAAATGTACCGACTTGATAAAAAGATGAAGTCGCTTCGGTAGTTGCGGGAGACGTTATGTAAATATTGTCTGCAGTGCTACCCTGTTGATCAGAACTTAAAGTTTTAATTAACCCAATATAAGTACCTTGAACAGGAGATGGGGGAGTGACTATTAGCGGCACTGATAATTGAGTAGTTGCTAAAAGATCAGAATAAGCGATTATCCTTAACGTTCCGTCTAAAGATTTTACAGAAATGCTATTTATAGACGTGTAGGCAGAACTACTATAATTTATTACCGCGGTATATACCGTTGATCTTGTTCCCGACACATTTCTAATAACATCAATAGATGATAGGTATACGCCATCAGACAACGAGTATCTAGGTACTGCTGCCCACCAATTATTAGAGTCTGTTACCCAAAAAGCTAACCCGACACCGCCGCTAGTACTTACCCTAGCGTCAAAACTAGAGCTATATAAATCTGCTACGGTTAATGCATTGCTGCTGGGGCTTTCATCACATGATGCTTGTTGAGACCCATTTACTTTCCAAACACCACCACCAAAAGACAACCATGTTTGTCCACTTTCAGCCGTTCCCAAAGATGATACGGAAGACGCTCTGCTAAAGGTGTCCTCTATTCTAGAAGCAAACCATTGACGCCATTGACCATTAACTTTAACGTAGGCAGCAGTAACGGTTTTCCATTGACCGCTTATTTTAACTGAAAGACGAGACGCCGTCCTCCAAGTACCGCCAACCTTCGCTTGACCTGGCATTAGATATACTGCACCCAGAGATCTCCGTCGTTACCTTGCCCAGATGATGGGGCGTTAGTAGAGACGAATGTATTTCTAACAGCAGCTTGTCCAGGATTAGCTGTAGTAACTGTTCCGTTATTTACAGCAACTGCGCCAATTGATGCCGGAGTAATTCCTAAGCTAGCTGGGTTTAGTTGTGGACTACCAAATTGTTCCCACTGTCCGGTATTTGCGTTATATCTTCTAATTGCCATTAATTTACTCCATAGACTAATGCGGTACCACTTAAAGTTCCGCTAGAGGCTGTTAAGGTTAAAGTAGTAAGTGCAGCAGTATTTTTAAATGCTGATGTAGAATCTACTACGGTAACTACATCAGAAGCGTTTGTGTACACCCCCGTCAAAGATGCCCAACGAAATAAATCTGTAGTTACCACGTCTGGGATTTCTAATTCAAAATGGTTTGTAGTGATGCCGGTTTTTACGTTTGCTAAAGAGAATAAAGACGAGGCTGTAGGGGCATAGTCTGTGGTATTTCCATTTAGAGTAAAGGTTATATTTCCGTTAGAAGATACTGCCAAGTTTCTAAAAACTACATACACATCTTTATATGCAGTAAAAGATATTGAAACGTTTGCAGAAGAACCTAATAGGGATACTCCGGAAATAAAGTTTTTTCCAGCATTATTAAAAGCATCAGCATCTAACCAGATGTCGCCTTCAACAATTCCCGAGGGAGTGTTTGGTCCTATAAATACTCTACGACCCGGCTTATCGTCAGTAAATACGATTCCTGTCTGGGGTTGACCATTATTCTGAATAGCCATGGTTACGCTACCTCAGAACCGAATGCCTGGAATGTTAAGTTAGCTGTAGAAGCTACTACAGTAATGGTATCTGAAGCAGATAGTGTAACTCCCAGAGTAAACGTGGTTGTAGTGTTAGCTGGTACAGAGGTGTCATAAGCAAGATACTGCTTATTATCTAAGGCAGCGTTATCCTCACGAATAGCGATGCGGTAGGTTGCAGCAGACGTACCTCGGTTGCAGATTACGATGGTGGATACGACAGCCGCACTACCTGCGGTTGAAGGTACTGCGTATAGCTGACTACCTCCAGATACGTTAGCTGCCGGGGCTACTTGCCCTAGGATCTTGTATGTTGTTGCCAAGGGATTGCTCCTTCGAATAAAACGCTAGATTAGCTGTAAGGCGTTGGTCATTTGGGTTCAATTCTACGGCCTTAGCTCCATATTTAACGGCTTTATCAAAATCTCCTAGGTTGTAATAGGAGATGGCTGCATAGTCCCAGGGGGCCGATCCCCAGGCAAATTCTTCACATAGATAGTCCAAAGGCTTAGCCTCAATATCTATGGCCTTAGTTGCTGCTTGATAGCAGGCCGTCCACATACTTCTCTCATAGTAATACTGCGCTAGCTCTACTAACGCTTCCCGTCTTCCGGGATCTTCATTATGGGCTTTAAGCAACCACTGCTCTCGCTCATCAGAGTTTTCTGACATTTTTGCAATATAGCGCATAGATGCCGCACGTTCTGGTCTCCACACTGCTTTTGGAAGACTTAGGTGCCTTTTAAACTCAGCGATAGCCTCTTCAAATTGTCCATAGAAAAATAACTCTCTAGCATAATAAAAAGCATTTCTATCGTCATATGGGTCTTCTTTTACTGATTGAGCTAATAGTGGAAAATATTGTGATCTGGGTTTTTCATTATCCGGATAGTGCTGAATTTCTAATCCTATCCAAGTCTGTACTTCGTCTATGCGGTCTGCAGTCAACACTTCGTGTACAGGATGTTTCCAACGATATCCATGTCTAGCGTGAATTTTATCTCCACCGTATTCTAATCCTGGCGACCCATCCGGATTCCAACTCCAAGTATATTTATATCTAGGGCGGGTTGTTTCTTTTGAAATGTTGTCCAAGTATTTACGCCAACCGGACACCAACACTTCATCCATGTCTAAGGCTATGCAGAAATCTATATCGTCTGGAATTAATGAAAGCGAAGCGTTTCTAGCATCATCAAATCTCCAAGGTTTTATGGAGATAGGAATTACGCTTATGCCAAGAGACCGACCAAGATCAACGGTGCCATCGCTAGAGCCAGTATCAGCAATAAGGAGATAATCTGCTTCTTTTGCGGATTCATACCACCTCTTTACAAAGTGCTCTTCGTTTAAAGCTATTGTATATACGGCTATTTTCATACGCCCTCGCAGTCATATTATTCTTCTGGAAAAACCAAATCGTATCCGATAACCTTATCGTTATCATCTCTGACTTCAAATTTTTCAGCCCCTGTTTCTGGGTCAATGCCTAAGCTTACTCTAGTTGTCATGATAGTCGTCCCCACGGTGCTACGGTTGTAGCGCTAAGTGAATTGGATGTAAGTGGTAAATCTGATTGAAGAGGCACGGTTCCAGAAATTCTTGGGGATAAGGAGCTAATAATTCCGGGCACAGAGTTATAGGCAGTGTAGACGGTGGGGGAAGTAGACCCAACCCAAATAATACCTAAAGCGTATCTTTGTCCAGCCTGCAATGTGTAGTTTGCGGGATACCCACCAACGATGTCAAAAGACCGGTTATACAAAGTATTTGTAGTTCCAAACAATGTTACGTCAGACGCAGTTCTGGCTACCAAAGTAGCTGTAGTACCATCAAACGTATAAAGCCCCAAACGAGCAAGAGTAGTTCCGGAAGCGCCGGTATTAGCAGACACTACAGTTAATGATGAAATTGTTATGTTTGACAGCGGTGTGAAAAACGATAGGTATGTGGTGCCGTTTGTTAGGGCAGCGCTTGAGTTTCCTATTCTAGGGTATACGTCTACAGCAGACGCAGACTGGTTTAGGTTGGAAACGGCATAAGAAGCGGGAACAACGCTAAGCCATTCTAACCCTGTTGCAGTTGAGGAGTTAGTCGTAAGAGCATACCCATTTGTTCCAGCAGATAAAATACCCACTGTTCCAGCTGCAGTTCCAGCAAGAAGATCTCCCTTTGCCGTGTACTGGTGCGTACCTAACAGTGTAGTTGTACTAGTTGGTAGGGTAAGGGTTCCGGTATTGCTGATAGTGCTAATTGTTGGCGAAGTAAGCGTAAGACCAGCAACAGTACTTGCTGTTCCTCCAAGAGAAACAAGAGTAGACCCAATAGTAAGGCTGCTATTTTCAAGCTTAACATTAGTTACATTTGCATCCACAATTTTTGCAGTTGTGACTGTTCCGTCTGTAGGAGTACGAGTATCTATAAACCTAGGGTCAGAATCTTTAGCTAGTTTAACCCAAGAACCAGCATGGGCATAATATGAATACCCAGTGCCGTGAACATGTGCAAACATGCCGTGTTTAAGGGTTGCGCTTGGTAGATCTTCTTCGGTGTTGTAAACTTCCCAAGTAATATTTTCTGTTTCAATTAAGCTTTGGTCAAGACCTAATACTGCAGCTATTGCTGTTCCAGTATTTGTAATAGGACCAGTTACTGAAATTACCCCTGAAGGTCCAGTAGGCCCTAGATCTCCTTGAGGTCCAGTAACACCTTGAATTCCTTGTGGACCAGTTGGGCCAGTTGCTCCTACAATCTGTCCTGCGCTATACCACTGTGAGCCGTCCCAGACGTATATATCTCCGTTCTCATCAACTATATAAGCGTCATTTAGTACGTTACCTGTAGATGGTAGTGCGGCAACAGTTGCAACACTTCCTTTAAGAGTTATAGGAACGCCCTGAGCTCCTTGCGGTCCAGTAGGACCTGTTGGTCCCGTAACTTGTGAATCAGCGCCAGTAGGGCCGGTAACACCTTGTGCTCCTGTTGGACCAGTTGGGCCTGTAGGACCAGTAACTTGTGAGGCTGCACCTGTTGGTCCAGTTATACCCTGCGCACCAGTAGGTCCTGTAGGTCCTGTAGGACCAAGTGCACCTTGTGGTCCAGTTGCACCAATAGGAATACCAAAATTTAAAACTGCAGCGGTAGAAGTTCCACTGTTTGCTACTGTTGCATTTGATCCAGGATTAAGAGTAGTTGTTGTACCAACAGAAACTGTTGGTGTTGATCCCGTAGGTCCTGTAACACCTGAAGAATATGCAAGAGAGTTCCAAGGAGTTAAACCATTACCAACTTTAAAGCGACCGGTATCAGTTTCCCAACCAGCTTCACCTTGTGAAAGAATTGGGTTATTGAGGTTCCACTCGGAGGCAGTGCCTCGTCTAAACTGAATCTTTACTGCCATTTAAACTCCTAGTACATTTCCGCCGTTAAGAGTAATACCGCCGCCATAAACGCTATTTGGTGCTCCACCATCTACGTTGTCATTTTCTGGACCTGTAGGTCCTGTAGCTCCCGTAGGTCCAGGCTGAGTTGATACAGGCCCTGTCGGTCCTGTAGGTCCTGTTACTCCAGGTCCTGTCGGTCCTGTAGGACCAGTTATACCAGGTCCTGTTGGTCCTGTCGGCCCGACTGGTCCTGTAGGTCCTAAATCTCCTTGAACACCTTCTGAAATAAGAAGGCGCCAAACAGAGCCGTTCCAATACCAGGTCGTCTCACCAACAGTGAACTGTTGATCAAGAACGGGGGAGTCTGGAAAATCTATGGCCATAGTAAGACAGTATAGGGTTATTTAGACAGTTTTTTTAGCCTAAATGTAAACCCACCAGTCCTCAAAGACTCTTTTTGGGTTGTTATTTATACACACGTTCTCTTTATAGAGAGAGTATCCAGCACTTAAAAATAATGCGTGAGACTCTTTTTTAACCGCATCATTTGCTTTCATAACGTATAGATCGTGCTCAAAAGTAACTGCCTTAAATATGTAGTCGGTAGCTAACAGCATTTTTAAGGCCTGTAAGGTTTGAGGAGCCGGCTCTATATCCAAAGATAGGTAATCTATTTCCTTAGGAAACCCTTTACTATCTAATAACTCTTGATAGTTAAGCGTAAGGGCGTCCGCCTTTATGCACTCATTAGATCGATTAGAGTTAAATTCATACACTCGTTTTTCATACTTCTCTATGGATAGGCCTTTCCAGCCGTAATCTTTTTCTAAAAGAAACGTATTAGACATAGTCCTAGAATGTCCAGCACCCACCTCTAAATAGGTACCGTTTTCTTTAAAGTCAGAAATGGTTAAGGCAAATAGGTCTTGTCCTGCCTCACTATAAAATCTACTCAACTTCTTGAAACCCTTTTTCTACAAAATTACGAACTAATTGTTTGCCTAAATGCGTTTTATACGGAGACCACATATGTTCCCAAATAGATGGGTCTACTGGTACCACTATAGGTATCTCTGCTTTATCAAGAGCCTCACAAAAGTTTATATCTTGTGATTTTGGACCATATTCACCAGAAGTTGCATACCAATACATGGTGGTTTGATTTAAAGTTTTATCATTATCTTGAAAATTAACGGTCAATACAAAGTCTTTTATACGAGTAAATACTTCTTTTTCAATTTTAGCAAAATCAAAATCTATAAACTTAGCGGTTATTTCTGAATCTACATTAATTGGGTTTAAAACTACGTTATATTCATCGTTTGGCGAATAAAAATTTTTAGTAGGTACGGCTTCTACAAGAGAGTCATTTTTAATCATAGATATTAGATGATCCGCAACCCATTGAATATGGGGCTCTATAAGAACTAATGTATCAAATTTATTCTCAAATAGATACTCTACCGCTTCATTTCTATACACTTCGGCATTTGGTGACCAAAAAAATTCAAACTCTATGGAGTTTTCTATACCCTTAGCATAAGTTTCCGCTAAAGCTTTTGCATAAAAAATAGAGGAAAATGGTGTGGGAGAACTTGTAGCAATCAGTACTTTCTTCATTTAGCGCTCCAAATAAAATAGGCGGGTCATATAGACCCGCCTATCCTATCAGTACTTTTTAAGACTCCAGCTGATCTGAAGGCACCTCTGCAGTTGCTTCTTCAAGAAGCTTAGCCTGATCCGCTTCAAAAGCAGCTTTTTTAGCTGCCTCTTCTTCAGCGCGGGCTACTAGTTCGGCCTCATCAGCTGCTACCCAAGCTTCTGCCCAGGCTTGAGCATCTGCGTTAGATTCAAAGGGTGTGAACCCTTCTTCTCTTGGATCAAAGGTTTGAGTTAAATAAACTCCACCTTCTTCTGTTTTAATGGTTACAACTTTATTTGTAACGTCAATAGTTTTAGCCATTTATTACACTTCCTTCGCTCTCACTAAAAAGTATGCGGTATTTCTCCAAGTACGTACACCATCTGCTTCAGAACCACCGGCAATAATTTCTACTCCACCAAGGCAAGCCTTGTTGTAGGAGAAGTTAGACCAGTTGTTTCCGATTGTTCCAGACGATGCTGATACATATGAGGGTGTAGAACGAGAGTTCATAGGAATGTGAGATGAGATAATTTTTGGTTCTGACGCAAGATTATCCATATCAAATACGTAATATCCCGTTCCATCTGGTTTTTCACAGATTGCATACCGACCGTCATACCATACGTGAGGAGCACGAAGCATGGTGGTGTCACCGGTCCAGTATGGGCTAGACGTCGTGTGTAGACGGCGCCATCCAGTTTGAGTAGCAGTAAATGGTGAAACACCTTGTTCACGGCTATACTGAACTAGAGTACGTCCATCCCAGAAAATAGTTCCTTCTGGAATACTGATGGCGTTTAAGCGACCAGATCCAAACTTTACTACCTGTACATAACGGTTATCGATAGCATCATGCCCTAGCGTATATCCTTGTGGGACTTGACCCGCACCTTGGTATGCAGCGCTATACCAAGTATAGTTTGTCCAGCGATAGTTACGACCGTATTGACGGTTAAACTGATTCCAGATGTTATATACCTCGTACTGGTTAGCATCGTATGGACGCATGAAGTGTACGCCTGGTTTGTAAGCTCTGCCAGCTGCATAAATAGCTAGTTCACCTGGATCCTGCAAACCAGAAGTTTGTCCGGCACGATCCCACATAGTTGGGTCGTGTGAATCACCGCCCTGATCACCGGTAAATCCTTGATCCTGGTACCAGAATCTTCCAGTATCTTCTTCAAGAATTCCCGATACTGCACGCCATGGGTTACGGTTGTAGGTAGCAAAGTTATAGTTACCATCATTCCATAGAACTCCAAGACGAGATGGCATAAGACCAGTTACGTAGTAGCGTCGCATCTGAGGGTCATAAATAGCTTGATTAATGGTGATTTCTTGGAACACTGGATAAACTTCACCAGCAGTAGTAATCATCTCACCACCCCAAGTCTCAAATGAATGTCTTGTACGAGTTGATGTGCTTACGGTATCTCCCGTGCTGTTTCCACCAATTACTTCAGAATCGACGTTCCAGTCGCTATAGCCTGCGTAAGTTACCGGAGCAGCAAATGGGTTTCTGTGATAGCCGAAAGCAAAAACTGTATTTAAACCTACAGCCATTTCGCCACGTGGACGATAGTTACCAATGTACTCAACTTTTTTAGGCTTTTGAGTATCAACATAATCGTGGTTATAACGAGTTAACGCAGAACCACCATAGTTATTGCGGAAGCGCCAGAAACGACCATTCCAAGAGGAGTCCGCTGGCTGCCAAATAAAGGTTGAGCCATAAGTATCGTTTCCTGGACGCATTGCTAGTGGGTAGAAGTCACCCATATCTTCTGATTTATCAAGCCAACGATCAAGAGATTGAGTAGCTGTGTCATAGATATAGAGACGACGACCCCAATAACGATCTGTGTTGGATGGGGCGGTAGCGTTAGTTGTATAGGTACGACGACCAATAACACCAAACGCTGTGTTGCTATAGCGGAAAATTTGACCGCCACGGAACCAAGTAGATGCCTCGTTTGTACGAGATGGGGGCGTTACTTTTGCCCACACGTTGTTAGTTGGATCATAAATCTGATAGTCAGTTGTACCGCCATCAGTGTTACCAATACCCTGAGTTGGGCTAGCAAGGAAGTAATTGTTTACATAAGAACCTTCGTGCCAAGTATCGGTAGCTGTTTGGATTGTGTCTCGTACACCGTTGGAAAGGTTATACCTAACAAAGCCGTTACCTGAACGCTCCTGCTGCCAGTTGTACCAATAACGAACACCAGAAATGGTGTGAGTAAAGGACATCTGTGGACCATCAACATATGAGTTGTAACCTGTAGCGCCTAGGTTCCATGCGCCAATAAAAGTCCAAGTATCTGTGGCTTTTGTGTATGTGTAAAGATAGGTATCAACAGAGGTATAAACAACTGAGTTGATTGTCTGTGTACGGTTGTCGTTGCATCGGAACCAAACAATAATATCTGCTCCTGTGTCCCACATTACTGCACGACGAAGACGTTGCTCAACAAATGTAGTTGCATTTTCAGTAGACTGTGGGGGAAGTGGAATATCTGCAAGACGAGTCCAAGTATTAGTTGTGTTATTAAGCGCCTTGTAGAAGAAGTTTCCAGCAATACCTGAGAAGGTTGTTGAAGAGGTTCCAATACCTTGACCTGCAGATGGGGTGTTACGGAAGCGATATACACCAGTTCCTGTAGAATCATATGTCCAGCACACCCATGCAGCAGTATTTGCAGTTCCATCAAGACGAGCTGTCATTGGGTTACGGGAGGTATTCATACCATAACCTTCGTAAGCAAACCAGTCAGTTGACTTTTCGGTATGTGCGTATACTTCGCCAAGACCGTCAATAGAAGATCCCGTACGGGCTGGAATAGATGAGCTGTACTTAATAATTAAAAGAGTAGAACCAGTACCTGCGGTGTTTCCACCAGAAGTTGCAGTTAGAATACGGATACGAGCAATAGTTCCATTGTGTGTAAACGCTTTTCCTTTTACAAGAGAAATTGTTTCAATAGGAGTAGTTAAGTTTCCTACCGCATAAATGGCAACTGTAATTGGCTCTTCTTGAGCACGAAATT